ATTTCTAAAATTCTATTTCTTGCATTTTTGCCTAATATTTTTTGTTTTTCAAAATCAAAAAGTATTTTTTCTATACCATTTATAAATGAATCATAATCATTATTTGTTACAATTCCGGTTGAATTATTCCAAAGATAATCCTGTGTTCCTGCCATTTCTGTGTTTGTTCCAATTATACAACATTCAGTTAACATTGCCTCAGCAGGAGTGATATGAAGTCCTTCTAACTCACTCGTGGCTAGCCATATATTGATTTTATTATATACATTATTCTTTTCCTTTTTCGATGGATTATAGATGAAATTAACCCCACTTTTTTGAAATTTACCTTCAACACCAAAAAGATATAATGAAATATCATATTTCTTTTTTAAATCATGATATGCTTGTAAAATCCATTCGGTTCTCTTTGTTTTTCTCTTTCCCCCAGAATTAAATAAACCACCTAAAGTTATTTTATCATAATTTCTTTTATTATTTGGATAAAATTCATCAAGATCATAACCAGGAAAACATTTATATGATGGAATTAAAAATGAAGCTAATTTATTTTGAAGGCATGTGCTATTTACTATTTTAACACACGATGATTGTTTTAAAATATTAACAAGATTTCTTTCAGGATAAACCCACGTTTCCCATCCTCTAATATAAACAAATTTATTCTTAATTTTACATTTTTCTGTTGAACTTAAAGATTTCATTCCAGTTGCTATAATAATATCCGCATTTGGAAATTCATTAATATCTTTAATAATTAAATGTTTACATCTTAATTCATTCCAAGTATAATAATTTTTATATGAATCGACAATAATTACTTCATTACCTAAATCTGATAATGTATTTGCAGAATTTACCAGAGTATGACTCCCACCATTATTATTTAATCCTACCTGAAATAAATTAAAAATAATCTTCAATTTTTTTTCCTTAATTTAGCCAGAAAAATGATTGTCAGATCCTGTTACAATAATTCCATTAAAACATCCAGAGAAAACAGAATTTACCGTTGCCTGGCCTATTCCTTCACATAATACATTTTGAGATCCTGTTACTAACATACTAACATGACCACAATTTGCCATAATTAGATTAAAAATCTTTGCAGATGGTAAATCGTTAACCAATTTAAGATTTGATCCAGTTATAATAATTCCACATGTATTAATTGGACTATCATGACAATAACATGTTCCAATACCAATTGATTTTAAAGCTAAGGCTGTTGCAGGCATATTTTAAATTCTCCTAATCTAAAACTGATTGTAAAGCTCCTGGTAAACTTCTATATTTATTACTATTGGATTCCATAAGATTTTTTGCGTTTTGTAAAATATTAATATTTTCTTTTAATCCATAAGTTCCTGTATTATCAAAAGGATGTACAATTAAATCATGACCATATTCCCATTTTTCAATAAATTCTATTATATTTGAATCATAAGGTGAATTATATTTTATTCCACCCCAAAAAATAGCATTTTGATCGCTAAGAATACTTTCAGATAAAGTAATTGTTGTTTGATCTAATAATACATCATATATTTTTTCAGAAATATTACAAAATACAAGATTAGTATAATAACCTAATTCTGTATCATATTTTCCAAATCCTATTGTCTTTAATGGTATAGGTTCATATGTTGTGATCTCAGGAAATTGATCAACAACATTACCTGAAATTATAATTGTATTTCCACTTCCACTAAAATGAGGTTTAGTTAAATCATTATTATCATATTTTCGATTCATAAGTATAAAATCTGTTAAATTTCCAATACCATTATAATTAATTGAATTATCAAAATTTGGAGTTATTTGTAAAACATAATCTATCATACTATATTTATTATAGAGATAATCTATAAGCTCATTTGCAATATTAGAACAATAGTTATTTTGAATTGCATCCATTTCATCTTGAAGTTTGGCAATTCTTTTTTCTATATTAGGTATATTGTTCTCAAAAGACTGAGCATTTTGTTCACTTTCTTTAATCATTTTAAGAAGAATATCTTGAGACATTTTAAATTATCTCTCCCTTTGAATTATTTTCTGCATTTCTTGTATAATTTTTAATGGATGTATTGAGAAATTATAATCTTCAAGAAATGTAACTTTAGTATTTGTATAATTATAATCAATTGTGTGTTGTATTGGTTGATTACCCCATTGTAAAACTTCAACTCCTAATAATAATGATATATTAGGAATTGCAGATTGTGACCCAATTGTCAAAAATGATTTTTTTATTATCTCAATTAATAACCCCGCATTAGATATATTATTATTGAATGGTATTTTGTTCATATCTAAAAATCTATCATAATTATCAGGTATATATTGGCCTTTATTTCCGCAAATAACAAAATTATATTTCTTAAAAAATTCAGAATAATAAATCATATCATATAATTCTTGCCAATGATTCCAATTTCTTTTTACTTTCTGTCTATATCTTGGAGCTAAAATAATTGTCTTTTTATCATTACTTAATAATTGTTCAACTGCTTTTTTATTTTCTATTCTTGGTTTATAATCATAACAAAATTTTTCTCTAGGAAATTGAAATCTATTACAATGATGTTTTTTACTTGTATTTGGATAAATAAATTCTAAAATATCATATTTTTTAGTGACTTCTTTTATTAAAGTTTCAATAATAATATTTTCTTGAATTGGTAATAATCCATGAAGTTTAAATCCAGTTTGAATAAATTTTGTTTCATCACCTTCTATTTTAAAAGGTATTAAAATATCTGCATATTGACCATATAAATCAAATCTTTCATGTCTTGTCATACATATAAATTTAATATTTTTTCTATCTTTATATTGAAAAAGTCTTTTCCAAATAATATATGGTACAAAATTACCACATTCCCAATAAAACTCACCGATGTTAAATGTTACAATGCATTTTTCCTTTTCCATGCATTTTAATACCACCTAAAAAATTATTTTTTAGTTACCATTTTTTTGTTTCTGGATCATTTATTACAAGATTATAAAATTCATCAAAAGACATTTTATCTATAATTTCTTCAGATTCTTCAAATTTTATTTTTTCTAATAATTGCGGATCCCTTTTTTTATTTGTTAAGATATTACAAATAGAATTAGAAAATTTCCCAGTATGATAACAAAATGGATATTCAACAACCATTGTATAAGGTTTACCCATATTTTTTCTTTCTATTAATTCCCAGTAGAATTGATCATGTTTTTTATTATAACCAACTAAATTTTTTAAATCTAAAAAACCAACATCAGAAAAGAAGTTATTTTTAGTTACCCAAAAACCAGAACCTCCTAAAATAGCTTCATAACAATCTTTTCCTCCTAAATTAATTGGTTTTTTATTAACAATTTTAGCACCACCTGGTCTTTTAGTAATAATTTTAATATTATCTAATTTTTTCTTATTTAGATCATTCATAATATTAATTAAAACTTTATCCCAATCAGGTGTAACTAACATATCATTATCTAAAAAAACTAAAAAATTAAATTTATTTTTATTTGGATCCATTTCATGTTGTTTTCCAAACATATTAAAAGTTACAGCTTTAGAAAAAGCACCGAATGTTGATTTCTTAGATGTAAAACACACCTGATCTATTAAATTATTTTCATATAACATGGAAAAATATAAAAAATGTTCTCTTATCTTATAATTTGTTAAATTATCAAAAATATAAATTTGATGGGGAATAGACGAATGTTTTTTTATTGATGTTAAACATTTTGTTGTTATACTCAATCTATTTCTAACTGTCAAAAAAAGTTTATACATTTTTAAAGAATATTCCTTTCTAAAAGATTATTAATCTTTTCAATTACTTCATTAGTATCAATTGAATCATAACATCCAGGAAAAGTTCTAAAAGTATTTTGACATAATTTATTTCCATGTGTAAAACAAGGAGCACACTTTGATTTAGAATCAATCCAATCTGAATATTTATATGTCGATAATCTTGTATCTCCTCTAAATGCTCCATAAATTCCAAAATTTTTAATATCTAAAGATTCTGCAATGTGAATTAATGAGCTATCTGGTCCAATTACCATTTTGGCAAGTTTACATAAAGAAATTGTATCATATATTTCTTCAGATAAACTTGAATAATTAAATACATTTTCAGGATATTTTAATTTTCTTATAAAATTATCAATTGGTTTTATGTTTGAAGGTGAATCAGTAATTATGATCTTATGATTTTCTGATAGAATATCTATTATCTTTTTCCAAAATTCTGGTCTTGGTGTTCTTAAAATCGAAGATGCTCTTAGTTGCATCAAAATAAAATCTTTTTCTTTAATATTAAATTTTTCATTAATTTTGTTTTTAACTTTTTCAACATATTCATCATCAATATTTTGATAAGGTCTTAATTTTTCTTTTGGTAAATTTAAATTCATCCATTTTGAAAATAGAACATAAGATGATTCTTTTTCTGCTTGTTTTGTTCTTTCAATAACTCCATCAAATGTAACATGATAATCACTTTTATACATTAAAGAAACATTAAATGGAGCCGAATAAACATTATCAACAAAATTCCATTTTTCAACCATTGAGTGATATTGTGGACCACAAGCTAAAATTATCTTACATGTTGGATATTTTTCTTTTAAATAAAGCAGATTAGGAGTTATAAATAATAAATCTCCTATTCCACCTTGTCTCCATAAAAATAATGTTTTATTACTTAAATCTTGTCCAGAAAATGGTTTGTATATTTTGTTGAATTTTATGTCAGATGGTTTTAAAAAAGAAATTGAACTAGATGATATTATTTTTAAATATGCACCTAAAGCCATTACATATTTATTTTTCTTTATAAATGATTCTTCTTTCTTAAAATTATTTTGTCTGAATTTAATAGTTTTTGTACATTCTGTAACAACCATACTTGAAGATGAATTTCTTAAATCTTCTAATGTTTCTACAATTTTAAGATCACCTTCAATACCCATTTTCTGCATTTCATATTTACTAATATTCTTCACAAATCCTCCATATTATTCTTCGATCTCTTCATTATCTTTTCTTTTGTAGATTGATAATCCTGGTAAAATTTTTGAAATTATCTTTTTCATTTCATCGGGAACTAATAATTCAGCTTCTGCTAAAGTAGAAATCCATTTATAACCATCGTGTTCAAAAGAAAGCTTTACCTTCTGATTTTTATCTTTTAGTGTACATAAAAAATTATATTGTGTACTTATTCTTGCGCCATTATCTGCAACATATTTAAATTTTCCTATATATTTTTTAATATCTACATCTAATCCTGTTTCTTCTTTAACTTCTCTCTTTAAACAATCACCTAATGTTTTATCACCTTTATCACATTTACCTCTTGGATATTCCCAAACCATTCCCCAATGATCTGTTTTAGATCTTCTAATTAATAACAATTTTCTAGTGCCATTATTATTTTCCTTAACTATTAATGCTGCAGCTACTGGTATTTTCTTAATTTTAGTCATTATATTTATTATCCTTATATTTATTATCCTTATCATCAAAATCAAAAATTAAACAATAACCAGAATCATATGTAACTATATCTCTTCCATCATATTTAATTATTTGTATATTTCCAAATCTCTTTTTTAATTCTTCAATAATTAAAAAATCATCTGGAGAAGATGTAAAATATTTCTTACATCTTCTCCAGCATTTACATTTTTCTTTAAGACATATATCCCTAATTATGGGGCAATACTTATCTTGGTCTTCTATTTTAAAAGTCATTAATCTGTTATGATATATTTAAAAATATAAATTTCAATTATATCATTTTCTTCAAATTGTGTAATTGTATTATTAATATTTATAACATTTCCCATTATTTCATAATGATCATAATAACTCAACGGTCCATATTTTCCATTTATTAATATTAATTCTTTATAATCTTCTGGATCATCAAAAGATAAATTTTCAGGTAACATTATTAAAATATTAGAATGTGAAGATGTTGTATCTAAAATAAAAGATTCTTCATTTTTTACAATATGAAAAAATCTATAAACAAATTCTTTTTGTTTTAATTCAGTCATTTTTACTTCAGGTGGAATTATTTGATCGCTATCTTCTGTTTCTTTTAATCCATGATCAACTTCAAAAATCATATTAATTTCATTAGAAGGAACAGTAAAAAATTCATTTTTAGTAAAACAAGAATTATATCCAATATTTAATTTGATGTTTTTAGCTAAATAATCCGATTCTAGAATTAAAAAGGTTGGCAATTCTACTTCATATTCAATTGAAAATGATAATCTCCAATCAGCATGTCGATCAGATCCACCCAACCTAACAGAACCATCTGTCATAGATGTCATTTTAAATTTAGGTAAAACTCTAAATGGAAAAACAACTTCACTTTTATTTGTTGTTTTTATCAAGTGAATTTCTGAATCTGGAATATTTATTTTATATGATTGACCATTAATATCATTTTCATATTCATAATTATAAATTTCTTCGGGTATAATAAAATAACCATTAAACCACTTTGGTATAATATATCTTTCTTTACCGCCAAAAATTAAATTAAGATACAATTTTAAATCTATAAGTTCATAAAAAGAAGGTAATAAACAAATAACTTCACATTCACCTTTAATTCTACTAAATCCAACATTTATGATAATGTTTTCATCTTGATAAATCGGATCAATTATCCTTTTAATAAATCCCGGATATAAATTTGGAAATCTCCACAACATTTTACCATATGTTTCTTCAATATCAAAATCACCAGATGGGTTTAAAACTATAGCTGGAAGATTGGGCATTCTAGCTTCAATACCCAACTGATCTTTTTTATTTAAATATTCAATTGCTTTTTGATATGTTGTTATTAATTTCCATTCAAATCTAGGATATAGATAAGAGGAGAAATAATCTAATAAGTTTTTATAAAAATTAATTAATGCATTATGAACATATGTAATATGGTATCTTGATTCAACTTGAGATTCATTTCCCATAATTTAATTTTTTCTCCTATTATTTTTTCTATACTCTGAAATTATTGATAATGCATCAGATGATGCAATTTGAAGACCACTAGTTCTAACAACTTTTCTTTTTAATTTTGATATAATATTTTGTCTTTCTGTTAAAATAAACAAATATTGGTTATCATAAAGTGTTAAAGTAAAACCATATATGATTAATTGATCATAGAATGTAGAATTATTATATATTATTTTTGATAAAATAATATTTTCATTTATTATAAGATTAACATCATCTTTAAAATAATCTTTAATATTATTAAATTGATTTATAATATCCAAAGAATTATTTCTAAATGAATACAAATCTAAAAATGTTTCACAAAATAAAGAAGATTGTATATTTTTAAATGTATTTATTTTATATGAATTTATTTTAGATTCATAATTACCTTCAGATGAATTATTATCAACTCTAAATAAAAGAAATGGTGATCTTGAATTAAAAAATATTCCAATATTAAAAAAAGAATTTAAAAGAGGTACTCGTAAAGAATAACTTCTATCAAATGATCGTCCTAAAGTTAATGACATAATTTATAATCCTTATAAATTTTCTAAATCCCAATCTTCATTTGGTATTGATGTTGTATCAATTATTCTAATTTTAGCTAATAAAATTTGCTTATCCATTGAACAATTTTCAACTTTTGTCATAAAATCTGAATAAGCAATATTCTTTTCATTTTCATTCCAAACATATATTACTTTAAATATGGAATCATCAAATTCTTCAAGTTCAAATTTATTCCAATCAAAATCTTCATTTTCAAGATTTGAAGTATATTCGATAAATTCCTCATATTTATCTGAAGGAATACCTTGATCATAAAATTTACAAGCTTTTAGAATATTTGTTTCTTTTATTCTATCTTTTGTTTTCACATTAATTTTTGTTTTGGTTTTATATATTTTAAGAATATCATCATTTATATATTCATTACCAACTAATTCAATCATTTTTTCTTTTAATTGTTCTTCAGATAAAATTGCAATATTATTTTTATTTAAATAAAGATCAAAATTTATTAATTTTAACATTTGTTCTAAACTTAAATTATTATTGAATGGAATTTTAACTTCAATTTCATCTATTTCCTTTCCATTTTTATAAATATCATTATGTGTGTATTCAATTGAATTTAAAGAATCATTATCTAATAATATTTTCAAAAACTTATCAACTAAATTTGAAAATTCATTAATTAAAATTTTATTTATTCCATAATTTTTTAATATTTCATTAAAATTATCAAAAAATTTGGAGTTTTCAAAATTCTTGAATCTTTCCATTACACATGTCTTTATTTGAATTGTCTCAATATTTTGAATAAAGCTAATTGATAACATATCAAAAACATATCTATATAAAATGTAGAATAATGTTTTATTTTTAACTGGATTATATTCTCTTGATGATAATTTTTGAATGAATAATCTTAAATAGATCATGACAGTAAATAAATCAAAAGCTAAAGAAATATTAATATCATATTTTTCTTTGGGTTTATAAATTAAAAATCTAATTTGTGGTATATCTTTTTTACCATTGAAATAATCATTAAGTTGATTCAGATATAACAATTTAGATAGATATTTATAAGATTTTATTTCACTTTCAGATATTGATGGTAAAAATTGAAAAGATTCATCAGTATTTAGTTTTTCAATAAATCTTGAAAATATAGGTTCTATCATATCATCTGATATTACACAGCTTGATAATAATTCTTCAATATTCTCTATACTATCAAAAACATTAATAATATTATTATCATTTAAAATTATTTCTTTTTCTGTTTTTGTTTCTATTTTTTCATCAACTAATTCTGGAACAATTATATTCTCCATATTTTCACCAAGAAAAGAATCCAATTCATCTAAAATTTCTTTAGTCTGTTTTAATTCAGTATCTTCATTTAAAATTTCATAAGAGTTATTCATTTTTTCATTATTTTGATTTATTGATGATGGTAACATTCTAATTCCATCTTTAATTTGAGTTGAATTTAAATAAATTCTTTCTAAAAGATTTCTATTTGCAAATTCAATATTAAGAGAAATATAATTATCAATAAAATTTTTCAAAAGGTTAGCAAATGTTCTTAATATTTCAAAAGGAACTATGACAAATGTATAATCTGAAATATTATTCAAAATTTGAATTATACAAACTCTTTCACTTTTTTTCACTGTAAAAATAAATTTTAAAGTTTTATTTGTATGATATTTCTTTACTATTGTTGCATTTGTTTCATCAATAGAATCATAAATTTTATTAATACTTTTAAAAATATTATTGAATGTTAAGATAAGATCCATTGCATCTGAATGATTAAAACGATATGTTTTACTTTGAAAATTAGATATATTATTTATTATTCTCATTGCAAATGAAAGATTTGAAAATTTTGTATAATCTTCTGTATAAGATGATAAATATAACTCTAAAGAACCATTAGATTCAAATGCATAATCTTTAAAATTAAACAAAGACTGATTTAACCAAATTTTTTCTTCTATCATTTTTACATCCTTTCTGAAGCTTTTTTTCTTTACTTTAATTTACATTTTTGTTTCTCATTTTAAAAGTTAAATCTTAAAACAATTTTAAAAAATTTTTAAATTAAAATATTTTATTAGAAAAAATCTAATATGCTTTAGATTAAATCTAGAAGAATTTAGAACATATCTGAACGTGTAAATGCCTTAAATAGGTGTTTAAGATTCTTTCTAAACCTCATTTTTACCTTCAAGATTTTTTTTTGTTTATGTAGAACAAAAACTTGATGTTTTAAAAAAGATCATTTATACAGATAGCTTTTATAGTAATTGCTAAAGATAAGGCTAAAAGAATTTAGCTAAAAGACTTGTCATAATTCTAGCTAGATATAGATATTTTTGTAATATCATAGTATACATAGGTAAAGGATATGAAGAGAGGTGATGAGCTACCTCGGACGGTAAGGACGAGTTAGCTTAGAACAATATTGTAATTTGTACATTATAGTTACAATATCCGAGATGGTTCTCAGGACCCCCGAGAGCCCACGCGGGAGGGGGTCCTTGGGACCAGAACGAGCGATCGGAGCGAAGTGTATACATGAAACTCAGATTATGTTTGCCTAGATTGTTATAAAGGTAATTATAATAGAATCTACGGCTAGTATAGTCTCAGCATTCTGAGACGTTTTTTTGCTTAAAAAATAAGAATTATTCTGAAGTTTAAAAAATCAAAAAAACAAAAATTAAAAATAACCTAAAAATAAAAATTGAAGTAAATAGATTAAAAATTAAGATAAATCCAATAAAAATCTTTTTAGTTATAATTTTTATAAATCCAAAATAAACATATCCCAAAATTAAGTTAACTTCAAATAAATAAATTATGTTACAAATCTCATTTGAAGTTAAAGTTAATTTCAAATGATTAAATCCAAATCAAATCTTTTAAAAAACAAAGTTAAAATTCAAATTAACAAATAGATGTTGTCTTTTTCATTAATTAATATATATAGATCTTTAAAGTATAATTAGCTGTTGAGTAGATATAAATTCAGTTGTTTCGGTAGAAGTCTTTTTTAAAGTATAATTAGCTGTTGAGTAGATATAAATTCAGTTGTTTCGGTAGAAGTCTTTTTCAAATGTTTTTTTAAAGTCTATCTAAAAGTTCTAAAATTAAAAAAACAAACTATAAAAAAATTTATATTAAATATATTATTAAGATTATTTATATAATTATAGTCTTAAGATATAATATAATATACATGCGAGAAAATAAACGCGAATTCCCACTCGAGACAAATTTTTCTTTAAGTCCGAGAAAATAAACGCGAATTCCCACTCGAGACAAATTTTTCTTTAAGTCCGAGAAAATAAACGCGAATTCCCACTCGAGACAAATTTTTCTTTAAGTCTGAGAAAATAAACGCGAATTCCCACTCGAGACAAATTTTTCTTTAAGTCTGAGAAAATAAACGCGAATTCCCACTCGAGACAATTTCTAATAAATAATATTTAGTTTTTAAAAAAAATTCTATATATATTAATTAATGATAAATAAACTCAAGATAGACAACTAAGATTGTTTATCTTTGAGAGGATTTTTTACCACCAACAAAAATAGGAGGGGCGAATTTTGGAAAACATCAAAGGTTTTAAATCCGGAGTTTTTTACGAGGGGGCTGGGATTGATAAATTTCTTGATAAAGAGAAAAGAATAGAAATTGTCAAAAATCGCCTTGGAGAAATTGGAGAAATGAAGGCACTGATTTATAAGCCAAAATCAAACGGTTTGAATGGTTTATCTGAAACATCGAAAACTAAGACAAAAATTTTCTCTAAAGAGGAGGTAACAATGGAAAACCTTAAGTTGTTGCTGAAAGATAAAGAAATATCTACTTCTGGAAAAATGGTTGTATCATTGTATTACTGGCCCAAGATAAATCAAGTAATATCTTCATCTAAAACTCCTACACAAAAGGAATTTATTAATGGAGTAAACAAATTTATAGGTGAAGAATTATTTAAAGTTAAAGCAGCATCATCTCCAATCAGACGATATTCAGAAGATATGAAAATCAAGAGAGTAAAAAGTAGACTGATCATTCCTGAGAATTCTGAAGAATTCAAAAAGGAGTTTTATAAAACTCTTAAACGATGTTATAAAACATCAAAGGTCGAACATTTTCTGGATATTAAAGATGAAATGGAGATTATTGAAAAAGAACAGAAAACAAAGAACATCAGATTTAAAGAAAATGAACTTCAACACGATTCAAACAATATCGTTGATTCTGTTATTACGAAATTTGTAAGACATTTGGGAATCAGCGAAATTGTTATAACAGAAAAAGAAATCAGAATATTATTTAATAAATAATAATATTCTGATATAAAAAACAAAAAATAAAGGTATGTGTGTATGTACCTTTATTTTTTCTTAATTAAAAAGGAAGGAGATTATGGAATTAGGAAACCAACAAAAACAAGTTTTTGATGATTTAAAAAAATGGATTAATGATAATTACAGATTGAAATCTTTATCTTATAAAGTTCTTTTTGGTTATGCTGGTACTGGTAAGACAACTATATCAACATTATTAAGACAAGAATTTTCTAATTTAAAATTTTCTTTTTTAGCATTTACTGGAAAAGCATCATCTGTTTTAAGAAAAACATTATCAGATTTTAAATCTATTGATGAAAATGATTTTATAGGAACAATCCATTCTTTTATCTATAAACCTATTATAAAATTTAATCCTATTACAAAAAAAGATGAATTAGTAGGATGGGAAATAAAAAATCCAGAAGAAAATACATTTGATATTATGATTGTAGATGAATTTTCTATGTTAGATAATAAATTATTAAATGATTTAAAATATTTTTGTAAAGAAAAATTAATTTTATTTTCAGGAGATCCTTTTCAATTGGGGCCAATTTCAGAAAATTCAAATTCTCTTAAAAATTTTGATTATTTATTGACTGATATTCATAGACAAGCAATGGATAATCCAATTATAAGAATTTCTAGTTTTATCAGAAGTAATGATTACACAAACTTAAAATATGGAAAATTCAGTGAAGATGTTTATAAAATTAAATTTAATTTTGATGATTTTGATTATCTAGTTGATAGAGTAGATTTATTTAAGAGTGAAGTTATATGTTTATGTTATACAAATATTAGTAGGAAAAAATTAAATAATAAAATTAGAGAAAAGAAAAGTTTTAATATTGAAACACCATATCCAGGTGAAAAATTAATTTGCCTACAAAATAATAAAAATTTAGGTATATATAATGGTGAAATAGGAACATGTGTTTATTCTTTATTTAAAGATAAAGATATTTTAGATATTTTTATTGATTTTGAAGATAAAAGTTTTTCACTAGATGTTTCTTCGATAATTTTTTCTGATAAAGAACATAAAATAAATTTAATTGAACTTTATAGAAAAAATTCAAATAATAAAAAAAATGTATGTTATTTTGATTTTGGTTATACAATAACTGTACATAAATCACAAGGATCATCATGGGAAAAAGTTATTGTTTTGGATCAAAAAGAAAATTATTTCAAAAATAAAGAATTATATAAAAGGTGGTTATATACAGCAATAACAAGATCAAAACAAAAATTATTAATACTATCAAATATATAGGGAGTAAAAATATATGGAGCCAAACATAAAAACAACGATTTGCCCTCAATGTGGAACAATTCACCCACCATTAAAACCAGGTCAAATTTGTCCTCTTGTTGAACATAAAGATAAATATGGCGAAACTATACAAATTAACGATGGTATTGTAGATATAAAAAATTTAGTTTTAAAAACAATTAAAAACAAGGCATTAAAAGATCATAATAAATTAATGATTGAAATAATTGAAAATGTTAAAAATTTTCTAAATGATTATAAGGAATAATTCTAATGTTATTTGAAAAAGTAGTAGATACATTAATAAATGAAAAATATCATATTGATATTAGAAAAAGTATTAATACAATAATAGGTGATTTTTTTATGATAAATATTAATACAAATGAAGATATGATAAAGATTGCATTTAATATATCTTCAAATCCTATTTATGTTGCTAAAATATGTTTTGCTTTGACAAAAATTCATAATAATTTTGAAATTAATAATAATTTTTATATTAGAGATTCTGAATTATTTACTTCAAAAGAAGCATTATCTAAGTATAAAGAAGATTTAGAAAATTTAATAAAAAATAAAATAGAAAATGATAAATTTTATGATAAAATATTAAATGATGATAATATAATAAGTTATAACGCGTAAAAAGAAAGGGGAAAAAAGTGAATATAAATACATTATGGGTTGAAAAATACAGACCCAAAACATTACATGATTTAATACTTCCAGAAAATTATAAAAAAGAATTTGAAGAAAATATTAAAAGAAAAGATGTAGGAAATATATTATTATATGGTCCTCCTGGATCAGGTAAAACTTCAATAGCCTTAATTTTAGCATCTTCAAATGGAATTTTAAACTTTCCTGAATCTAATTTATTAATGATTAATGGTTCTGCAAGAGAAAGTAGAGGAATTGGATGTGTTGATAATATAATTGAACCATTTTGTAAATTTCCACCTTCAGGTGATGATAAATTAAAAATTGTATTTATTGATGAAAGCGACTACCTTACAGATCAAGCAATACACTCTCTTCGTCATATTATAGAAAAATTCTCAAAATATGTAAGATTTATTTTCACATGTAATTATATTTCAAAAATTCCAGAAGCTATTTATAGTAGAACACAGGCATATGAATTTAAACAAATGCCTAAGGATTATGTAAATAAATATTGTCTAGATATTCTTGAGAAAGAAAACATTAAAAATAAGAAAGAAGATGTTGAATTTGTTGTCAATTCATTATATCCAGATATTAGAAGAATAATAAATTGTTTACAAAAAAATTCACTAACAGGTGAATTAACAGTATCTAAAGAATCTGTATTTACAAATGAAACTGTTATAATTGGATCAGTTTTAGAAATTATAAATTTTGTGAATGAAAATAAACAAGATAAAGTAAATTTATGTTTATCTAATATTGTAAAAGTTTTAAATAATTATGATATGGATTTTAGAGGAATTTATTCTAATTTATTTTTTAATAAAGATATTCCTGCAAATTGTAAAATTATAATTAATAGATATTCAAATGCACATGGAGATTGTTTAGTTCCACAAATGCATTTTATGGCAATGATATTTGAAATTATTAAAGTTTTAATTGATTATAAAAAATCTTTAAAAGGTTAATTTAGTCAACGACCCACCACTTAGCACCGTAGGTGCTTGAAGTGGGGGCTTGAGAAAGGCTCTGCCTTTTGAAAAGCCTAGTTGAATAGCCTAAGTTCTTCAAGAACTACATTATGTGGGAATATATAGTTACCCTAGAATGCTCCACTAGTTCTAGGCTCTAAGGTGTAGGATTAAACATCTCTAAAGGGTAGGAGAAGTGTTCTACATTTGAAACCCCATATAATATTGGCGAAGTGGACTTACCATTACTTTTTATTCTTAAAGTAGTGTGAATTACTCTATAGGGAGTTGAAACCAATGGTTTATGTAATTTCAAAAGAAGGGAAGCCTTTAATGCCAACTAAAAGGCATGGAAAAATTAGAATTTTACTTAAAAATAGTCAAGCAAAGGTTGTTAAAAGAAACCCTTTCACTATTAAGCTTTTGTATGATACCACAAATTATACTCAACCTGTAACTTTGGGCGTTGATAGTGGCTATACTTATATTGGGTTTTCAGCTACAACTGAAAAAAAAGAACTTATTTCAGGAGAATGTACTTTATTAAAAGGTCAATCTGAAAGACTAGAAGAAAGGTCTAAATATAGAGGGCAAAGGCGAAATAGACTAAGACATAGAAAATGTCGCTTTGACAATAGAAAGATAGAAAAAGGTTGGTTAGCTCCATCCATTCAGAATAAATACGAATCTCATATTAGATTTATCGCCTATTTACAATCTATATTACCTATTTCAAAAATCATCATAGAAGTAGCTAATTTTGATGTTCAAAAAATTAAAAATCCTAAAATTGAGGGAAAAGAATATCAAGAAGGTGAACAAAAAGACTTTTGGAACTTGAGAGAATACATTTTGCATCGTGATGACCACAAATGCCAAAATCCAGATTGCAATAATAAATCAAAAGATAAGGTATTGGAAGTACACCATATTGGTTTCTGGAAAAAAGACAGAACCGATAGACCAAGTAATCTTATATCTCTATGTAACAAGTGTCACAATCCAAGGAATCATAAAGAATCTGGTTTTTTATGGGGTTGGAAGCCTAAATTAAAGAGTTTTAAAGAAGCTACTTTCATGTCAGTAGTTCGCTGGAGGCTTGCGAACAGCTTAAACTGTGAGCATACTTATGGATTTGATACAAAATCAAAAAGAATTGCTTTGGGTTTAGAAAAAACTCATTACAATGACGCTTTTTGTATAGCAGATGGTTCCGCTCAAACAAGAGTAAAACCTATATATTTTGAGCAAATCCGTAGAAACAATAGGTCTTTAGAAAAATTTTATGATGCTAAATATGTAGACTCAAGAACAGGTGAAAAAGTAAGTGGTCAAGACCTAAATAGTGGTCGAACAACACGAAACAAAAATCTAAATTCAGAGAATCTTCATAAGTATCGAAAACAAAAATTATCCAAAGGTCAAAGAAGGATAAGAACACAAAGATACTTTTATCAACCAAAAGATTTGGTGAAATATGAAAACAAAATTTATATAGTTAAAGGAATTCAAAACAAGAGAGCTTATATTAAGTTAGAAAATCTAGCTAAGCCAGTTAAAACTGAATTAGTGACATCTTACGAGTTTAGGAAAGGCATTTGCGTAATTTAAAATAATCACGCATGGCAATTCATCTCCCACTTATAGAAGTGGAAGTCTTCTTGCCAAAGGAGGTGAGTGATGGACGATAAAATATGATTGGAATCTATCAAGATTCATTTATTGAATTTTTAAAAAAGAATTTAAATAATAAAGTAAAAATTACAAATAAAAATATTATTTGTAAATGTCCTTGGTGTGAAATTGATAATGATAATAAAAATCATTATCATTGTTATATTTCTTTAACAGATCCTATTTTTAAATGTTTTCATTCTAGTTGCCTTCAAAAGGGTAGAATATCTAAATTAATTTTCAAGATAGCAAATAAAGATTTAACAGATGTATATGTTGATTTATCTTCTGTTAAAGAATTTAAAAGAGAACCAGAAAAAAAATATTATAAAAAAATAAATCTTATATTTCCCAAGATTGATGAAGATAGATTTAAATTAAAAACATTTTATTTAAAAAATAGATTAAGATTTTCAAATTATCCAATAAGTGATATTCCAAATTTAGTTTTTAATTTTACAGAATTTTGTGAATTAAATAAATTAAATTTAGATTTTACAACATTAAAATTAAAAAAATTTTTAGATGATAGTTTTGTAGGATTTGTTACACAAAATCATGGAATGATAATATTTAGAAACATAAATCCTAAATCAAATTTTCTTCATTATAAAATGAAAATACAAGAAACAATTTTTCCAGATTATTACAAAATAAATAATGGTATAAATAATAATAGAATTATAATATGTGAAGGTATATTTGATGCACTTTCTGAATTTATATCAAATGTTACAAATTTAAAGAATGAATCAAGTATGTATGTTGCATGTTTATCAACAAATTATGAAATGGTTTTTAAAAGTATAGTATATAATGAAAATAAATATAAATTAGATGTTTCAATTTTATCAGATAGAAACATTAATTTAGATTTTTATAAAAAATTAAGAAATAAAAATAAACATATAATTAATACATTAAATGTTTATTATGGAAATAAAAAAGATTTTGGAGATTTTCCGGATTTTACCGAAAAATTTATTGAGTAATTATAATTTTAATATTATAGGAGTTTAAAAATGAAATGAGTGATAATAAAAAAGATCCATCTATTATTTTAAAGCAATATTATAGAGAAGCATTATTAAATGGTGAATATTTAAATTATAAATTAAATATGATAGATTATTATAATGTTTTATTTAAGGCTATTAAATTAAATAAACTTTATAATATTCTTGATTCTGAACTTTGTTTATTTAAATATAAAAAAGATGATGAAGATTCAGTTTTTATGATTTTTTCAATTCCAACTCAATCTAATTCATGTGAAAAAGTTCAAAAACATTTATCTGAAAAAATAATGAATATTATTAAAATTTTAGAAGATACTTTTATAACAATTAAATATATGAATTTAAAAGAAATTAAAGAAGACAAAAGAACATATCTTAATGTGATAATTTAGTAAAAATAAGGAGAATTTAAATGAATAGAATTACAATTGATTCTGGAAAGTTTAGTGATCTTGTAAAAGTTTTTTCAATATTTAAAGATTTATGTCATGATATTGACATTAGGGAAGGTATCATAAGACAAAAAACAAATGATGGTGTTTGTGTTTTTGAAATTGATTTATCATCAATTATAGGCAATATTGATTTGCCTATTTCTCAATTAAAAAATAAATTTGATATTTTTAAGAGTTTTTATGGTCAGGAAATTGATATTATAAATGATGGAACCAATTGCAAGATTTCTGATATATATTCTTCAATTACTTTTATGAATCCATTTTTAGATTTAATGGATAATAAATATATACCTTCGGAAGAAATATCAAGACAAATGGATATTACCGAAGAATCTCTTTTAATGAAATTATCAATTGAGAAAAAAATAACTGAAAGATTTAAAGCAATTACTCAAGCATTTAATTCTAAAAGTATTACCATCTCATTTAATAATGATCGAGGAGTTATTTTATGTGCAACTAAAGGTAAAGAGAATAAAGCAGAATTTATTAGAGATATTATTTTAGAAAGAGAAGCAAATTATAAAACAAATCTTTCATTTATTCCATTTATTTTAGATTATGATAGTGAAATAATTTATAATGTGTATGAAAATCAAGAAGTAATGATTGCTTCACATATTTTCAAATCAACAATTTCAGATGTTAATATTACAATTTATACACGTTCACAATTAGTTAGTGAATAAGGAGAATTAATAGTGAAAACAAATCTTATTCGTTTAGCAGATGATAATTTTTTCAATATGTTTTATTTTTTAAAGACTGAATTAGAAAAGGTATCAACTGATAAATATAAAGTATTTTTTGTTGATATTTTTGGAAATAAATACTTATTTAAAGTTATTTGTGATTGTTTTACTCCTGATGATGTAAATATTAAACTAAATTTTATTTTAAAGGATTTTATACATTGAATCCCGAATCTATTTTTAGTTATTATCCAACTTATTCAATTTTAGATGAAATTTTATCAACAGGAAAATATGATCAAATCAATATTTTTATTGATTTGAAAAATAATTTACAGACATTATATATGGAACATTCCATAAAGGGAATTATCGAAGAATCTATGAAATCACGTTTTATAGATACTTCGATATTCTCTTCTATTTTATCTTTTTTACAATTTCATAAATTGTATTCAATTAAAAGAGATATAAATATAAAATTTTATATATTTTTTGAGACAGGAACGTCTATATACCATACTAATATATCAAAGAAATACAAGATCAATAGAAGAATTGATGATCTCTATGGATTAGATAAGAACAAAAGAGACTATTTTCATGAAATTGTTCAAAAAAATCTTCAATTAACAGAATCTGTATTGAATAAAACACCCGATGTATTTGTTATTAGATTAAGTCATTTAGAAGCAGATTTTGTTCCTTATTATTTGATAAAAAATAAATTAGTTAATGAATGTTTAAATCCCGTAAATATTATTTATTCAAATGATCATGATCTATATCAATGTTTAGAATTAGATGGTAATAATTTTATTTTTTCAAAATCATATAAAACTAAGAAAATTATTAGAAAAGGTGAAGTATTAAAAACATATTTGAAAACAGATAAAAATCTACCAGATAAATATTTAACATTTTGTATGTCAATCATTGGAGATATGGGAGATAATGTTTATGGTATTAAAGGTATAGGTCCAAAACGAGTATGTGATATAATTGAAGAAATGGTAAAAATGGTTGGAGGAATTGAAAATTTAAGAAGTAATGTAATTAATGAAAGTAATATTTTTAATCAAGATGTTAATTTGATAAAGAACAAAAATATAAAAACAATCGTTGATGAAGAAAGAAATAATAAAATAATTTCTAACAATCTTAAATTGGTTGATTTTAATATTATTTCTGAGTTTTTAGATAATGGTTTAAATACTGAAATGTTAGAAAGAAGAAAATATATTAGAAATATTTTAAATGATAAAAAAATATCACCTATTCAACCATTAAAAACAGCTCTAAATAAATTAGGGATATATTTGCAAGAGGAATTAGAAGTTATATATTTTAGGAGATAAAAAATTTAATGTTAAATGATAGTCTTGTTTTATCATATATAAAAAAGAATCTTGCATTTCCATATAATAAAATTGAAATTTCAGATCCTGAAATTTTAGAATATATTAAAGAATTTACAATAAAGGAGTTTAGTTATTATAGTCCTCATATAAAAACAATAGGATATAATACTCAATTAGAAACAAATAAAGTTCCTAACAAAAGAAATGAATTTTATTTAGTTGATGATGAAGGTCTAGAAATTTTAAATATTGTAAATATTTATTTTGGTCAATCAAATTTATTTTTTCATGGTCACCCGCCAATAGGTGTTATGTCAATGGGAGAACTCTCACAATGGGCACTTAGTGTAGAAGTTTCTATGATGGTAAAACAATATTCAAATTGGAATTATACTTTTAGATTTTTCCATCCAAACATTGTGAGAATTTCTCCTGATCCGACAGATCAATATATTGCAATTGAATATGAAACAATACAACCGACAGATTTTAGCGGTATTAAAAATGAATTTCAGAGACTTTTTTTAGAATTAGCTTTAGGTGATATTATGATTTTAATTGGTCGAATTAGAAAGAAATATGGTGATACTTTGAAAACACCATATGGTGATATTCCAATTAATAGTGATATTTTTGATGAAGGAAAAACTAAACGAGATGAAGTTATTCAAAAATTAGAAAAAAATAATATGGTTAATATTGTTATTGATGTTGGATAGGTAAGCAAGAGTGTCATTGAGCAATACATTCGCACACAAGGGTAGGCAATTCATCCGCTACCCTAAAGGGATCGCGGTTTTCTTGCCAAATATTTATCCTAATCGCCAAGAACACTCCCACTTCTAAGCGTAGCGAAAGTGGGAGATGAATTGGTGACTGTTGACAAAACAGTGCATTAATAATAGAGAGGCGGTGAAATACTTGAAAACTATATTAAAAGCATATAAGTATCGTATATACCCAAACAAACAACAAACAGAGTTAATCAATAAGACTATCGGCTGTTGTAGATTTGTACATAATCATTATTTAGCACAAAGAATTGAATTGTATAAAACAAAACAAAAGTCAATGACTTACAATGTTTGTGCAAATGATTTAACCAATTTAAAAAAGCAATACGAATGGTTGCGTGAGGTTGACAGTATTTCACTAAGGAGTGTATGATTGTGATAATATATAAAATAACAAATACTATTAATGGTAAAATATATATAGGCAAATATCAGGGTAATAATTTTAATAATTATTAGGGTTCTGGTAAAATATTAAAAAACGCATATAAAAAATACGGAAGAGAAAATTTTACTAAAGAAACAATATACAAATGCGACTCAGAAGAAGAATTGGTTGAGAAAGAAAAGTATTATATACAATTTTTCAATTCTATTAGGCCAAATGGATATAATATCGCAGAAGGCGGAAATGGTGGCAATGTTAGAAAGGGGTATACTGAGGAAGAAAATAACACATATAATCAAAAAATTAGTGATGGTTTGAAAAACAAGTATAAAAATGACGATTATTTTAGAGAATTATCAAGAACAAGAGCTGTTAAAATGTTAGCAAATAAAAATAGTAATTTTGGTTTTAAAAATGGTCACACTCCTTTTAATAAGGATAAAACATTATCTGAAAAACATATCACTAATTTAAGTGAATCGCATAAAGGTCATAAACATACACAAGAAATAAAAAATAAAATTTCTCAATCTATGAAAGGTAATAAAATATCAAATAAAAACAAAGAAATAAATGCAGAAAGGTTAAGTAAAAAAGTTTTATGTGTTGATACAAGTATAATATTTAAATCTATAAAAGAAGCTTATCAGTCTAATAAAAATTCTCTTAATTGTTGTTTTAATACTTTTAAAAAGAAATTACATAATGGAGAAATTCAAAATGATAATAGAAAATATATTATTATAGATTGAGTATAAATCAGTATGGCATGATAAGATATATCATAAAATAGATAGGTTCTATGCATCAAGTCAAACATGTAATGTATGTGGATATAAAAATACAGATACTAAAGACTTAAATGTTAGGCAATGGATATGTCCAAAGTGTAATGCCAATCACCAGAGAGATGTAAATGCCGCAGTAAATATACTTAATCAAGGATTAAAAGAATTAGGCTTAACAGCTTAAAATAAAATAGGGTTGGAACGACCCGAATATAAGAGGCTCGTGGAGATAGTAGGTTACGAGGTTGATGAAACGAGAATCTCCACCTTCTAAGTGAAACGTAAGGTGGAGAGGTTCAAAAATTAAATTTAAGTATTTAAGGATTTAAATATGCCCAATTTTTTTTGTGGAATTGATGCCTCATTTATAGGATTAGGTTTAATTATCTTAGATGAAAATATAAATATTGTTGAAAATCAATTAATTTCAACTAAACCAACAGGTAGTGAATATGATATAGAATTTAGAGTTAAAAATATTATTAATGAATTAAATTCTATATTGGGTAAATATAGTCAAAATAAATTATTTATTTATATTGAAGGTGTTTCATTTAATTCTAAAGGTCAAAGTATTGTTCAACAAGCTGTTTTAAATTATTCAATTAAAATGTGGTTAATGGATAATAATATTGAATATAAATCAATTTCTCCAACATCACTTAAAAAGTTCATAACAGGTACAGGTAAATGTAAAAAGAATTTAATGTTATTAAAGATATATAAAAAATTTGGCATTGAATTTGATAATGATAATATTGCTGATGCATATGGATTAGCAAGAATGTGTTTTGAATTAGAAAAAAATTTTAAAAATAGGTTCGATAATGAATCAAAAACAATTAGATAATTTTCAAGATAAATATAAAAAGATATTTAATAACACTATATCCAAAATTCAAAAAGAAACTGAAGTAAGAATAAACAAGTGTTATCAAAAAATGATCATTGATAAAACGTCAAAATCCAAAATTAGATATTCAAATTGTATAACTAGAGCTAAAATACAAGGTTTAAAGGAAGGAATAAGATTTTTAAGAAATAGTTCTAAACAGTGTAAAAATAATAAAAAATGTATTGAAATGACAAAAATGTTAATGAAAGAATTAATAATAAAACTAGAAAAAGAAATGAAACAAAAATTACTTAAAAAATTTTTATAGGAGTTTTTAATAAATGAATGTTTTAAAAAATTTGAATAAACATTCAATAAAAAATATAGATAAAATAAATAAAGTTCCAGGAATTGAACAATTACAAACAAAATCTGGTGATAAAGTTTATGGTATTAGATATTATATTTTTAATAAAAGATTTTCAAAAATTCCTTTATGTATTCGTTTTACTTCAAAAAGTAAATCTTTTAAAGATTTAAACAGTATTGATATTTTTAATAAAGATCAATCAAGATGTGCTGTTATAGAATTAAAACCAGGATTACCTGAAGATAAATTATTACAATTTATTTCTAGATCAGCAATTGCTATAAAATTCACTAATCAAAAATTCAAAAAAATAAAAGAGAATAACTCTACAATAGAAAAATATTTATCATATTTGAATGAAAATGATTCATATGATTCATCTAAAACAAAAAGTTTAAAATGGGAAATGTTTTTCTTGAAGTTTGTAACAATTTCTTCAGGAATAGCCACTATTATGGCATTATTTATTTTAATATCTTTTTATATAAAAGTAATTAGGAATCAAATCGAAGCATATAAAGCCTCTAAATTAGAAGAAGAAATAAATCAAAATTTATTTAAAGGTCAAAAACAAGATGAACCAGCTTTTAATATTTATTCAAAACTACAACATTTTATTATAAGAGTTATCGAAGGTAAGACACCAGCTGCAATTATTTGTGGTCCTCCAGGAACATCTAAAACATATATCTTAAGAAGAGTTTTACACTTCAAAAATTTAAAACCCATAAGAGATTATAATATTATAAAAGGTGGTGGATTAAGCATAGCTGCAATTTATGATTTGTTATATAAAAATAAAGACAAAATTTTAATTTTAGATGATTTTGATACACCACTGAACAATGAAGATACAATCAATATGTTAAAAGCAATAACTGATTCATATGATCGTAGAATCTTATCAATTTCAAGAGAAAAATTAATGAGTTCAGATGCACAAGTAGCTTCTTCAACACCTGAAAAGTTTGAACATACTGGAAAAATAATTATTATTACAAATATTCCAAAAGAAAAAATAAATAGAGCTTTATTAAGTAGAGCACCAGCAATTGAAGTAAAATTTTCTCAAAAAGAAATGTCAGAATCTATTCAAAAAATGTTAAAATTTATTCAACCAGATGTTCCATTAAATTTAAAAATGGAAGTTTATAATTATATTATTGATTTATCTAAGAAAAAAGAAATTGAATTAGATTTTAGATCATTTAAAAATTCAATTGATGCTAGGGTTGCAAATCCTGATTTTTGGAAAGAAATGGTTCGTTTGATTGTTGCATATGATTAAAAATTTTTAGGGAGTTAAAAAAAGATTATGTCAGAATTTATATTAGTTCGACACGAAGCTAAAAAAAGAGGAGTTCATTATGATTTAAGATTTGAGATTCCTAATTCCAAATTATGGGCAAGCTTCAGTTTAAATGAAATGCCTCCAACACAACCGAATAAAAGAATTTATATTCCGAGAACAAATGATCATTCTAGAGAAACTGCATTATATACAGGTAAAATACCAGAAGGTGAATATGGTGCAGGTATAATAAAGAAAATTGATGGTGGTGATTGTGAAATTGTAAAATATAGAAATTCTCATATTATTGTTGATTTTAAAGGAAAAATTTTAAAAGGTAAATATCATTTTATAAATGTTGGAACTTATGATAAGAAAAGAAATTATAAAAAGAAAGTATATGGATTTTTTAAGGCAAAAGATATTAAACAATTAAATGAAAAACAAGAAAATTTAAATGAAGGTAAAATTTTAACAGCTGTTGGTGCTATTAGTCCAATTTTATTAGAATTATTGATTTTTACATTAAGGCATATGTTTACAAAAAAATTTATAGATAACCTTGATAAAGAATATGATAAGAAATTTTCAAATAAACTTTCAGAAATTACAGGTGAGGAAGTTATTATTTATAAAGTATATAAAAATGATGTTAATGCATTTACTCTTGCAAAAAAAGATGATTATACTTTTTATTATTATACCGGTTTGAAAAAGATGATTAATCTTACAGATAAAGAGATTATTGCAATTCTATTACATGAATTTGGACATTGTAAAGAAAATCATGGTCTTATAACAAATAGAAAATTATTTATAAATTCTATGTTAATGGCAATAGTTTCTGGTATTATTTATAATGCACCAATAGCTCATTTTACTGAAAATCCATTATTAATGATATATTCACTTCTTGCAAATTTTTTATTTTTTGGAGGATATGCAAAGGGTAAAACTAATAGATCATTAAGATGGACCGAATCAGATGCTGATCAATATCCTGTTAAATATGGTTATAAAAAAGAGTTTTTATCAGCTCTTATAAAAATGAAAAAATATGTTTATAAAGAGGTTTGTAAGGGTATTAGTGAAAGTGAATGTGATAAGAAAATGGAAGAAATGTTTTACTGGGATATTCATCCTTCCTTAAAAGATAGAATTGATACTATTTCTAAATCTTTAACAAAGATTTTTAATTTAACTTTATCTTTTGTTAAAACAGGAAATATTCTTGGTGGTATTAATTTCTTAAAAGGTATTGTTAAATTACAAAAAAATTTAAAAAAATAAAAAATTATTTGGGGGAAGTTTTAATAAAATGGAAAAGTCAAATAAAAAAAATACTGTTATAACTGAAAGTTTACAAACTTTACAAATTGTTAAAATTTTTTCACCAGTTTTTTTTGAATTGTTTTTAATGGTTATGTCTCCATTTATGAATAAAATTTATTTAAAAAACTTAAATAAAAAACGAGATAAATATCTTGAAAAAAAACTTAGTTCAATAGTTGGTGAAGATATTATAGTTTGGAGGGTAAAGAATGAGGAAGTTAATGCATTTACAATGGCAAAAGAAAATAATTTAGAAGTTTATTATTTTTCTGGGTTGGAACTAAATAAATTTAATGAAGGTGAAATTATTGCAATTTTACTTCATGAATATGGACATTGTAAAGAAAATCATGGTTCCATAAGTATGAAAAGATATTGTGCTTCTTCAACGATTACATCTGTAATATGGTCAATTCTTATAAACATGAAAATATGTCATGGTAATTTAAAAATGGGTGAAACTATTCTTTCACTTTTTTATTATCTGATGACATTAGCGGGTTTGGGTTCTGATTTGACTAGTAGATCATTACGATTTACTGAAAGAGAAGCTGATCAATATCCTGTTAAATATGGTTATAAAAAGGAATTTTTATCAGCTCTTACAAAAATTAAAAAAATTATGTATGAAGAATTATGTGATGAAACTATGACCGAAAGACAATGTGATAGATACGTAGAAGAAACTTTTTATTTTGATGAACACCCACCAATTAAAGAAAGAATTAGAGATGTTGGGAAATCATTATCTATGTTTTTTAATGTTTCGCTAAGTCTTATTAAATCTGGTAATATTAACAAACTAAAAAATATGATTAAAAAGATTATAAAGTTGAAGAAAATGCAGAAGAAAATGCAAAGGAACTATAAAGGTTATTTTAAATTTTAATTTAAAAAGGATAATTTTTAATAATAGTGTAAAATGGATGGAAATTGAAGCTGATAAATATCCTATTAAATATGGTTATAAAAAAGAATTTTTATCAGCTTTAAGAAAAATAAAAAATATATTTATCAACAATTATGTAAAGGTCTTTCAGAATCAGAATGTGATGAAAAAATGAAAGAATGGACTAAATGGACTTCCTCTCAACCTATAAAAGATAGAATTGATACAGCTTCAAAAAATTTAATTTCTTTTTTCAAAATAGTATTTTCTTTATTGAAAAGTGGGAATATTGATAAATTAAAAAAAATAATTTACCTACAAAAAATTAAAAAATCTTAATTTTTAAAACTTAAAAAATTTTTAATGTAAGGGGGGTAACTACGTGTGTTTGGATAGATTTTTTTAAATTTATTTTAATAAATTAAACATAAAAGAATATAAAAGGAGAATTTTTAAAATATTATGAGCAAAAAAATACAACTTTCTGAAAATGCCTTTAAAGTAGCAAAGGCAAGATATTTTCACAATGGAGAAGATTGGGAAGCATGTGCTAGAAGAGTAGCTTTATCTGTTGCATCTATTGAAAAAGATAAGACATTTAGAGATAAATTTTTTGAAATTATTTATAATATGGATTTTATACCTGGTGGAAGAATTATAAGAAATGCAGGAAGACCTAAAGGAAGTATGTTAAATTGTTTTGTTTTAAAAATAGGTGATAGTATTGAAGAAATAGGACAATTTCTAAAAGATGCTCTTATTCTATGGTCCGAAGGTGGTGGTGTTGGTTGTAATTTTTCACCATTAAGACCAAAAGGTGATGAAATTTTAGGAAAGGGTGGACAGAGTTCAGGACTTGTTTCTTTTATAGAAGCAGCCGATTCTGTATCAAAAACAATTGAATCTGGTGGACAAAGAAGAGCCGCTGCTTTAGGTTGTGTTGATGTTTCTCATCCTGAAATTATTGATTTTATTAATGCAAAATTAAAAGATGGAAGACTATCACATTTTAATATTAGTGTTTTGATAAATGAAGATTTTCTAAAAGCAGTTGAATTAGATTCTCAATGGACTTTTAAATTTAAAAATAAAGAATATGGAAAAATTCAAGCAAGAGAAATATGGAATCTTATTATAGAGAATATGATTAAGAAAGCAGAACCGGGTCTTTTAAATTCAACAAATCTATTTAAGAATAATTCATATTATTTTGATCCTGTTGTATCAACCAATCCTTGTGTTACAGGTGATACTTTAATTGCTGTGGCTGATGGAAGAGGAAACATTCCGATTAAACAATTAGCTGAAGAAGGAAAAGATGTTCCTGTTTTCTCATTTAATTCAGTTACAAAAGAAGTTGATGTTAAAATGATGAGAAATCCAAGATTAACAAAAAGAAATGCCAAAATTTTAAAAATTGAATTAAATGATGGTTCAATATTTAGATGTACAGAGAATCATAAAATTATTATGAAAGATGGTTTTGAAATTGAAGCAAGAAAAATTAAAGTAGGTGACAGAATTCATCATATGGTTAAAAATTTTGTTAGTAAAAATGGATTAACATTACCAATTTCAATATATAATGGTTATCCAAATAAGAAAGGTTATTGTTTTGAACATAGAATTATTTCAGAATTTTTACTAGGTAGAAAGTTAGAAAATAACGAGAGTGTTCATCATATTGATGGAAATAATCAGAATAATTCATTAGATAATTTAAAAGTAATGGGGCATGGAGACCATACATCTCATCACCAAAAAGGTGATAATAATGTAATGAGAAATAAATGGTGGAATAAAATTAGTGAAGAACGTAAAAGAATATATTCTGAAAATATGAGTAAATCCATATCCGGTAATAAAAATGGTAATTGGTCAGGTTATGATGAGGAAGAACTTAAACAAATAGCTACTGATTTTATTATTAGCAAAAAGAGAGAAATTACTGTTAAAGAATGGATTGATTATTGTAAAGAAAAAGGGTATCCAACTTCATCTAGTTTTTGTTATGGAAATAAAACAATTAAAGAATTTCTTAGCGAAATAATTTCAAGATTAAACAATATTATAAAATTTGAAAATTATTATCAAGTTAATGTTTATAAGAAATTTTTAGAAATCAAAAAATCAACGGATCTTAATGTAATTTTTGAGAATAATTCAATTTATGTTATAAAAATTTGTGAACATTGTGGTAAAGATTTTAAAACAAAATGGAATAATCGAGAAAAATCATTCTGTGGTGTAACATGTTATAACAAATCAAATAAAGCGAAAACTGTTCATAAAAATTATTATAAGAATATTTTAAATGGTAATAAAGAAAGGATAGCTAGAGTTTATATTGAGTTGAAAGATAAATTAAATAGAGATCCATTTTTATCTGAATTAACTAGAGAATGCAGAGAAAATAATGTATCTTTCAATATCATGAAAGATCCTGATGAGAATCATTTTTCTTCTTTTGGAGAAATTCAACAATATGTTGAAAATGAATATTTAAATTATAAGATTATTTCTATCCAAGATGATGGATTTGAAGATGTTTATAATGGAACAGTAGAAGATAATCATAATTTCTATATTTTCACATCTTCTAAAACAATTAATGAAAATAAGAGACAAGGAAATTATATTCTTTCTTGTAATTGCGGTGAAATCCCTCTTGCAAATGGTGAATCGTGTTGTTTGGGTTCATTAGTCCTTCCTAATTTTATCACAGGAACAACAAATACAAATTGGCAAAAATTAGAAAAAACTATTAAATTAGCAGTTAGATTTTTAGATAATGTTCTTGATGTAAATAGATATGCATTGCAAGAAAATGATATTAAATCTCATAATTCAAGAAGAATTGGCTTAGGTATTATGGGTCTTGCAGATTATCTATTTGCAAAGCAAATAAGATATGGTTCAAAAGAAGCATTATCTGAAATTGAAAAACTCATGAGATTTATTAGAGATACGGCATATCAAGCATCTGTTGAACTTGCTGTTGAAAAAGGAACATTTCCTAAATTTGAATCTGTTCCTTATGGTAATTCTTCTTTTGTACGAAAGCTACCAGCTTCATTGCGTTTAGAAATAAAAGAAAAAGGAATCAGAAATTGCACAATTTTAACTGCCGCTCCAACTGGAACAACGTCATTGTTACCCGGTGTAACAAGTGGTATTGAACCATTGATTTTTAAAGCATATAAAAGAAATGATCGTGTTGGTGAAAGGATTTATGTTCATCCAAAATATAAGGAATTATTATTGACAGGAAATTCTATACCTGATTGGTTTGTTGATATGAGAGATTTATCTCCAAGAGATCATTTTGAAACACAATCTATTATTCAAAAATATATTGATGGTGCTGTTTCAAAAACAATTAATTTACCGAAAGGTATAAAAGCTAAAGAATTAAGTAAATTATTAGTAGAGTTTTTACGAGATTTAAAAGGTGCAACTGTATATGTTGACGAATCAAGAGAAGGACAAGTCTATAATTCATTAACGGATGAAGAAGTTAGAAATTATTTATTAGAAAATGAAAAAGAAACGACAGATGATATGTCAGAAGATGATGTAAAATGTACAGTTTGTGAAAGAAATTTAGATGGAACAATGAGCTGTCAAATAAAAAAAGAAGGTTAAAAATGGATAATTTTGTTATATGTCCATATTGTAATCAAAAATTTAAACAGATAACTTTGATTCATTTAAAAAAACACGGAAAAAATTTTGAAGATTTAAAAAAAGATTTTCCAGATGCTAAATTATGTAGCGATTATGTTGTTAATAAAAGAAAACAAACTTGTCTTAATCGTTATGGGGTTGAAAGTACAAATTCATTAAAATCAGTTCAAGAAAAAAAGAAACAAACATTATTAAAAAGATATGGAGTGGATTGTCCATCAAAAAGTGAAATTGCTAAACAAAAAACAAAGAAAACTAATTTAAAAAAATATGGAACAGAGTATGTATTTCAATCTGAAGATGTTAAAGAAAAAATTAAAGATTCTATTAGAAAAAAGTATAATGTAGATAATGTAAGTCAGTCTGAAGAAATTAAGAAAAAGAAAATTGAGACATCTCTTAGAAATAATAATGTTTCGTATTGTATGCAAAATCCTGAAATTTTAAAAAAGAAAAATGAAACGATGATAAAAAAATATGGAGTTATTAATCCTTTACAATCTGATATTATTAAAGATAAATTCAAACAAACATGTATAGATAAATTTGGAGTTATAAATCCATTTGCAAGTGAATCTATTAAAGAAAAAATTAGAAAAACAAATTTAGAAAAATATGGTGTTGAAAATATTTCTAAAAATAAAGAAATTAAGAAGAAACAAAAAAATACTTTATTATTAAAATATGGTGTAGAGTGTCCTTATCAAAATATTGAAATTAAAAGAAAAGGAATGAAAAAATTTTACGATGAATTTATCAATAAAATAAATATTATTTTAAATGAATTAAATTTAATATTATTAGATAGCGAATATATTAATGCTCATTATAATCATCAATGGCAATGTAAAAAATGTGGTAAAAAATTTATAACAAATTGGAATGCTATTCAACAAGGTTATACATGTCCCGATTGTTATCCTAGAAATAATGGAAAATCTAAAGCAGAAGAAGAAATAAATAATTTCATTAATCAATTAGGTTTTGCAACAATTCGTAATACTAGAGAAATTATTTCCCCAAAAGAATTAGATATTTATATTCCAGAAAAAAATATTGCTATTGAATATTGTGGTATATATTGGCATAGTGAACAATTTTTAGAAAAGAATTACCATTTAGATAAATTAGAAAAATGTTTAGAAAAAAATATTAGATTGATTACTATTTTTGAAGACGAATGGATTTTTAAAAAAGAAATTGTTAAAAATAGATTATGCCATATCTTACAAAAAAATAGTGCAAGAATACATGCTAGAAAATGTATAATTAAAGAAATCTCAACAAAAGAGAAAAATGATTTTTTAGAAAAATATCACATTCAGGGAAGAGATATTTGTAAAGTTAAATTAGGAGCTTTTTACGATAATGAGTTAATTGCAGTTATGACATTTTCTCATGGAAATATTTCAAAAGGATCAAGTAAAATAGATGATATATGGGAATTAAATCGTTTTTGTACTAAAACAAATTGTATAATTACTGGTATAACTAGTAAATTATTATCATATTTTAAAAAGAATTTTGAATGGAAAGAAATATTTTCTTATGCTGATAGACGATGGAGTAATGGAGATGTTTACTTTAAATTAAATTTTAAATTATCACATAAAACAAAAGTTAATTATTGGTATATTAAAAATTTTGAAAGAATTCACCGATTTAATCTTAGAAAAACTAAAGATGATCCAAAAGAAATACCTGAACATATTTTGAGATTAAAAGAAGGTTACACAAGAATTTTTGATTGTGGAAATTTAAAATTTTTAATGACTAAAGAAGGTTAAAATTTAAATGATTAGATACCCTCATGGAAAAAGAAAACAGAAAATATCTATAGGTAAAGATTGTTCTGGAATTGAGGATAAAAGTGTTATTATTGATAATAGTGGTGATATAATAATTGGTGATTTTGTTATCTTTAGTTCTGGTTGTAGAATTTACACTCATTCACATTATATTGATAAAAGTAAAACTATTTTACATCAAACAAAAGAAAGAGGTGTAAAAATATCTTCATTAGTTATAGGTGATGATGTCTATTTTGGAGCAAATAGTATTGTTTTAGAAAGTGTGACCAACATACCAAAAGGTTGTGTAATTGCCGCTGGTGCTGTCTTGACAAAGAATCCGATGGGTGAATATGAAATATGGGCAGGTAATCCAGCTAAAAAATTGAAAGAAAGAAAATAGAATAATTTTTTAAATAAGGAGAAAAAATATGTCATTGATTTTAAAAAAGAATGAAGTATGTCCTTATAGTAATATATGTCCTCATAATAAAGGTACTTTTATATGTCAAGGTGCAAACCCAAATCGAACTAATGAATTTGTATGTGATTTTGTAAATGAAAATGGATCATTTAGAGAAGATAGATTTAGAAGTAAACACGATACTACAGGTAAAATGGAAATAATTTTAGAGGAAGAAAATAGATGATTGATTTAGGTGAATTTAAAGGTTTTGTTTTTGAAGTAAATGATAATTCTAGAGAAGTTTTATCAGTAATTCTAGTATGTATTTTAGAAAAGATTCCATACCTTAGATCTGGTTTAGAAAATGCAGAAAAATATAAAGATTATATTCCTTGTGGTTCTCTAGAGTTTTGTCAAAAAATATACGGTAAAATAATTACTCCTAATTATTATCCTTTATTTTGTAATTTAAATAGAAAAATTTGGTACACTGAAGAATGGCCTATTAATCAAAAAGTATTTATTAAACCCGCTGATAGATATAAAAGGTTTACGGGTTTTACTACAGATGGAACAGAAAGAAAAAAGAAGAATGGTCCTTTCTGGTGTTCAGATATTGTTAATTTTATTGATGAGTGGAGATATTATATTGCTAATGGTGAGGTTTTGTTTTCTGGGTGGTATGATGGAATAAAAGAATATGAAGAAGAACCAAAAGCACCAGATTTAAAAATTAAAATACCTAAAAATTATTGTGGAGCAATTGATTACGGAATGACTGATAAAGGTGATTTTACACTTATTGAGGCACAACATCCATTTGCTTGTGGATTTTATGGGGAACATGAAGATAAATATTCTTTTGTTAAATGGTTAGTTAAAGGTTGGAGAAATATGATTGAAACAAAAAAATTTACGGAAATGATTAAGGGAAAAAAAGATGGAAAATGAAAAATATAATGAAGAATATTTTGAAAATTTATTAATAGAATATAAAGAACAACGTGAAGAGCTTAAAACAATGATTATAGAATTAAAAAAGTTTCAAGATAAAATAGGTAAAATATTTCCAGATAGTTTAGATAATAGATATGTGAGATATTTTGAAGAAAAAGTTAAAGCAGTAACTGAATTATATAAAGCAATTTTAGATATTAGAAAAGAAATAAGTAAGAACATTAAAGATGAAATGGAATTTAGAAGAAAGATATCTCCAAAAAATAGTGAAGATGATGATATGAATGACATTAGAAAAATGGTACAAGTAGTAGAACAATATAAAAAAATAAAATCACAGGAGATAATTAATAATGTCGGATGAATTAATGAATGAAGAAATTATTATTAAGAATGAAGAAGATGTTATTGATGAGAGTTTAGAAGAAGATGTTATTGATGAGAGTTTAGAAGAAGATGTTATTGATGAGAGTTTAGAAGAAGAATTTGAATCAATTATTGATTCAGATGTAATTAAGGAAGAAGTAAATAAAACTTTATCTGATTTAAAAGTTAATATTACAGAAGATGATATTAAGAAATATAAAAAAAGTAAACCTAAAAAAGATTTACCGACACCAGATGAAGTTAATGAGATGAGTGATAAAGAAATAATTGAGAAGTCTTCTTCTGAAATAAAAGAACTTTATTCTGAATTTTCATCATTTGTACAAAATAAGACAGGTATAATTGAAGATGCGGGTATAAAAAATACAATCTCAACAGGCATTGATTTATTAGATGCAGTTCTTGGGGGTGGTTTTGCAATTGGAACAATGGGTATGGTTGTTGGTTTTCCTGGATGCGGTAAATCAATGTTATCAATGCAAACAGTCGGATCAGGTCAATTGAAATACAAAGGAAATCTTATAGCAGCATATTTGGATTCAGAAGAGGCAACAACGACAATAAGATTATCAAATCTTGGTGTAAGGTATCCGAAAATAAGGCCATATACAAATATAACGATTGAAAAAACATTTAAATTTATAGAAGGTTTATGTTCATTTAAAGAATTAAAGGAAATTATTGATCAACCTTCTATTGTTGTTCTTGATTCTCTTGCAAATACATTAAGTGAAAAAGAAAGAGAAGCAACAGACATTAATTCAGTTATTGGATATAAAAGTCGTTTGTTATCAATTTTGATACCTAAATATATTAGTAAATTAAGTCATTATAATATTTTATTTCTTGTTGTTAATCAGTTAAGAGATTCGATTAAAATTGGTCCTTTTCAAGAAGCAAAAGAATTGAATTTTATGAGACAAGGAAAGACAATTCCTGGTGGAAATACAGCAAGATTTAATACATTTCAATTAGTTGATATGAAAGTTAAATCAACTTTAGATAAAACAAAATATGGTTTTGATGGAATTATGTGTGAAATAAAATTAGTAAAGAATAAGTTATTTACACCAAATATTAAAACAATTATCGTAGGAAATTTTGTTACTGGTTTTAGTAATTTTTGGACAAATTATGTTTTCTTAGCTGAGAACAAAAGAATAAATACAGGTGCGTGGAATAGTTTAGCATCATATACTAGTAAAAAATTTAGAACTGTTGAAGCTGAAAATTTATATAATACAGATGAATCATTTAAAGAAGCTTTTGATAGAGAGATTGAAGATTGTATTAAAGTAGAAATAAAAGAAAAATATAATCCTGATCTTGGATTTTAGTTTTTATTTGGAACAAATTTAAAATTAAATTTCTATTATAAAATAGTATAAAACAGGAGAATTTTAATGAGCATACAGGAAAAAGTAAAAACATTTGTGGGAGACCTAGTTGAAAATCTTGTTGATAAAAAGAATGATGTTAATATTGAAGTTTCAATTTCTACAAAGACTATTCTAGTTCAAATTAAAACTGCAAAAGAAGATTGTGGTAAGGTCATTGGAAGAAAGGGAAGAACAATCGAATCAATTAAAGTTTTAACTTTAGCATTTAAAAATACTCAGTTTCCACAGGATTCTAAAAATATTTCTGTAGAAATTATAGAGAGTGATAATGTAATAATCAATAAAAAAATACATGGAGATTATTCCGATGTTAAAAAATAGTTCTAAGAAAAGAATTCTTGAAAACTTCAAGGCTTTAGATTATATTTTCTTTGGTAAACCAATTGATGAAGTTGAAACATGTTGTCCATTTTTAAAGGAAGATTATTTAAGTACAAAAGGTATGCTTTTTTCAATAGTAATTGAGATGTATGATTTTATAAACCATAATCCAGAAGATGTAGACATTAATGAAATTTCTGATTTAGTTGAATCTTCAAAAATATCTGCAAAAATAGCAATTGAAAATACTAAAAAGATTTTAAATACAAAAAATGGTAAGAAATCATTAACAGAAGAAGTAAGTAGATCATTAAAAAATGATGAAAAGCAAGATTTAAATGATGTTATTCAAGAAGAAATTAAAAGGAAGGCATTTTCAGTAGCTATTGATAATATTATTATTGCAAAAGCTATTCGTGAAACTAAAGATTATAAAAATCTTAATTCATGGAAAGGTGGAGTATTAGAAGAGGCATATAAAACTATAAGAGATAATCTTATAGAAACAAGTATAATTATTGGAGAATAATTTGACTCAAAAATCAAATGAGTTTGATCAATTAATTAAATTTATTGATGATAATAAAAAAGATACTAATGATTTATTAAATGACATTAATCAATTAGAAGAATATTCTACTAAATATAAAGAATTAAATACTACCAATGGTTTTGATGTAAAACAATTCAAAAGTAGATTAAAACAAGAATTGATAAATGAACATATTAGAAAACAAAATTATGATAGACCTAATATATCTATAACAGAATTATTAGAATGTCCAAGAAGAATTTATTATGAACGAAAAAAATATGATATAGATTTAAGGAATTCTTTTAATTTTGTTTATTTAGGATTAGCGGCAGAAATAGGTAATACAAATCATAAATTTATTCAAGATAATTATGATTTTACTGAAATTGAAAAGACTATTATAAGCGAAAATTATAAAACAAAAGGACGTGTTGATGCAATAAAAAATAATTTTTTATATGAAATTAAACCAGTAGATCAAAAAAATATTAAAAATGCATTTAATATAAAACATTTACAACAATGTAGTATTGGAGCATATATTTTAAATAATGAATACAATTATAGGATTGATACAATAACTATTATTTATTATATAAGAGATAATTTTAGAAAAGATCCTATTTCATTTGATTATAAATATGATGAAAAAATAGGTATATCATTTTTAGAAAAGGCATTAGATTTACATAAATGTCTTGAAAATAACAAATTACCTGAAAAATCAAATAATAAAAATGATTGTGAATATTGTTTATATAAAAATTATTGTTTAAGTGATGAAAAGAAAAGTATAAATAAATTAGAGAATAAAGAAGAAGTGATATTTTTGTTATAAAAAATTAAATATAATGGAGAAACATTTAAAATGAGTATATTGATATTTCCTTTAATTGCAGATAATTCATTATCACCTACAATTATTTCAGGTGTGTGTAAAACAATTGAAAAATATTTAATGATATATAGACTTGATAAATTAACGAAAATTGGAGGATATGCACCATCTGGAAAAGTAGTTAGAATGGTTGCTGGCGCTACAGAGATTATGATTACAAATTATCTGTCTTCAAAATTTGGCAATAAAAAAATTGTAAAAGCTCTAGTCAGAGCGAATAAAAATAATTATGATAAATCTAAAATATTATTATCTGAGGCAGACAATAAACATGTCGTGACTTTGGATGAGTTTTCAGAAAAATTTGAAGATGAAATATTACAAAAAGGTTTTAAAGATTTGGAACATTTTAAAAAAGAGTTTTCGAGTGGAAATGTTGATCAAGACTTAATTGATAGTATTACAGGAATTACAGGAAAATCAGAAAAATCAGAAAAAGAATACGAAAGAATAACAATAAATGAATTGACAAAGGATGATAATGATAAAAAGAAATATGTGAAACCTCCAGAAATTAAATCACCAACTTTAAACGTATCAACATCGTTAGAACCAACATGGACAACAATCTCTGGGGAACATGGAACTCATGTTATTGGTATTAAAGTAGCCGCATATCCTGTAACAAATGCTAAAATATTTGTCCATCAAATGTTAAAAGATAAAGATATGAAAGGCGTTAAAAAAGTTATTAAAGCAACAAGTAGAAATTTTCAGAGATCACTTTTTTATAATGTTATATCAAGAATATCTCCACTTTTAAGATTCTTTGGTATTACAATGTCTTCTTTAAAAGGTGATCCTGTACATGATATTTTAAAAGGAAAATCTGTTTTTAATGAAACACCATTTTTATTATTAAATTATAATGAAATTAAAGATGATTCATTTTTTGCTGATGCTGGAGGAATAGACCAGTTATTTGCTATGGGGTGGAAATCTATTGTTGCTGCTGATGATGTTGGAAAAAGAGCTATATTCTGTATGAGAGAATTTAATGGTTTATGTAATGTAATACCTTATTCTTTTATTTATTCGGGACTTGGTAGAGATGCAATGAATGTTTATAAAGATTTAGAAGAATTAAGAAAATCAACAGCACCGTATTTTTCTTCAAAACAAAGTTCTAAAAAGTTCTTTTCTGAATCCTATATAAAAGAGTTAGTTGAAAAATATGGATCTTTAAATTTTCCTTGTCTTAAAGGAGAATGTGACTAAAAATGGATATTGATCTAAATATTATAAAAAGTAATACAGAAGAAAAAATATTACATTCTGATGAATATCCTTTTTCTTTATCTTTAAAGTGTAATTCATTTGAAAATGAGAAAGATTACGTATCTTTTATTAGAAATTGTGAAAAATTGGTAAGAGGTTCTATTGAATATAAACATTGGAGAGAATATCTTAGAGATGTTCTTGGTGTTACTAAATGTGTTTTAACAGAAGAAATAATAGGTGAAACTTCAGTATCTATCCATCATCACATACCTGATTTATTTACACTTGTTAAATCTATAATTAATAAAAGAATGGATACCGAAGAAAAATTTACAACATTTGAAATTTGTCAAGAAGTAATTGAACTTCATTATATGGATAAAATTGGTTATACACCTCTTATAGATTCATTACATGAAAAATTTCATAATGGTTTTTTAAATATTCCTATTGAATATATTAGGGGTGATTATAACTATTTTATGCAACATTATATGAAATATTTAGATGAAGATGATATTAATAATATTATGCAAAAGATATCTATAAAATTAGAAGATAATCCCAATTATTCTTGGAATAAAGACAATTATCCAGGTTTAGCTGTAGGTTAGGGGATATAATAATATGATAACAATTGAAGATGAAGCTAGAATTCAATCAAGATATCCATTTGATATTGATAATTTTAGCGAGAGATTTAAAACAAAAAATAATTTATTTAAATTTACATCTCCATCTTTGTGGGTAATCGAAAAAAATCTATTTTTCTTACTTAAAAATTCAAAAATTGAAAATTTTGATATAAAATATAGATATAAACCATCATACTTATCATATGATAAATATAAAGTAACAAATTTAGATTTTCTTTTAATGAGAGTTAATAATATAGCTTGTGCAGAAGATTTTGATTTAAATACAATTATAATTCCATCAATGAGTGCAATAATTGAAATATGTAGAGATAAATATTCAAATTCAACAACAGATGAGGTTGAATGGTAATATGCAGATTAATGATAAATTTGTTTTAATTAAAGATGTTGATAATATTTTATATTTGAATAAATCAGAAATTGAAAAAAGAAAAGTTAAAAATGGTAATGTTATTGTAAAGAATACTATTTTAATGCTTGAACATTCTATTAACCATTTTTCATATAATTATATTTCAAAAATTTTAAAAAATATAAATTTATTTTGTGTTGTCTATTTACCAAGTTATCCATTAAATTATTCATTTAATAAAAAAACTAATCAACTTTTAATTAATTTATTTCCTTTTGGTGTTGAAACTGTAAGCCCAACTAAACCAAATCCTTTAAATATATATGCGTGTTTAGCTGGTTCTCTTATTTTAAAAAATGCTGTAACTAAAAGAATTAATGTTAAATCTTCATTTGCATCGCCAATTATAAATTTTTTAACAAGTATGTTTCTTAGATTATTTGGTAGACAATATGGGTTGATCGGAAGGTATTCCCATCAAATTATCAAGATGAAATTTTTAATAGGAGTATATATTTATATTTCATTTTTTGGTTTAAGTTTTAATACTGCTAAAAGATTATCTTTATCATTTGCTCCATTTGATTATAATGAAGATAAAGATATAATTCAAAGATATAATTTTAAAAAATTTGATGATTTATTAGATTGTTTATCAGAAATACAAGTAATGCCTGGAATGAATAAATATTTATTTTTAAGAAGTATATATAAATATTTTCCAAATGTAAATATTTTTCCAATGTTTGAAGATCTAGCAAGATTTGTTTCTATTTTTTTAGCCTCAAATATTCCGGGTTCAAACATGATTACTAAAAGAATTTCAGAATATAATGAAGAAGAATATAATATAATATTAGAAATCTCAAAAATAATATTAAAGGCTAAATAAAGAATGTTTGAAGATAAATCTTTGAATTTATATGGATTTTTTAGAGCAGAGGTTGTTGATAATAAAGATCCTAAAAAATTTGGAAGAATTAAAGTATGGATTCCAGATATAATGCCAAAAATAAGTAGACAAGAGGGTTTATGGGCAGCTCCTGCAAATAATGCTATAGGTGGATTAAATAAAGAAAGTGGAAATAATGAATCATCTTATTATGGTTCTTGTTTAATCCCAAGGAAAAATTCATTTGTTTTAATTTTTTTTGAAAATGGCAATCCTAATAAACCATATTATTTTGCAGCATTAAATCTTCAAAAAGAGAAAGTTTTACCAGAATGTCAAATTGGAGAAAATTATGAAGATAAATGGGTTTTGTTTAAATCATCTGAAGGACGCTGTATTGTAGTATCAGATGATCCTTTTGATTGTAGAGTTGAAATAACTGGTAAAAAAAGAAAATTAAAAGAACCCCCAAGTGGAGATTTAGAATCTGTATATGAAATTGATGGGAACCAAACAACTATTTTATTAGATGAAAGACAAGGAAAAGAAAAGATTTTAATACGTACACATAAGGGAGATTATATAAATTTTGATATAGAAAATCAAAAACTATTCATCAAAATGGAAAGCGATATTGAAATCTCTTCTAAAGGAAAAATTTTATTTGAATCTGAAAATGGAATTTCATTAAAAAGTAAAGAAAGTATTAATATTCAATCATCAGATGATATAAATGTTAAATCTATGAGTAATGTTAATATTCAATCGGCTAATGATATAAATATCAAATCTTCTTCAAATTTAAATTGTAAATCGGATGGGATGAGTAATTATAAAGCGGGTGGTCCTCTAAATTCAGATGGTTCTATAATAAACGATATGATGGGTCAAGCAAATGATGCTAATGAAGCAACTGATGCAGATTCAGTAAATCCAATTGGTGAAAGAGATTAATTATGGGATTATATAAAATAGGAATATGTTCAAAATTGGGCACTTTATTAGATTCAAATATTTCAAGTTTAAATAGAGCTAAATCTTCTATTATAAATTTAAACGATAAATTAGTTGATAAATTAGCAAATATACAATGGTCAGCAGATAATGATGTTAATAATGCAATATCATCTATAAATAATAATTATTCGGAAATGATTCCTGAATCCGATGAAACTGATGAAATCATAGATATGATAAATGAATGTAATTTTTTATCAGAGACTATATATCAATCACCTATAGCTTTAGTCAAAAATTTATCAGATCCTATAAAACAAAAAGCTGTTGATTTTATGTCTAATATTTGTGATAACCTTCCTGAATTTGACGGTGTTAAAATGTATAACGAAATTGTGTCAAAAATAAAGACACAAGGTTTTAAAGAATTAATAGATGGTACAAGTAAAATAATTACTTGTATAAATACACTTTGTGATCAAAATATTCAAGAAAAAATAAATATATTTCAATCTATTTTAACAGAATGTAAAATGGATAGTGAAGGAAATCTTTCAATATCAAATATATTGGGTGATGTTGGTATTTCAGATCAATCAAAAATTGATAATTTTACAAATTTAATTCTTGAAACTAATAATGTATTTGATAATATAGATTCTAATCTTTCTTCTGTTGTTGATTCATTCAAATCTAATCTTCAATTTTAAAAATCATTTAGAAAAATTCCATTATATCAGCCTTATTATTATATATATGTAATTAAAAAGACACATGGAGGTTTACTTTGATTACATTTACAATAGAGAACAAAAAGAATGTTGGGATATATAATAATAATGAATTGTTTATGAATATTAATTTGATAACATCAACAGTTACAAATAAATTTAATATTATTACTGAATTTATTGAAAATATATCTAAAAATATTGAAGGCTTTGATGAATGGTTTATTTCATTTTTAAGTGAATATTCAAGATCAGATAATAGATTTAAAATATTAGAAGATAATATAGAAAATATTAAAAAATTTGCAGATAAATATATTGATTTTATTAATATTGATCTTTCTAAATTTGTTGATGAAACTAAAGCTAAAAAGAATAGTATTTTATTTTTAGAAGATGAAATTGAAAAAATTATTAGATTTTCTTCTTATCTAAAAATTTATTCGTTTATTTCAAATTGTGAAGATTTTATGTTAGATAAAAGAAGTAATAAAATAATATATAATCTAATTGCATCAGATATCACAAAAGATTTAACATATAAAATATTTAATATTGTTAAAACTAAAACATATAGATATAATCAGACTGATAAATATATGTGGGATTATATTAAAATGGTTCAATGTAAAACTATTGATCTACATGTAATTCATATTTTTAATTTTATAATGAATAATATAATAGTTTTATGTAATGAAGATAGAAATCCTATTATTTATTTTGTTACAGTTATTGATGAATCTGTTAGATGGTTTCTTAGATCAATTTATAAAAGTTCTGTTATATATGATGATTCTGTTTCAACAGAAGATATTCAAAGTGTAAATGTTGATAATCTAAGAACTTATTGTTATAATGATACATTAGGAAGATTAAAAGGTATAGCATATGATAAAATTCATACACAACTAGAACCCATTCCTATTACATTTGAAGAAGATGAAAATAAAAATGATTCTGAAAAATTTGTAGTTCAATTACAACAAAGACTTGAAAAAGTAAAACACATTTCACCATTTTGTAATTTTTTAGTATATCCTATTTTATCAAAGGTAACAGGTATTCCTTATAATCACATGAAGACATTACCACCGGATCATGCTATTATTTTATCATTATATATTCAAAAATTATTATTTAAAATATTTGGTGATAAGTATCATTCTATTTTTAATATTTTATCATATTATCCTAGAGAAAAAGTACACCAAGTATCCACTTCTTATAAATTAAAAAATTTAGAATTTTTTATTAATTTATCAGATCAATATAAAAATTTTCTTGGGTTTAATTCTAAAATTCTGTTAGCAAATATGTTAGCTAATTTTATAGGTAAGACCACAAGAATAAAATTTACAGATATATTAAATGGAAAAAAATTAGATGGTATACCTTTAAGTAAAATTGAAGTAGATATAATTGAATTTTTTGTTTTATTCTTTTCAGGTAAATTAGATCATTATTTTGAAAAAATGAAAAAGTTGATTGAAAATGAATTTTAAGAACAAAATTAAAATAAGTAAAATAATGGAGATATCTCATGAAAAAAAGTAAAAATATATTTAAAAAATTAGAAAAAATTTTAGAACATATTGATATTGAATTAAATTATGATATTGATTATAGATTAAGGTGGTTATTAGATAAAGATTTTAGAACTCAACATTTTGAAAAGAATCCAGAATGTTTTATTACGGTACGAATTGGTGATAATAATGTTCCTTTTTTTCCCATTTGTAATAGAACAGCACTTCAAGATAGAAAATTTGTTAGAATGGGATTAACTGCTGCTAAAATGTTATTAAGGAGAAATGATATTAATAAACAAAGTGTTTATGATGCTATTTCTAAACTCTCAAGTGTATTAGGAAAAAAAGCTCTTCCATAAAATTTCTTAAAAGAGGCTATTGAATGTTAATTAAATTAATGGATGTAAATAATTTTTGTAAGAATTTAAAGCCAGTTAAAACGTCAACAACAGTTACAAAATCTGATGAATTTCATGAAGGCGGAATTTTCTCAGAGATTATATTTGGTCCTTTAGGTAGCTCTTTAAGAACAAATACTTATTCATATATAGAATTAAATTGTAAAATTATTCATCCTACTGCATTTAAGATTTTGAAGCAATTGGATAGAAAAATAATTGATTTTATATCTGTTGAAAAAACTTTTAATTTAGATACAAATGGTATTTTACAAGAGGATGAAAAGGGTATAAACGGAATTAATAATTTTATAAAGATTTTTCCTAATATTAATTTTAGAGAACACACACCAGAAAGAAAAAAACTATCAGATATGATTAAAGGTGCATTTAAACAAGGAACCTTATTTGTAGATAAAATTCCAGTTGTTCCTCCTGATTTTAGACCAATATATAAAGATAATGAAGGAAGATGGATTCAGGATAAAATGAATAATTTTTATACTTCTCTAATTACTAGAAGTATATCAATTAAACCAATAGATGTAAAATCACCATTTTTTGATATTTTAAATTTTAATATTCAAAAATCTGTAAATGATTTAGATGAATTTACTAGAGAAAAAATTTCTCATAAATATGGTTTAATAAGATCTAGTATTTTAGGTAAGCGTGTTGATTATTCAGGTAGAGCTGTTATTTCTTGCGGACCAGAATTAAGAGGTGATGAAATAGGAATACCTTTTAAAATGGCTATTTCACTTTTTGAGCCATTTATTTTACATTTAATTTTATATTCACCTATTGAAAGAAAAGAAATAATTAGAAAAGAAATTGAAAATTTTACAAAACAAGAAGTATCAATTGATACAATTAAAAAAATAATGACATCAATTAAGAATGGTGATTATATACCACCTAAATTATATAAAATTTTTTATGACATAACAGAAACATCTATGAAAGATCGTTTAGTTTTAGCAAAGAGAGATCCCGTATTACACCCAGAATCAGTAAGAGCTTTTACTCCAATTCTTATAGAAGGAAATACAGTAAGAATTTCAAATTTAGATGTTGGTGGTTTTAATGCCGATTTTGATGGAGACCAAATGGCTATTTTTCATCCTTTATCAAATGAAGCACAAGAAGACGCTAAAAAGATGACAAAATTAGTTTCATCAACATCTTCATATTCTTTAGGATTTGCATTATCAAAAGAAGCCTGTGCCGGTTTATATATTTTAACAAAAGATTATTCATCAAGAAAATCACCAATAACATTTAATCTTAGTGAAAGAGATAAATATAGTGATCCAACAATACCTACAATCTATAAAAATAAAAGAACAACATTAGGAAAAGCAATTTTTAATAGTTGTTTCCCTTCAAACTTTACTTTTGTTGATAAATTAATAACTAAAAAAGAAATTAATGAATTATTTTTAAAATTAACTAATAAATATGATAGAGAAACTATTTTAAAGACATCTTTTAACCTGCAGAAATATGCTTTTAAATTTGCTACGCTTTTTTCACCCTCAATAACTCTTGATGATTTAGAAATTCCTGAAAAAATTTATAGATTAAAAAAGAAACTACAAAATGCATCAACCGAAGAAGCATCAAAACTTTTAAATGAAATGAAATTAATGATGATTGATCATTTAAAAGATACGGGGTTATATGATTTAGTAGAATCTGGTTCAACAAAAGGATGGGATCAACCAACACAAATATTAATAGCCAAAGGTATTATTGCAGATACACAAGGAAATATTTTACCAACAATTAAAAGTTCACTTTCTGAGGGTCTAAAACCAACTGAATATTTTAATGTTTCTTATGGTGCAAGAAAAGGAATTATTGATAGAGTTTTAAATACAGCTGAAACAGGTTATACTACAAGACAATTAATTTATTTATTAAATTCTGTGGAATTAGATTTATTTTTAAAAGATTGTGGAACTAAAAATTGTTTAGAAGTTAAATTAACAAAAGATATAATTTCTCGTTTAACTGGTAGATATATAAAGATAAATGATGAAGTTGTTGAATTTAATAAGTCTAAATTTAAACCTGGAGATATAATTCAATTAAGATCTCCAATTTATTGTGAAAGTCCTAAAATATGTCATACGTGTTATGGAAGATTGTTAGAAAGACATGGTACACCATTTGTTGGAATGTATGCAGCTCAAGTAGTTGGTGAAAGTGGAACTCAGAATATTATGAGAACCTTTCATAAAGGTGGAGCAATTAGTCTAATTAAACGAGATATTTTAAAAGAAATAATTAATAATAATGTTAATTTAAAGTCTAATATTGTAAATAAATATTTTAAACAAACAGATCAGAAATTGTATTGTAATATAGAATTTAAATTAAAATTAGATTTATCAGATTATACTGAAAATTCAAATTTATTTATTAATGAAAATGAAAGAAATATATATCTTAAAGGTTTGTTATGTATTGTTACTGCAGATAATATTGAATTTGATGTGATTTTGGATTATTCTGTAAAAATATTTTATAATGAATTAACCAAAACAGATAAAAAGATAATAATTGAATATAAAAAAGGTGATTTAATTTTAGATGTTCCTATTGAATATCAAGAAATAAAAGAAAGTATTCTTTATCTTAAAAGAATATTATCTGGTAAAGAAATTTTTAAAGATAATAATCATTTATTTTTAAAATTATATAAAGTTTATGAAAATTTAAGTAACTTCGATCTTGTTCATCTTGAAGTTTTATTATCTCAATGTATGAGAGATAAAAAAAATGTAATGATACCAGCAAGATTAGGTTCTAATCCATTTGATCCAACATTATTAAACATCAAGAAGAATGTTTTTTCTACAAGTTTCTTACAAGGTTTAGCATTTGAAAATATAGGTGAAGCAATAAAGGTTGGGTTGACTTCAGATCAAGAATTACCACCTTCTATGATAGAAAAAATACTAACTGGAAAAATAGTAGAGAGACGATAATGATACAATTTAAAAATTTAAGACAATATACTCATGTAGTAAATGCAATTAGATGGTTATTTAAGAAAAATCCTTATATTTTAGTATTTTTCTCTGAAAATACTACACTTTTAGAGTGTTATGAAAAATTAAATATTTTAAAAATTGATGTTAGAAATGTTATTATTCCAAGAACAAAAATACCGGTTACATTCCTAACGACAAAATTAAAAACAGCATACAGATCATTAAAAATATATCCATTTCAACATAATCAAAAACCACCAGCCAAAAGAAGTCTTCTTTATGATACATCTATCTATACTTCTACTATTGATGAATTATATAAACCAAGTAATTATAGAACAAGATCTGGTGTTTTGATAAAAAGAAATGTTGAAAATGCTTTTTATCAATTTGCAGATTATGAAAAAGTTTTGATGTATTGTATTGATTTAACAAAACCATTTAATAAGAATTGGGTAAATAGAAAATTTTATTTATTTATAAGAGATCTTAAAAAGCAAGATTTTGATTTTGACCATCTTTTATTAACATTAATAACTGAAAAAGGTGTGAAGTATAGATTATTAGTAAAAAATAAGCAAGTAAATTTTGAAAGAATATTTCCAATTTTAAAAAGCTTAAAATATAAAGGTAGTTATGAAGAAGATGAAGAAGATGGAGTTGATGTTGATGATCGAGAAGATGAAGAAATTATTAAACATGCTACAAAAAAAGTTATAGATAATACAAAAAAAGATTTATTATCTAAAAATGTAGAAAAGGTAAAGACTAGCGTAAATGATTTATTAAATAAAGAAAAAACATTAGCAAAGAAAATAATTAAAGCTGATAAAAATGATCCAATTATTAAAAAGACAGCAATACAGTCTGTTATATATAAAAATACAAATAATTTAAAAATTTCAAAAAATGTTACTAAAACAATACCAGATAACAAAACAAACAAAGTTTTGAAAAAAGTTGAAAAAGAATATGTTGACGAGTTATTAGTAAAAGAAAAAACGAAATCACTATCATCAGATAAAGTGATAGAAACAATGGATATTGAAAAACAAATAGGCGATAAAAATCCATCTCAATTATATCAAAAAAGAATTGTTGATTTTAGCTATAACTTTAAAAAAGATTTAACAAATTCGTTTAAAACTTTAGAGAAAAAAGATATTAAGCTTAAAATTCAAGACATTGTAATTGAAGATAAAAAAGAAAGACCTGGAGAAATAAATAGATCGGATTTAAATGTTGTTAAAGTTGAATTAAAAGATATGTTTAATAATAACCATACTGTTTCTATTGAGGTTCCTAAAATAAATCCCGAAACCGGAACATTTAAATTAAATGGTGAAACAAAATATCTTGTTAATCAAATAATATTATGTCCAATAAGTTTTCCAAAACCATATGATTCAAGATTTACCAGTTCATATTCAGCATTTCATATAGAAAGTTTAAAGTATAAAAACGAAAGATATCTTAGAATTTTTATGGGTAATTACAAAATACCTTTAATCATATTAATGTGGTTTACTTTTGGATTTGATAAAACAATGACATTATTTGATCTTAAATATAATATATCGGAGGAAAATCCAAAAGATCAAGATAAAGTAATTCAAATAAATAAAGATAAGTATTTATATTTTACAAATATTAATTCTGAATTAAAAAAACAATTATTTAATTCTCTTCTTACTGTTAAATTTGAAGAATTTGAATCAGATAAAAATTTTGGAGAAAATGAATATTTTAATGATCTTATAATCTTTATAACAGGGATACGACATTCAACATATATGATCTCATTAAATCTTGAAAATATTGTTGATCCTGTAGTTAAGCAAGTTTTAATCAATCAAAATTTACCATATGAATTAGATAAAATAATGAAATATATGTCTTTGAAGGTTATTGAAGGAAAGGTTGATGATAGGAATGATTTAAAAAATCAAAGAATAAGAGGTTCTGAGGTTTTAATTCATTTAATTCAAAAACAAATACTAGCAGAATATACAAAATATAAAGAACAAGTTTTATCTGGAAATAAAAAAGCAAAATTTGAAATTAATCCAACTGCAACATTATCAGCATTTATTAATTCAGAAATTGTCTCAACATTAGAATTTGCAAATCCAATTGAGGAATTAGCAGCTATAACTAAAATTACACCCGTAGGTAAAAATTTAGGTGGTGTACCAAGTAAAGAATCAATTCAAGTTGAAATGAGAAATGTTCACCCTTCTTATTATGGTAATATTGATCCAATTGATACACCCGAAGGTGAAAATATAGGTGTAAATCAACAATTAGCTGTAAATGCTCTTATAACAAGTGCAAGAGGATTATTTAAAGATAAAAAAATAAGTGATACTGAGGGATCTGGAATTTTATCAGTATCTTCTTCTATGATTCCATTTGTTGAAAATAATGATGGTGCTAGGATAATGATGTCTTGTGCACAGATGAAACAGGCTTTACCACTAAAAAATCCAGAACCACCTATTGTTTTATCTGGTTATGAATCTATTGTTTCTGAATATTTATCTAATAGTTTTATTAAAAAAGCTCCATTTAAATGTAGAATTTTAGAGATTAATCGAGATTTTATTTTAGTTTCTGATGAAAAAGGAAAAAAACACAATATAGATATTAAACCAATTCATTTAAAATCTGGATTTGGAAGAGACACATTAAGCGTATTTATACCGGTTGTAAAAACTAATCAGGTTGTACAAAAAGGTCAAATATTAGCAGAAGGTAGTGGTATTAAGGATGGAAGTCTTTGTTTAGGTAGATCTTTTCTTATTGGATATATGCCATATAAAGGATATAATTTTGAAGATGGTATTGTTATAAACGAAAAATTAATAAAGGAAGATAAATTAACATCTTTACATGCTATTATTGAAGAAGTTTTAGTTGAGGAAAAAGATAGAATTTTAGAAATAATTGACATTGGTTCAAGTACAAAAAAAGGAGAACCTTTAATAAAAAAAACAGTAGGTACAATTGAAGAATTATTAGGTTATGAAGAAGATGAAACTATAAGTAGAATAGGACAAGATATAATAAAGAAGAGTCCCGGTGGTGTTGTTGTAGATATTGAAATATATACTAATATTGGAGATAATAAATTTCCAAAAATTAAATATTTGATTGATCGAACAAGAGAAAGATATGGATTATTACCAAAAGATAAATTTTATGTAAAAGGTAAATTAATTAAAGGTATCTTGATTAAATTTAAAGTTCAACAGGAATTTAAAATAGGTTTAGGTGATAAATTAACAGGTAGATATGGAAATAAAGGTATTATTTCTTTAGTTGAAAAAGACGAAAATATGCCAAGAACACCATGGGGAGAAAAATTAGATATTGTACTTAATCCCGTTGGTATTATTGGAAGAATGAACATTGGTCAGTTATTTGAATTATATTCAGGATTAATATCTAAGGATTTAGCTTTAAGAATTACTAAAAATAATTCTAGAACTAATGTTATTTCTTTATTGAAAAAAGTATTGACATTATTTGACAATAGTAAAAATAAAGAATTTTCTACAAGATTTATTAATAATATTTCAAATCTAAGTGATAATCAATATAAAATATTTATTAAATCTATTGTTGAAAGAGGATTTTTCCCTCTTGTTTTTATTCCTTTTCAATCACCAAATTTAAATCAGATAAAATCTGTAATGAAAGTTTTAAATTTACAATCTGGATATAATTTATATCTTCCAGAATACAATATAAAAACACACCATAAAGTTCCGGTGGGATATTCTTATATTAGTAAGTTGGAACATATTGCTGAATTAAAAATTCATGCAAGATCAACGGGTAAATTAACAAGATTAGAACAACCCACTGGTGGTAAAAAATTAGAAGGTGGTCAAAGGTTTGGAGAGGCCGATACTATAGCAACATTATCTTATAATGCAGTACATTTATTATCTGAAATGATGGGTCCTTTATCTGATGATAGATCATCTCAAAATGAAATGATATCTGAAATTATACAACAAGGGAATACATCATTTAAATATACAAAACAATCTTTAGCTAGGGAACAATTAGATGCATATTTTAATGCTCTAATGTTAGATGAAAGGAAATTATTATGATAGGTGAAGAAAATATTAAAACATTAATAAAACAATCATCTCCAACATTAGAAATTGAAGAAGATGATGATAAAAATTTAGTTGAAATGTCTAGTAATGAATATGATAATAATAATTTATTGGATAGTATAGGCAAAGAGAACTTTAAGGAAGTTTATTCAAATTGTTTTATATTTATAAAACAATATAAATTAGAAGATAAATTAGAATTAAGTAGAAAGATAATTCAAAAAGTTCAAGAAGTTTATAATTTTAATTTTGTTAATTTGATTGATTGTACATCTGAATCAGATTTTGATAAACTTTTACAATTTTTAGAATGGTTAGAATATGATAATGTAGAATTTTTTACTGATCTTTTAATTAATTTAAATATTGATTTTAAAACTAAATTTGTTAAAGAATTTTTTTTAAATATATGGAATAAAATTGAAATATTTATTTTTGAAAAATATAAATATAATAATTATTTTCAGAGAAAATTTCTTCAAGAAAACAATAAAGAAAATATTATTGATTTTTGTTTTAAAAACATGCAAAAAAATAAAACATTAATTATTGAAGAAATTATTAAGAAGGGAGAGAAATTATGAGTAATGAATTAACAATTAGAAAAGGTAAGATTGTTTTATTTAGAATTCCCAGAGAATTATTAATTGAAGCTTTACCTACCCACGATGGTATTGTTTTTAATTTTAAGGAAGGTTTTTTTCTAAATTATCAAGATAATTATTTACCTATAGAAATTAAAGAATTAATTTCATCTACTTTAAAAAAGCCAATAAAAGCAAATATAGATATCGATTTTTCAAGTAGGACAACACCCATTAGAATTAACATGGAATAGTCTATATATATTAATTAATGAAAAATAAATACAAGGGAGGTGTTTTTGTGAAAATTAAGAAGTTTTGTCTATAGGAAAAATTTTTATTTTTTTAAATGTCTAAATTATTAAGACAAAATGGAGGAAACATGGTAAGAATAGTAGAATCGAATTTTAGAACTATTATTAATAATTCTATTTCATTGGAAAATTTAATTACCGAGTTAAATGTCGATGTCTATCCTATTACATTAGTTAAATTATTAATTTGTAAAGAATGGATTAAAAATTGTTTCACAAAAGAAAATAAATTAAAATTTAAAATTGATAATTATGATTGTGATGTATGTAAAAAGACAAATAATGTTTGTAGACAACATAGATCTATAAAACGTGTAATGAATGCAAATTCAGTATTATATATTTCAGATATGGATTGTTATCTTTATAAAAATGAAATTTTCAAAACATTAAATGATAAGCTTATTATAATTTATTGTTCTCATACGAAATTAATAAAAGATGAGATAACCGAGGAAAAAGTAAAGAGATTATTACCAATAACCGTTTATAATCCCGATTCATCCGTTATTTTTCCAAGAATTTTAAAGAAAACAGAAATAGATTCAAATACATTTATAAATAAAAGATTTTGTTGTTGGTTTAATGAAGAATTTTCTATTGTAATTAATCCTTATAATGTTATAAATTCAGAAAATAATAAAAAATATAAGGCCGAGTGGTACCTAATTCCCAATATTGTAAAAAAGACAAAGAAGGAGACAATTAATGAAGTATGAAGATTTTTCTGATTTAAGTAATACTGGGTTCTCCGTAAAAGAAACAAAAAAGCCTGAAGATGAGTTTTTCCATTCAATTTACATTGCAGGCAAGACAAGAACAAATCATATTGGAGTTTCCGAAGAAGCAAATAAACTTCAAATAAGAGGATTTAAATATAATCTTGATGAAGTTAATATGATTATTACTCACATTAAAGAAGTTCTAGTTAAAACAGTTAAAGAAAATGGTCAAGATAGAGTAGGGTGTTTTAGTTATAAAACAGGTAAGGTTTGGAAAGGTACAAGTGGTAATATTTGTGGTAGAAATTCAGCAGAAAGAGCAGCATCTCCATTTTGTAAAGATTGTAAAAGCAATCTTATAGTTTCGGGTATGATTTGTTCTCCAAATGGTAAACCATTAATAGATGAAAATAATAAAGCTGTATTTGGATTTATTAGAGGAAAGGGAATTAAGTATTCTAATATTTCCGAATATTTAACATCATTATTTAGATTGGATCTCGAACCTCTTATTTTACCATCAACAGAAGAAACAATGAAGTTAGAAAAGAGTATTATTAATCATAAGAGATTTGTAACAAAGATTACAATCGGTTGGAAACCTTCAAGATATGGTGATAAATCAGTCTTTGATCTTGCAATGGGAATACAAATACCAGATGATTATGTGAAACAAATTGTCAAAAAGGCAAAAGAAATTTTACCACAATTTAATGAAAAATTTGATTGGTCTCAAACTTTAGGAAAAGAACAAGAAGCAACAGATCAAATTAAATTCGAAGATAATAAACCAAAAGAAGAAGAAAAAACAATGGAAGAAGTGACAGGTGAATCATTTTCTTTAGATGATATTGTTTTTTAAGTTTAGCTCTGTAAAAAGATTAAAAGAGGCCGGAACGGCCTTGTAAGCCTAGGTAAACTTGTCTCAGTAGAGATATTGACTAGGAAGCTCCCGCTTCTCAAAGCGGGAGACAGTTCACCAAGAAGAAATAAGTTAAAATCCGGGTTGGATGAATTATATTTTTATCCAACCCGGATTTTTTTCGAGAAAAATGTGTGAATAGGAGAATAGTGAATGAGTAAAGAAATTGCATATGTTGATAAACTAAATATAGCTAGTTCAAATATTGAACATCTTAAAACAATTATAAAAAATAATATTAAAAATGTAATAAAATGTTGGAATAATGGAAAATATATAGGTAAAAATAATTTTCACATTATCGGTCCCGCCGGAATAGGTAAAACACAATCATGTTTTCAAATAGCTGAAGAATTATCAAAAGAATTAAATATTAAATTTGATATTGTTAAATTAAATAGTTCTGTCCTAAGAAGAGATGATATGTTATGTCCTTTTCCAGATCCAGAAAATAAACAATTTAGTATGTTATTTAGTGATTTTATTCCAAAAGATGAAAATTCCTTTGGTTTATTTGTTATTGATGAAATGGGTAGAGGTGATCATGATTTACAGCAATTAATGTGGCAAATTCAAAATGAACATAGATTACATACACATGATTTTCCAAAAGGTTGGTTTATTATCACATTAGATAATCCAGATGATCAAGAATATTCAATGAATACATTGGAAGATGCCGCTGGTTTAAGAAGAAGTGTTCATATTTATTGTGATTTATCAGTTGATACATTTTTAAAATATGCTGAAAATCAAAAGTTTCATAAGTTTGTAATTGATTTTATTAAACATAACCCCAAATTTTTATATGATTTTGAATCCCAAAGAAAAGGAAGAGTATATTCAAATCCAGCATCTTGGGAGAAATGTTCAGATATTTTATGGGGATATGAAATGAATGGTGGTATTGAAAGTAATTTAAAAAATCTTAATATAATTTTTCCAGGATTATTAAATATGTCATTGTCTAGAATTTTTATTGATTTTGTAAAGGATTCTAGTAATAAAATAAATTATGAAGAAATCATAAATAATTTTGAATCCAATAAATCAATAATAAATAAATTAGATAATCTTAGTTTAAATAGACTTTTTGAATCTATAATGAATCATTTAGAAGAAAAACCAGAATTAAATGATCAACAAAAAAGAAATATTGCCTTATTTTTATGTGATATTCCTTCAGATATAGGTGTAATGTTTTTTACATTTATAGCACAAATGGCAACAAAGGATAGAGATATATATTTATATTTGATTCGTTTACAAAGTGTATTTATTAACGATGTTAGTGAATATAAAAATAAATTCTTTGAAAAAATGCATAATTTAAGTAAAAAAACATTTAATGAGTGATTAAAAATGCATGATAATAAAATAAATGAGGCAATAGCATCTCTTATTTTAAAAGATAGTTATTGGGGATATTTATTTTCAAATATTGATAGAAGAAAAATTTCTTTAAAAAATATACCCGCTGGATTATTTGCAGTGTATTTAGATGAAGATGGAGAAATTTTTCTTCTTTATGATGAAGATGATTTAGAAAATACAGATATTAAAGTAATTGAAAAAGTTCTTCAACATGAAGGTTATCATATTTTAAATAAACATCTATTAAGATTGAAAACCTTAATAGAAGAATATTCTGAAAATGAAAGAGAAAAAGTAATTGATTGTTGGCAAAAAGCTTCTGACTTTTGTGCTAATTATTTATGTAAAATGCCTAGAGTTGTAAAAATAAATAATAAACATTTTTATCCTTTATTTGCAGATTTATATAAACTTCCAGATAAATTATCTTCTGAAGAATATTTTTATGAATTATATAATAAAAATAATTCAGATAAAGATAATTTAAATGGTAAGGGAGGAAAAAATGGAATTTCTGATAATGTTTCTTGTAATAGCGATATTAATTCTGAGAATGAAGAGAATGTAAAATCCGATAATAATGAGAATAAAGATAATGAAAACATAAAAGATAATAATTCAGATAATGAAAATAATGAACATCAATATATAGATTTAAAAGAAACAGATATTACTAAAGCTGGTGATATATGGATTAATAATAAAATGAAAGTTAGTCCAAGATTTATTGAGACAAAAATAAATAATATAGTTTATAACGCATATAAACAGGTTAGAGATAAAGGAAATTTATCTGCAGATGTTAAAGAATTAATAGATGATATTCTTAAACCACCCAAGATACCTTATTATTATATTATTAGAAAAATAGTAAAAGGTAACATTAAAGCAAAAGAAACATTTGCTTATTCAAAAATTAATAAGAAAAGAAGTTATGCCTTTTATTATAAACCTATGTTATTTCTTCCTTTTCCTGGAAGACAACCAAGTAAATCATTTTCAATTGTAATAATTCTTGATACATCGGCTAGTATGAACAGGGATAGAGTTTTAGAAGGATTATCTGGTATTAAGAATTTTATTGAAAATGATAAATATTGTAAGATTACAGTTATTGAAGAAGATGTTAAAATCCAGAAAGAATATACAATAAAAAGATTAAGCGATATTCAATTCAATATTAAAGGAAGAGGTGGAACATTTTTATCACCCGGATTAAAAAGAAGTCTAGAATTAAGATCAGATATAACCTTAGTTTTTACGGATGCAGAATGTGAAAATTTAAATGAATTTGATAGAAATTTATTACCTAAAAAAACAGTTTACGTCATTCCTAAAAATAATTCAGATCATTTGATAAATAAAACTGGTTATATTGTAAGAGCTGATTATTAAAAATTTTTTTAAAAAATGTAAGAATTTTAAATTTTCTTACATTTTTTTTAATTTTTTTGAATTAATTTTTTTCTATATATATTAATTAGTGAATAAAAATAAAATGAAAGGGGAGCTTTTATGGAAAAAACATCAAGAACATTTAACGAAACACTTTTGGAGTTTTTAGATGTTATTGGATTAATGGAGTCAACACACTCAAGTTTGGATTCTATAATTAAATGGCAAGTTACAAGTGGGGAGATTAGTAAAGAGGAAACTGAATTAATAAAAGAAAAAATAGGCAGCATAGACGAAATGGATTATGTTGCATTATTTTCTCAAACATTTCAGCAGTATTATTCACAGGATGATCTGGAAGAAATTCTTCTATTCATGAAATCCCCCATTGGAACTAAATTTAGGGAGTCAACAATTGAGTTGATTCCTAAATTAAATGACATAACGATTCGTTTTATTAACGGTTTATTTAGTGAAAATTGTTAGGTGAGAAAAAAAGAAGACCTATTAATTTGGTCTTCTTTTTTCCTTAAAAAATAAAAGAGGTAAAAAATGGAGATAAAAAGAAAATTAGCTTCGGTGAGAATTATTAAAGATATTTTACCTATTGAAGATGCTGATTTTATTGAATTAGCTATAGTTGATGGTTGGCAATGTGTTGTCAGAAAAGGTGAGTTAAAAAAAGGGGATAAAGTAATTTATTTTGAAATTGATTCATTTCTACCAATACGACCAGAATTTGAATTTCTAAGAAAATCATCGTTTAAAAGAATTGAAGAATTAGATAAAGAAGGTTTCAGATTAAGAACAATGAAATTTAAAGATAGAATTTCTCAAGGTTTAGCTTTATCATTTTCAAAATTAAATTTGAATGAAAATGATTTTAATGTTGGTGATGATTTAACTGATTTATTAAGTGTTGAAAAATATGTAAAACCCATTCCTATCTTTATGAGTGGAAAAATAAAAGGTTATTTTCCAGGGTTTATAAGTAAAACAGATCAAGAAAGAATTCAAAATTTACCCCATTATTTTGAAAAATATAAAAATGAATTTTTTGAAGTGACAATAAAATTAGATGGTACGAGTTCAACATATTTTTATAGAGATGGTGAATTTGGATGTTGTAGTAGTGAATTATATTTAGATGATTTAAGTGAAGATAATGAATACAATATTTACATTAAAATTTCTAAAGAATTATATTTAAAAGAGATATTATCAGAATTTAAAAATAATATTGCATTACAAGGTGAAATCATTGGTCGTAAAATTCAAAAAAATAGAGAAAGATTAGCAGAGAATGAATTATATATTTTTAATATTTATGATATTGACAGAGGAATGTATATGGAACCAAGTAAAAGATATGATTATTTAGAAATGTTAAATTGTTTAGCATCCAAGTATAATGTTAAAATTAAACATGTTCCAATTTTATCTAAAAATGAAAGAATTTTTAAAAAATATGATACAATAGATAAGTTATTAGAATATGCGGATGGACCTTCTTTAAATCCTAACAATAGAAGAGAAGGAATTGTTTGTAAATCAGTGAATGAAAGTAAAGAAAGAATTTCTTTTAAGGTAATAAACAATAAATATTTACTAAGAAATACTGATTAAAATTTAAAAAAATTAAGGAGAATAAATGAGCGATTACACATCAAAAGATATAAAAGTATTAGATGAAATATCACATATTAGAAATGCGCCAGGAATGTATATTGGATCAACAGAAACACCGACACATTTATTAGAAGAATTATTAGATAATGCTCTTGATGAATGTTTAGCTGGATATGCAAATATTGTTGGAATTTATATTGATACAAAAAATAGTAAATATACGGTATGTGATAATGGTAGAGGAATGCCTATTGAAGACGGTGTCCCCATTACCGTTTCAACAAAGATGTTTAGTGGTGGGAAATTTAAGAATATGAAAACTGCATATAATATATCAGTTGGTATTCATGGTGTGGGATTAACAGCAGTAAATGCATTAAGTAATTTTTATGAAATTGAAATTTTTAAAAATAAAAAACATGGTAAATTTACATTTGAAAATGCAAAAATTAAAAATGAATTAATAGAAGATTATAATAAAGAAGAAAAACCTTTCTCAACAGCAATTTCTTTTGTACCTTCAAAAAAATATTTTGAAAAAACAATAGTAAATATGGATAGAATAAGAAAAAGATTAGCCGTTGCGTCAGTTGAATTATCTAATTCTTATTTTATTTTACAAATTGATGATAAAAAAGAAATTATTAATAATTCAGATAAAATAAAGTTTTTTGAAAAAGAATGTATTAATGATGAAAATGTTACAAAGATATTAAGTTTCGGTATAAAACATAAAATTGAATCTTTAAGAGTTATTTTTTGTTATTCATTTGAATCTATAATGACACCAAGAATATTATCTTCAGTTAATTTATTACCAGTTGAAAGTGGTGGGACACATATTAATCTATTTTTTGATGTTTTAAAAGATATTCTAAATAAATCTAATAAAAATGAATATAAATTTCAACAAAATGATGTTCTTGTTGGGTTAAGAGCATATATAAGTTTAGAATTAGAAAGACCTGAACTTTCAGGTCAGACAAAAGATAAATTGATCAATAGAAAAGATGCATTAAAGAAATTATTTGATGATATATCAAAACAAATTTCATCTTATTTTAATGATAATAAAGAAGATTTACAAGTTTTATTAGAAGGATTTGATATATACAGAAAGAAACTTGATTCTAAAAAATTAAAAAGTTCATCACACAATAAAAGAGTTTCAACAAAATTTACAAAACTTAGAGATTGTACTGGTGTGAATGGAGAATTATATATTGTTGAGGGTGACAGTGCGGCAGGAACATTAATTCAATGTAGAGATCCTAGGATACATGCTATTTTTCCGTTAAGAGGTAAAATCCCCAATGTTTTGAATGCAAAAGATATTTTAAAAAATAAAGAAATTGCAGAATTGACTCAGGCAATGGGTTGTGGAATCGGACCAAATTTTGATTTATCAAAATTAAAATATAGTAAAGTAATTGCAAGTTCTGATAATGATTATGATGGCTACCATATTTCTTCTTTAATAGCAATGGTTTATTTAATTTTATTTCCTGAAATTATTAAAAGTGGAAAATTTTATCTAGCAAGTGGACCTCTATATGCAGTAAATGAAGGAAAAACATTTATACCATTATGGACAGAAGAAGAATTAAAAGAATCTAGGGATAAAAATAGGCATATTACATATTTTAAAGGTTTGGGTGAAATGTCACCACAACAATTAAAAATTTGTCTTATGGATGAAAAAACAAGAAGATTAATAAAATTGGAATATACAAATAATCAAAATGAATTAATAAAGATATTTACAGATGTTGAAGCTAAAAGAGATTTATTAAAAGGGAAAGGATAAAAATGGACGAACATATTCCAAGTCTTTATAAAGAATATGGAAAATATGTAAATTCTTCAAGAGCTTTTCCATTAGATATTGATGGTTTAAAGCCAGTTGAAAGAAAAATTTTATTATCTGCATATATAATTGCAAGAGATAAATTTGTAAAAAGTGTTAAAGTTGATGGCATTTGTCTTGGTAATTTTCATCCTCACTCTTCAGCATACGGTACAATTGTTCAATTAGTTCACCAAGGATTTTTAGAAGGACAAGGAAATTTTGGAGTTAATGTTGGTATTGAAGATGTTGGTGCCGCGGCAGCTAGATATACAGAGGTTAAATTATCTAAATATATAAAAGATATGGCATTTAAATATCTTGATTTTGTTTTATGGGAAATAAATGAATTACAAGAAAAAGAACCTATTCATCTTCCAACAATGTTTCCTTTATGTTTATTAGGGAATAATTATATACAGGGAATAGGTTTTGGATATAGAACAATTATTCCGTGTTATACTTTAGAAGATTTAACTAAAAGATTAATGTTTTTATTGGGAAAAATTAAAAAAGAACCTATAATTAAACCAATATCTGATTGTAAAATTATTTCTAAAGATTCAGATTTAAAGAAATTATTAACAACAGGTAAGGCGAATATTGAATTTAAAGGAATAATGAAAGTTGATAATATTCATTCAAGAGTAATTATAAAATCATGGCCAGGTATAAAGAAATTTGAATCCATTTTAAAGAAGATTACAAAAGAATTAGAAAATCAAGATGTTGGTTTTACAGATTTATCAACAACAGAAACTAATATTGTTATTGAGGTTATTAAACAAAGGAATAAAGCTGATATTTTAAATAGAGTTGTTAAAAAATTAGAAGAAGCATTAACTGGTTCTATTTCTTTTGATATTATTGTTACAGATAGAATGAGAAATATTAGAACAATTTCAGTGGATGAATTACTTTTAAATACATATAAAATGTTTAAGAATGTTAATGAAATTAGATTAAATCATGAAATCAATATTTTAAATAAACATATTGATGAAAATATACTCATTGAAAAAATAAAACCATTATTAATAAATTATTTAAAAACAAATTATAAAGATCCATCTGAAATTATTGAAAAAATAAGTAAAAATTTAAAGATTGAGAAAGATATTATAAACTCGCTATTTAATAAACATAAAATCAATAAATTATTATCTGTAAAATTAGATAATCAAAAATTAAAAGATAAAATAAATGAATTTAAAAATAACCTGAAAAATATTGATGAATATGTTAATTTACAATATCAAAATTAATAGAAAGGGATAAAAATGATATCGAGTCAATTATTAGAAAATTAAATTAAGTAAAGAAAGGAGAAAACATGAACTATATTGATACGATAACCAAAAGATTTGAATTTGAATATGGTCATTATATTCCAAATCATCCAGGAAAATGTATTAACCTTCATGGTCATACAGGTAAATTAGAAATTACTGTTAGAGGTGTTATTAATGGATATACGGGAATGATAATGGATTTTAGTGATTTAAAGAAAATTGTGAATGAAGAAATAATTGAAAAATTAGATCATAATTTTTTAAATGATATGTTTGATTTACCTACAGCTGAAAATATAGGTAATTGGATTTGGGATAAATTAGAAGAAAAAGGTTTGAATATATATAGATTGAGATTATGGGAAACATCAGATTCATATTTTGAAAGGGTAAGTATTTATTGATGATTTATAGAAATACTGGTATCTTTATTCCTAGAAAATATGAGAATGAAAAATTTTATGATAACATAAAAAATAATCTTACTAGACTTACAAAATCATATCAAAATTCTCCAGTTGTCGAACTTAAATTTTATATTGAAGATGATAATTATTTATTAATTCCTAGATATTTTCCCTTAGAAGATTATTGTGATTTAAAAATAACTGATAAACTACCACCGGGTAAAGATATAAATATTTCAACGAAGATTGAATTAAGAGATAATTTACAAAAATCAGTTGTTGATTTTATTAATTCAAATAATAAAGGAATTATTCAAGCCCCTCCAGGTAGTGGTAAAACTGTAATGTCAATTAAAGCAATATGTGATAAGAAAAAGAAAACTCTTATTCTTGTTCATAGAGATTCTTTAGTCGAACAATGGATTGAAAGATTTTTACAATTTACAGATATTCAAAAATCATCAATAAGTCGCCTGAAATCGTCTACAGTTGAAGATAATTTTAAAAGTGATATAGTGGTAACAACCAATCAAACTTTTGTATCCCTTTTGAATAAGGATAGAATAAGACTATTAAAATTAATTAATGAATCTGATTTTGGAGTTTTGATTGCAGATGAAATTCATACAACAGTTGGTGCTCCAACATTTTCTTTATGTTCAATACATATTCCTTGTAAAGAAACATATGGGTTGAGTGCAACACCATATAGAAATGATGGAACATCTGATATTATAAATTATCATTTAGGAGATATTTTTGTTCCAAATGAAGAAGCATCTGTGATGAAAGCAAATGTTACAGTTATAATGTTTAGTTTTAAAATTCTTAAAGATCGAAAAAGATATTTATTTTGGGGTGGTAGTTTTCAGAGAGCAAGATATCTTAATATGTTAAGAAAATCTAAACCTTTAGAAATATTATCTAAAAACCTTCTTGAAAAATTTATTAAAGATGACCGCAAGATAATTTTTGTTTCTGAAAGAATAAATTTTATAAACCAGTTATATGATTCTATTCTATCAGATGATAAGTCTAAGTTTATTTCAAATACAGGAAACGAAGCCTTGGAAAAACAAGTAACATTTGCCACACCTGGAAAAATAAGAGATGGTGTAGATGCGGCATCTAAAGATTGTTTGATATTAACAAGTCCTATTTCAAATATAGAGCAAATGACTGGAAGAATTTTAAGGATCAAGGAAGGTAAAGCGATCCCTATTGTTGTTGATATGGTAGATATTGATGTTAGGCATATATCAAGAACATTGTTTTCTCGTTTAGATTATTATAAAAATAAAAAATGGAATATTAATTTTTTATATATTGATGATAATTTAGAAAAACATATTTTAACATATGAAGAAGCGATGAGAAAAATTATTTAAGGAGAATAATTTGAAAATAGCGATAACCGCGGATATACATTTATCAAATTTTAATCAAGATCCAATTGATAAAGAAAGTGGTTTAAGAGAAAGACTATCAAGTCTAAATAATTCATTGAGATATATGTTTGATTATTGTATTTCTCATGAAATAAATAAGATAATTATTGCAGGTGATTTATTTCATAATAAAGGTTTAATTTATACAGTTTCTCAAAATATGTTTATTAAGATTTTAAATGATTATAAAGATAAAGTCTGTGTTAAATTAGTAACGGGAAATCATGATCTTTCCTCAAAAACTGAAGATGGAGAATCCTCATTATTAGCATTATCATATCATCCAAATCTAACATATTTTTCATCACCTTATTATGATGAGAAAAATAGTATTTTTTATGCCCCATATAATTCAAATATGATAAATTCAATTAAAGAAAATTCTGCAAATATTTTAATTTCACATTTTGGCTTAAATGAAGGTATATTAAATAACGGAACATCAATTATAGCTGATATTTCTCTAAGAGATTTAACCAATAAATATAAAGTTGTTATTTTAGGTCATTATCATAAACCACAAGAAATAATAAATGATAATATAAAATTTTATTATACAGGTTCACCTATTCAATTAAATTGGGGTGAATCTGGAGAAGAAAAAAGATTTTTAATTTTAGATACAGAAACTTTAGATGTTGAAAGTATTTTATTTGAAGGTTATAAAAAATATATTAAATTAGAGTTAAATAAAGATAATTATAAAGATATTAGCAAAGAAATTCAGAAAATAAAAGAATCTGGTGATTATATTAAAGTTATTAAAAAAGATGATATTAATTTAACAGAAGATTTAGATGTACCTATAGTTGATAGATCTGAAAAAGATATAACAAATCGTGGAATTAATTCTTCAATGGATATTGAAAGCAAATTAACTAAATATTTGGAAATTAAAAATGTTCAAAAAGAAGATTTTGAATATATTAAAACTATAGGAATGGAGTTAGTAAGAGGAGAATAGATTTGAAAAAAATTAAATTCAAAAAAGTTATAATGCAAAATTTTATGGGTTATACTGATTTATTTGAATATGATATTGTGGATGGTCTTACTTTAATAACGGGTCCAAATGGGAAAGGAAAAACTTCAATTTTTGAATGTATATGTTATTGTTTATATGGAGTTAATTCAAAAGGTGTTGGTGGTGATGATATAATTAATACTGAAATAGGTAAAAATTGTTTCACACAGTTATATTTTGATATTATTGAAGATGAAAATATTGATGAATATAATATAAGTAGATATAGAAATTATAAAAATAAAGGTACAACTGCTATTTTAGAAGGTCCCATTAAAGCTACCGGGTTAACAGAAGTTAAAAATAAAATAGAATCAATTGTGTTACCTTATAAATTATTTACAAATAGTATTTTCTTCGCTCAGGATATAAATGATTTCTTTACAAAATTACCTGACACTCAGAAGAAAGAAATATTTAGAAAAGTTTTATCTTTGGATGAATTTACGGATTATTTAAAAAATTGTAATGAAAAAGAGAAAATAGAATTAGAAAATATAAATAAGATTGATAATCTTATTATATTAAAACAATCATTAATTAAAGATAAAGAAGAATACCTGAAAAAATTAGAAAATGATAAAATAAATTTTAATAATAATAAGAATGATAGAATTAATAATATTAAATCTCAAATCAAAGAATTAGAAATTAAAAAACATGAAACACAATATAAAATTTCAAGATCTACATTTTTAGAAAATAGAAAATTGGATATTATTAATTCAGATATTAATGTTTGCCAAAATGAGTTAAATAATATAGATGAAAAAATAAATTCTGAAAAAAGTAGAATATTATCAGAAAGAGAATTAAAAGTTGAAAAGATTAAAAATAATTATAAAGATTTAACTTCAAAAGGTGATAGTGAATTAGAAGAATTAATATCTAATGAAAAAGAAAAGGTAAATAAAGAACTTAATGAATTTAATGAGAAAATAAATGTTTTAGATATAAAAATTATGCAAATTAATACTGAAAAAACATATTTATTTAAAGATATTGAATCTAATGAAAAAGAAATAAATAAAATTAATAATTCATTAAATTTAGATGTTTCATTATGCCCAGTTTGTCATAGAGAATTAAATGATACTGTCAAAAATGAATTAAAATTAGAAATTAATAATTATAAAAATATAATTGGTGAAATTAAAAGAAAATTAATCAATTTAGATAATCAATTAAATGAAATTGAAAAAGAAAAAACACAGTTACAATTAACAAATAATAATTATATAACTAATTATGAAGGAAAAATAGACAAAATTAGAAGAGAACATAAAATAATATCACAATCTTTAGTTGAAAAATGTAATGAAGAAATATCTGAAGTTAATGATAAATCTAAAATTGAATTTTCAAAAGTTTTAGAAAAATTTAACCAAATTAAATCAGATTTACAAAATAAAAAAATAGAATTAAGTAAAGAAAAGAATCTAGCAGAAGAATTATTAAAATTATTTGACGAAATAAAGACTTTTGATGATAAAATTAAAGAATATGAATTTCAGATAAAATTGATAAATGAACAAACATTTGATAATTCTTTATTTGATAAAATTAAAAATGAAATATTAGAAATATTAGAAGAATTAGAAACAATTTCTGAAGATAAGAAATTTTGTATGAAAAGATTAAACGCTATAAGATTCTGGAAACAGGGTTTTTCAACTTCAGGAATACCAAGTATGTTAATTGATGAAGCAATTCCATTTATGAATAGTCGAATTTTAGATTATTTAGATTTAATTTCTAATGGAAGATATATTGTAAGTTTTGATACATTAAGTGAGACAAAATCTGGAGAAATAAGAGATAAAATTTCTATTAGATTTTTAGATACAGTTACTAAAAATAATCACAATTCTACAATGTCAAAGGGTCAAAGAAGAATTGTTGATATTAGCACTATTTTAACATTAACTGATCTTCAAGTTTTAATGCATAATGTTGAGTTTAATCTTTTTATATTTGATGAAATATTTGATTCATTAGATGAAGAAAATACAGAAAATGTTGCTAGATTATTAAATAAATTAGCAGAAAGTAAAAGTATTAATTTAATAAGTCATACCCATATTAATCAAATTAATCCGGATAGAATTTTAGATCTAACTGATGGATCTTTAACAACAGTTAATCCAAATTAAAAAGGAGAATATAATGAGAGAAATTAAAGTTATTGTCATAGCACCATTTTCTTACATTATTGGAGAAGTAACCAAAGAATGTGAAGAATTTATAGAATTTTCCAAACCTATTTTGATGACTCCTGTTATGACTCAAGGTGGAAATTTTCAATTAGCACCAACACCTATTATGACTCCAAAAGATGATATTATAAAAATAAATAAAAATAAAATATTAATTTTTCCTTTTATACCACCAGATGATCTTTATAAAGAATATGTTAAAATGACAAGTTCAATTCAATTAATGTAAATAAAGGAGAAATAATTTGAAAGATACAATTCAAATTGTTAATTTTCTTTTAACTAGAAGGTGTAACCTTCGGTGTTCTTATTGTGGAATTGCAAGAAATACAAATAATCGTTTGAAGCATTTTTATGAAAATGAAGTAAATACTGAAAGAGTAATAAAATTTCTTGAAAAATTAAAAAAACATAATCCAAATTCTTTTGTAATATGGTATGGTGGTGAACCTTTGTTAAGAAATGATTTAGCTGAAATTATTAGATATTGTAATTTTAATGATATTAATTATACTATAATTACAAATAATACAGATATAATTCAAAAAAGAATTGAAAAACTTATTTATGATGTTGGTTACCTTCAGGGTTTAACATCATCTGTAGATCCTTATATTTTACTTAATAAAAAAGATGATATTACTATTAAAAGTAATAAAGGTTTACTTGGTTTAATAAAATTTAAAAAATATGTAAAAGATTTAGTTGCTGAAATAACTGTTGATAAAAATACAATTAATAATTTATATAATTTAGTAAAAATTTTAACAGATAATGATATATCAAGTAGTATTACATTTCTTGATATTGCAAAATCAGAATATTATGATTTTTCAAATGTTAAATCTAGTGAAAATTTAGTTTATCCAACAGAAGAATTAAAAGAAATTCTAAAAAGAATTTTAGATGAAAATTTAAATGTTCATATGAAAGATTTGATTTATAATAAAATTTATGATATATTACCATCTAATTTAAAATGTTATGAAGATAATAAAAATATTCATAATTTAACAGTTGATGCAGATGGTTCGATTAGATGTTGTTTAAGAATACAAGGTTCATATTGTCCGACATATAATACAATAGAAAATGTTTTCGATGAAAATTATAATGTATCTGAATTATATAAAATGAATTTTGAAAATGATTATAAATATTATTGTAAAGGATGTAATTGGACTTGTATGTTGTTTTCGGATCTCTTATCTAGGGATGATTCAAAATTAGATGATTTATTACATTCTGAAAAACGTTCTTGATATTTTCTATATATATTAATTATTGAAAAATAAAAAGAAGGGAGGTGATTTGTATTGCTAGATAAAAAGATTAAAACTACATTTAAATTATTTAGAATGATTAGAAGATCTAAAAAATGTATTATATTTTTTATTAAGAAAGATGGAAGTAAAAGAGTAATGGACTGTATTTTAGATTTTAAAAGAATTCCAAAAGAAATGCATCCTAAAAAATTAAATATTAGAGGAATTATAAAAGATATTAAGAATGATCGAATAAGAGTTTATGATATTGAAAATAATGGTTGGAGATTAATTTTAACAAATAATGCATATAAAGCAATTATTGATAACATTGAATATAAAATTGAAATAAAATAGATTTTAATAATTTTTTTAAAAAAAGTTCTTTACAAAAACTATTAATTAACATCCTGATATTATTAAAATAAGATAAAAACACGAGGAATTTATTTTGAGTGATTTCTTATCCAAAAACATTTTTGAAGAAAAGTATAGGACCACATTATCACAAAGAATATTATCCGTTTTTATTATTAATCTTCTTAAATTAGTAAAAGGATTGAATAAAGATATTTGTGAATTAACAGATTCTGAATTAATTAAAATTATTGAGAAACATGAAAAAATAAATCCTAAAGATTAAATGATAAAATGTAGGCAAATCATTATTGAAAGTTTAATTGATAATTCAGATAAAAAAGATCTAAGTTTAAGACATGAAAATTATATTATTGATAATGTCTTATTAGAAAAAATAAGATTGAAAAATATACAAATCAAAAGACTAGAAAATATAATAAAAGGTAAGAATCAAGAAATTGAAAGATTAAAATCATTAAGATATTAAAGTCAAGAAAAGGGGGAGGTATTATATAATACCTCCTCCTTATAAAATATTGTTTTTATTTTTTATTAAGGATATAATAAGAAAAATCTTACATAGGAGATATGAATGCCGAAACTGATAAATAGGGAATTTATAAAGATAATTAAAGAAGTTAAAACATCAAAAATTTTAGATAAAAAAAATTTTCATAAAGATGGTCTTTTTTCAGAACAGATTTTTGGTCCATTAAAAAATTATATTTGTCAATGTGAAATTTATTGGGGTCCTTCTAATTCAAATAAAAAATGTCCTGTTTGTCATGTTGATATTACATCTAATCGTGAAAGAAGAAAAAGATTTGCAAAAATTATTTTACCTATTCCTGTTGTAAATCCTATTTTTTATGATTTATTAGTTTCATTAGGAAAAAGTGAAATAAAAAAGCCATTAGATTTGTTAATTAAAAATGAAAAATCATCATTATATGTTGACGAAGAAAATAATCATTTTGTAGTTGAAGAAAATGACGAAAAATGGCCTCCAGAAAAATTTAAAAAATATGAAAAATCAGAGGCTATTATAAAATTAGTAACATGGTTATCAGAAGAATTAATAGATATTCCTGATTGGAAATATATTAATGATCATATAGATAGTTTAATGATCAATGAAGTTTTAGTTTTACCTCCTGATTTAAGACCAACATCAAAAATTCGTTCTAAAAACGATCAAATGAAATCTGATGAAATAAATAGTTATTATACACACCTTTTAAATCATAAAGCAACAATCGAAGAAACAAATATAGATATTCTTAATAAAAAAGAAATATATTATATGTATTTTAAACAATTACAAAAATTAGTTAATACATTATATGAATTTATTTTGGATAAATTATCTAAAAAAGAGGGTTTGATTCGTGGAAATATATTAGGTAAAAGGATAGATTTTTCAGGAAGAGCTATAATTACACCTGATCCTGTAATAGATATCGACGAATGTTCATTACCTTATGTAATGATTTTAGAATTATATAAATTACAAATTTCAAAAAAATTAATAGATTATAATCACTTTAAACTTCAAAATGAAGCTGTTGATTATATAGATGAGTGTATTGAAATGGATAAATTAAATTTGATTTCTATTTGTGAAGAAGTAATCAAGGATGAAGTTTGTTTATTAAATAGACAACCTTCTTTGCACAGATTAAGTTTATTAGGTTTTAAGATTAAAATGAATACTGATAAAGTAATAAAAATTCATCCATTAGCATGTGCGGGATTTAATGCAGATTTTGATGGAGATCAAATGGCAATATATTTACCAATAAGTAAAGAATCAAAAGAAGAAGTTTTAGATAAATTCTTATTTACTAAGAATTTATATAATCCTGCAAATATATCACTATCAGCAACTCCTTCTCAAGATATTATTTTAGGAGTTTATATTTTAACAAATAATATGATTCCTGAATTAAATAAACAGATTGAATATAAAAATGAACAAATAACAGAAAGTTTAAAAATATTTAATGAATGTTTACCTGAAGATTATCCTATTATAAAAGATCCTGTTAATAAAAAGAAGCTTATTAATTTATTAAATGATATTAATGATAAATATGATTATACAATTACATCTAAGATTTTAGATGATATTAAAATGATAGGTTATAAATATTCAACATTATATGGAACAACTTTATCTTTAGATGGTTTAATTCTTGATAATGTTGATGAATTGAAAGAAACAATCTATTCAAAAAATACTTCTAGAGAACAGTTAAATGAATTAGCGAGTAAAGAAATTGAAAATGAATTAAGAAATAAATTTATGTATTCATATGTCATAGATTCTGGTTCTAGAGGAACATGGGAACAGGTAAGACAGATATTATTATCAAGAGGATTTATCTCAAATTTTTCAGGAAAAATTATTGAAACACCAGTTAAAAATAATTTAGTTGAAGGTTTAACTCAATATGAATTTTTCAATTCAAGTTATGGCTGCAGAAAAGGTCTTTTAGACGTTGCAATAAATACAGGAGATTCAGGTTATTTATCAAGACAGCTTGCATTTGCATGTTGTAATTTAATATTAGATTCAAATCTTGATGATTGTGGGACTGAAGATTATCTAAATGTATTCGTTGAAGATGAGAAAAAGGCAAAATGTCTTTTATATAAATTTTATTTAAATGGAGATAATGAAGAATTAATTACAAATGATAATTTAAAGAATATAATTGGTAAAAATATTAAAATTAGAAGTCCTATTTTTTGTAAAAGTGAAAAGGTTTGTAAAAGGTGTTATGGTGATTTACATAAAATATTACATTCACCATTTATAGGAATGATTGCAGCTCAAAGTTTAGGTGAAGCATCTACACAGTTAGTTTTGCGCACATTTCATTTGAGTTTAAGAAAAAATACAAGAATTTTAGATATTAATAATAAATCATTTGAAATTCAAGAAGTTTATGACAAAGTTAAAAATGGTGAAGATTTTTATACATTTAATTGTTCTCCAGAAGGAGACATATATATTAGCAAGATTGTGAATGCTTATAAAGATAGATTTGAAAAGAGAATGGTTAAGGTTACTTTAGATAATGATGAAATAGTTGAATGCACATTAGATCATAAATTTATTATGCAAGATGGAACTTCCAAAGAAGCAAAAGATTTACAAGTTAATGATCAATTAATGCCAATCTATAGAAAAAATAAATCAAAATTAGAAAACAAAAATGGAAAATTTATTGAACGAATGTCATTCAGATATTTTATTAAAAATAATAGATTTGTTAAAAATATACAATTTATAGATTTACCAGAATATGAAGAATTTTATGATTTAACTGTTGATTCAGAGTATCCTAATTTTGCATTGAAGGCAGGAATATTTATACATAACTCGGGAGCAGCTATTACTAAAAAGGGTAGCGAGGATATGTTACAAGAAGATATTATTAGCGATTTATCATCTGTATCTAAATTATTACATTCAAATAAAGATTTAAATTGTGAAGAATTGATTGAAAAATTATTTAAAATTTATAATTATTCAAAAGAAATACATTATGTTCATTTTGAATCAGTAGTTTCTCAATTAATGTGGTATGGTAATAAAAAATGGAGATTATTAAAAGATAGAAACAATTATTCTCCAGAATTTATTAGCATTTTAACAATTCCAAGTAAAGAATCATGGTTATTGGGATTTGGATTTTCAAATCAGAAAAAGAATCTTTTACGGGGTATATCTAATGAAGGTTTATATTCTGGTATCTTAGATAATATGTTATTAGGTAGGAAAACAAATATTTAAAATTATAAAAAAATAAAAAAAGAGGATATTTGATGAGAATTAAGAATCCAAATTATTCAATTCAAAACAAAGAAAATATATTTAATATACGAGAAAAAGAATATAATAATTTAATGGTGAATATTAGAGAAATACTAAGACCGGCAGAAGATGCTGGTCTTATACTTTCAGAATTTGATATTAAAGAATCACCTTCTTCTGAAGTTGAAAAAACTTTAAAGAAAAATATCATTATAAAATTCAAAAGAAATACTCAAGAAATTGATTTGAGTGTTTATATTCCAAAATTAATTGATGGTAATTATTTTTCAATTGCAGGTAAAAGAAAAATTCCATTATTTCAATTATATGATATTCCAATTGTAACAAGAGGTAAAAACATTAAATTTAGATCAAATTTATCAACAATTTTAATTATTTCTGGAAAAAAACACCCTTATATTAAATTATCATTCATGGGTAAAGAAATTCCATTTGCATTAGTATATTTTGCTTCTTTTGATTCAGATTATATTGTTAATAAATTTAATTTAAATGAATATATTATTAATGATAACCCTCAAACAGATTATGAAAAATTATTATTTGATTTATATGCATATTATGTAGATAATATTGATTATCAAGAATATCTGGGTGAATATTTTACTAAATATGATAAAAAGAAAACAGGAGAAATTATTGCATATGCTTTATCATTGATCCCTAAAATTGATATTATCACTTCCAAATTTATGAGATTTGATAATGTTTTAGATGAATTAACAGATATTTTAAAAAATAATAAAAGTATTGATGATTTAGATTATACAAATAAAAGAATTAGATGTTTTGAATATGTTGTGCTGTCAACAATAATGAAGAATGTTTATGATTTATGTATATCAAGTAGAAAATCAAAAATAAAATTTAATATTAATTCAAAGAAAATTCTTGCTAATTGTAATTTATCAGATATTGTTCAGTTTGATTTTTCAATTAATCCTATTGATGAGCTTACAAAATTATCGAGAATTACATTAGTTGGTCCTGGTGGTTTTAATAAAGCAAATGTACCACATTATCTTAGAGATTTATCGGATAGTATGTTTGGAAGAATATGTCCAGTAGATACATCTGATAGAGATAATTGTGGTGTATTGCAATGTTTATTACCTTCAACAAAATATGATGAGAATATGCGTTTTAATGAAGAAATATGTGAAAAAAATCCAACATCCGTAGCTATTTCTATGATTCCATTTTTAGAACACGATGATCAAACAAGATTACAAATGTCAGCGTCACAAATGAGACAGGCTATTAATCTTTCTGAATTTGATGTTCCTTTAATTCAATCTGGTTGTGAAAATTTATATACTGATAAGACCCAATTTATTAAAAGGGCAAAAAAAGATGGAGAAGTAATTTATCTAGATTCAAAATTTGTAATTATTGCATATAAAGATAATGATTATGATATATTTGATATAGATAATAGACATATTTATGTAAAAAATATGGATATTATGCATGTATATGTTAAATTAGGTGATAAAGTTTCAGAGGGAGATATAATCGCAGAGAGTAATTTTTGTAAAAATGGAAGCATTAACATCGGAAAAAATCTTCTTACTGCGATAATGCCTTTTTATGGATATAATTATGAAGACGCAATTGTAATTTCAGATAGATTATTAAATGATGATTCGTTTACATCAATTCATTATGCAAATCTTTCATTTGTTTTACCTCCAGATAAATTATTATTGAGTTTAGATGAAAATAGGTATAAACCATTACCTGAACCAAATCCCGATATAGAATTTTCAGAGCCAGGAAAAGATAAAGCATATTATAGAAAACATAAAAGAGAATTAATTTTAAAAGGTAATCCTTATGCTATTATGAAAGATATTCCTAATGATCCAATGAATTATTTATCTATTTTTGAAGAAAATATTCCTTTAATTTATAACAAAGATGTTTTGATTACAAATGTTGAAATTTATCCAAATGAATATAATAATATAATACCTCAATTTAGACATTGGGTTGATAAAAAGTTTGAGAGTCAAATATCATATAATAAAAAAATTCAAGAATTAATTTTTAAATTATTTTCAAAGAAAAAAGCAATTGAAGTTATTAGAGAAAAAGGATTAGATAGATTTAATAATCGAGGAAGATTTAAATTTAAAGGTGAAAGAATTAATGGTATTTATATAAAAATAGGTGGATTTTTTAGTAGAAAAATACAAATAGGTGATAAAATTGGAAATAGACATGGAAACAAAGGTGTTATTTCAAAAATTTTACCCCATGATTTAATGCCCAAAACAGAAGATGGAAAACATGTAGATATTATTATAAATCCATTATCAACATATTCAAGAATGAACGTAGGTCAGATTTTTGAATTACATATGGGTATGTCTGTAAATGATTTTAAAATTAAATTAAATGAAATGTTAAATAATAAAGAATTAAGTCAAGATGAGTTAAAAGGGTATATTTTAGATTATATTAAGATTTTAGATAATACAAAAGATAATTGGTACACATTACAAGTTAAAGAAGAATTAAATAATTCTATTATAGATGAAAAATTTATAGAAAATTTCTATATTATAGCTCCACCTTTTGAATCTTCTACTTGTGATCAAATTAAAAAGGCATGTGAATTTACAAATACAGAATTTAGATATGATATTTTTGATGAGATATCAAAACAAAAAATTATAAGTAAAGTTGCATTAGGTTACATGTATTTCTTTAGAATGGTACATATAGCTGAAGAACGTTTGGCAGCTAGAGGCATAGGTCCTTATATGAGAAAAACAATGCAACCACCCAGTGGTAGAAAAAATAAAGGTGGTCAAAGATCTGGTGAAATGGAAACATTTTGTTTTATATCTCATGCGGGTCTAACTAATTTAACAGAAATGACAACAACGAAATCAGATTCAATTGATTTAAAAAATAAATATATTCGAGATTCGATTGGATCTGAATTTATAAGAGAAATAAAGGATGAATGTCAAACTCCAGAAAGTGTTAAATTATTAGAGGCCTATCTTAAAACAATTGGTATTAGTATTGATTAAAAATATAAGGAGAAAAACTGCAAATGAAAAATGTTCCTGACCTTCCTGATATTCAACATACAACAGAACCTGAATTTAAGATTCCAATAAGACAAGTGGGTGTTGAAAATGTAAGGACAAATATTGTTTTAGAAATTAAAAATGGTGGTTATCAAAAAATTCTATCAAATATTTCTATGTCTACAAATTTAGATTCAGATAAAAAAGGTATCTCAATGAGTATGTTAATGAGAACCTTAATTAAATATCTAGAATTACCATTAAAACATAGATTATTAATTGATATTCTTAGTGAATTTAAAAATGCAGTAGAAACCAATTCAGATGATAGTTATATACGGTTTGATTTTGATTTTCCTATAATAAAGGAAGCTCCAATTACTAAATTAAAATTCCCTCAGTTTTATAAATGTTCTTTTGAAGGAAGACTTATTAAAAATTCTTTTAGATTTTTACAAAGAGTTAAAGTTCCTTATGCAAGTTATTGTCCATGTAGTGCTTCTTTATGTAATCATCTTGAATTTTCAGATAAACATGGTTACCCCCACGCACAAAGAAGTTATGCTAATGTTTTAGTTCTACCAAATATTTTAGATGATACTTTATGGTTAGAAGATATTATAAAATTAGTTGAAGATGCGGTAAAAACATCTCCTGTTCCTATTCTTAGAAGAGTTGATGAACAGGAATTTGCAAGAGTATCATATGAAAATACAATGTTTGTTGAAGATGCAGTTCGTTATATTTCAAATAATTTAGATAATGATAAACGGATTTTAGATTGGATTGTAAAATGCACTCATTTTGAAAGTATTCATACTCATGAAGCAATTGCAATCAATTGGAAAGGTATCGAAAATGGTTTTAATGAATTAAATATCATCTAAAGGAGTATTTTTTATGTTGAAAATTGAAGAAATTTATATTATTAATCTTTTAGAATATGAAGTTTGTTATTATAATGAAAAAAATAAAACATTTTCTATTAGATTATTAAATGATAATGAAAAAATAAATTTAAAATTAAAACAAAATATTAAAATTAATAATGAGATTTATAAAATACTTTATATTAATGAAGGTAAGAAAAGAATAACAATAAAAAAATTGGAGGAGAATAATGAATCTAGTCAGGGAAATTAATGAATACAGAGAAGAAATTGAGAACGTCAATGTTGAAAATTTAGATTCTGATGAAACTGAAATTAATGAAGAAATTGAAGTAAGATCAGAAGAAATTGAAAATGAAGAAAGTACTCAAGAATTAAATACTCAAGAAACAAATGAAATTTTAGATGATCAGGTATCTACAATTTCAATCCCCATTATTAATTTATATGAATGGATTGAAAAGTTTATCACTAGGGAATCTATAAATATCAGGCGTATTAGACTTGAAATGCCTGATATTGAATCAGATACAATTATTCTAAAGTCAATAAATCTTACAAATCCAGATCTCAAAGAATTATTTCTTTTAAAGAATACAAAAAAGTTTATCATTCCAGATTTAGCAAGCGATGATATGATGTGTTATCGAAATGGTACAATTAGAGTAAATATTCGTTTATCTGATAATATATATACAAGATGTTATATTGTTAGTTCGGGGATTCATTGTTTTGCAATGTATAAAAAGACAATTATTGAAAATGAAGAAACAAGGGAATATTTTATTCCCTATTTTTATACAAAAATTAAGAATAGAAATATATCAAATGTAGATATTGAGGGTTTTTCCCAAAATATTGAAGATATTTCAAATCACATAGATTCGATTATCGAAAATGATGTAAATAAAGAAAATGTTATGCTTCTTTATAAGCCATTTTCAAAGACACAAGAAAATATTACTTCAAATTTAGATTTAATTAAGTATTTTAATGAAAAATATAGTGATGCAATTGATATTAACCATCATCTATTAATTGATAATATTCTTTTAAAGATTTTCTCAAACTAAATTCAAAAAATAAAGGGATATATCCTCGAAAAAAGGGATATATCCCTTTTTCAAAAATAATATGAAAATTAACTCAGAAAAATTTTTCTTAACCGACATTTATTCATATGATATATCAGCATGTCATTTTAATATTTTGAAATCATTAGGATATGATTTATCGAATATAGATAAAAATGATAAAACGAAAAGAAATATCCAAATTGGAAAGTTAATGGGTCAAAATAAAGTAATATCTAATATCTTAAAAGAAACAACAAATAATATAATTTCTGAATATATCAAAAGAAATGAACTTAAAGATAATAACATTATATTAAGACAATATGATGGTTTTTTAAGTAATAAATTATTAAAGAATAGAGATCTTTATTTACCATTAGAATTAAGAAATATTTTTACTAAAATGATAATATCAGTTGATAAAACCAAGTTTATTGCGTTAACAAATAAAAATGAATTAATAATTAAGGGTATTGCAGATTTATATAAGAAATTAAATGAAATTTATAGAAAGTTATTAGAAATTAATTATGTTAGTAAAATCGAAATTTTTAAAGGAATAGAAAATATTAAAGAATATATTTATCAAAGTGATGATATTGAATTATTTTGTATTCCTTATGATGATTTACATTATAGATTATTTTTCTATGAATATGGTGAAATAAAAATAAATAAAAATTCAATTAATTTAATAGATTCAAATGATATTCAAAAAAGTAAATATTTAGAAATTTATTTATACGATTTTGTCAAAGGATTAGTAATGGATTTCATATGAGAGGAAAAATATGGAAAGTAAATTTCTTGTTTTAAATGCAGCCGGAGGAAAAATAAAATCAATTGATGTTGATAAATATAATCTAACATATAATTTATTAAATGTTGATTTAGGATATTATAGCAAATATAAAATTGATGAAGTTGAAGATTTTATCGTGAATGATAAATCAAATAAAAACAATAATATATTTATAAATTCTGATATTTTTGAATTTTTAGAAAAAACTATTTTAAAATTTAATATAATTACTGTTTATAGATTTTTAGAACATGTTTCAAAATCTAATATTCAATATTTCTTATATTTGTTGGCAACATCATTGAAATTAAATGGAGAAATAGATATTATTGTTCCAGATTCACATAAATTAGCAAAAATGTTAATAGATGAAGATATTAATGATCCAAGTTGGCATTCATTGGATCTTTTATTAACTTATGAATTATTAGCAGATCAACCATCTCCTCATCTTAGTTTATGGTCAGAAGATAGATTAAAATATTTTATTGAAGCTGAAAATTACTTTAAAATAATTTCAATTGAAAAAGATTTTAACTTTGATGGAAGAGATATTTATTTAAGAGCAAAAGCTCGAAGAATAAGATAAAAAAGGAGAATTTATGGTTCCTGAAAATATTGAAAGACTTGTAAATAGTGGTCTTATTTTTGAAAACGATACATTTAAATATGGAGATAAATATTCAAAATTATTTTATGAATTAGTTGAGACAAAGAATTCTAAAGAAGAAATTCCAATTTTGGCTTTATATACAGCAAAACCCGAAGAAGAACCATCATATGAATATCAAGGAATAGTATCTCATTTATATCATTTTGAAGGTAATGAAAACATAGTTAATGAAGTAATTGAATCATTAAATGATGGAAATGCAGAAATAATTGAAAAATGTAATCTTAATCCAAAATTAACAGTGATGTTAAATGAAATGATAATAAGAAACAACAGTTTTCCATCAAGAGATGGTGATATTCACCCAATGGTTACGATTGTCAATTCATATAATGGGACTCATCTTGTAAAAATTTCATTTGGATTTTCAATATTAAGAGAAAATGTAATTTCAAATACCTTAACAATGAGAAAATCTTTTGGAACAATAGATAAAATCCATATTAAAGGAAGTTCAAATACATTTTACGATAATATTAACAATTATATTCAAGTTATGTCAGGTAATCTTTCGTCATTAATCGAAGTTAATATGGAAAAACAAATAAATGAAGAAACATTATTACAGATTCTTGATGTTATTGATTCATTGGGTAAGAAAAGAAGAGAATTAGTTTCCAATTCAATAAATGAAATCCGTCAAAATAACAATTCAATTTCAAGTTGGGATTTGTTTATGGCATTATCAAAATTTACAACAAATGAAGGTAATCTTAATGCAAAAGTTCTTCTTGAAAATATTGTTGAAAGATTTATGGTTATTCCAAATAGAATGTTAGAATTTATCGAATCTCAAAGAATTGCCGCCTAAAAATTCTTAAAAAATATTTAAAAAAGGATTTATCTTTAATAATAGATAAATCCTTTTTTTTTGTTTTAGAACCCAGAACAAATACATAAATAAGAATTAAAAAAGGTTGTCAATGCCAGAAATAAAAAGAAGAAATATACCAGATACTGGATATGATATTCAGGTTAAAATTAATAATCTTGATTATTCAAATGATCTTATTTCATTAAGGATAATTTCAAGTTTAGTTAGTTCATATCAAATTGTTATTCTAGAAATGATTTTAGATCAAACTGATATTATTTTTGAAAGAATTTATGGTAAAGATCCCATTAATCTTATAATTAGATATTTGGGAAGAGGAACTGAAAATCAATTTACAGAAGAAATAAGAATGGAATTAATTCATTTAAGTTCAGATTCAAAAATGACTATAAGAAATACTCAATCTAAAGAAGATAATAAATTTTTAGAAAGAGTAACATTTGTAACTGTACCTAGAAATGCATTTAAAACAACAAGTACATTAATAAATGAGATTTATATTAACAAAACTTGTAAAGAAATAATTAGCGATTTTGTTTCAAAAAATACAAAAGCTAAATTAAATATTGACAATGATAATATTAATAATGAAAAAATTGAACAAATAGTTATACCACCTATGCCATTAAATAAAGTTATTAGATATTTAGATAATAATTTTGGTATTTATAATGGCGCTTCAAATTCAGGTTTTTGTCAATATGATAATGTTTTTAATGTTTTTAATTTATCAAAAAGAATAACAAAAAGTCAAATTTTTAATATTTATCAATTATCAACAGATGGTGAAGATAATAAAAAGATTATTAATAAATGTATAGACGGTGAAAATTTTTATTCTTATGATTCATTAGTTAACACATATTCTGGAAATACAAAATTAGCTTCATTATCTAAAAAAATTAATCATATTGTTAAACCTAGTGATAGATTATATCATATTATTTCACAGGATTTAGAAAAAATTTGTTCTGATTTTGGAGCAAATGTTAAAAATAAAGAATTATTTATTGATCCAATTTTAAATGAAAGAGAAACATATAAAACAACACAAACGGGTAATGAACTTTCTGATGTTTTTGCAAATTCCAGAATAGCCAGATCAATTATAGGATTATCAAATGTGATTGTAAATTTAGAGAAAAATTTACCTATTTTAAATTTAATGAAAATTGGTGAACCTGTAATGCTTAAAACAGGGACATTAGAATATATTGATTTAAGTGGTAAATATATTTTAAAGTCATCAGATTTATCATTTTCAAGAGAATCTGTAAGAAATTGGATGAGTTTTGCTAAATTAATATTAATAAGAACAAATAAAACACTATAAAATTTTAATTGGATAATTTAAATGACAAAACTTCAACAAGTAAAGGAATTTATAAAATGTAAAGAGTCTTTTGAACATTATTGTGAAAATCATGTTTTAATTGAGATTCCAGGTGGAGATATTCTTTTAAAACCTTATGATAAACAAAAAGAATTAATAGAAAAATTATTAATTGAAAGATATCTTTTAGTTTTAAAAAGTAGACAGGTTGGAATTTCAACTATTATTCAGGCATTATGTTCATGGTTAGTTGTATTTTTTGATAATGTTGTAGTTGGAATTATATCAAAGGATGGAAAAGAAGCTACAGATTTTGCTAGAGCTGTTAGAGGAATGGTCGAGAAGTTACCATCATGGATGAATCCAGGATTTGATAAATACACAGAACAGAGTTTTATTTTAAAAAATGGTTCTAAAGTATTTGCGGCAACTGTTAATCCTCAAGCTCCTGAAAAAACATTAAGAGGTAAACCAATTACATTTTTAGTAATTGATGAAGCTGCATTTATTAAAAATATTGATGAAGCTTGGACTTCAATGGTTCCGGCTTTATCGACATCTCAAAAACATGCAAGAAATTCTGGGATCCCTTATGGAACTATTATATTAAGTACCCCTAATAAAACAATGGGTACAGGAGCTTGGTATTATAAAAAATATACTCAAGCTATATCTGATGATTATGATAGTATTTTCAAACCATTTATAATTCATTGGAAAATGATTCCAGAATTAGCTAATGATCCTGAATGGTATAATACTCAATGTAGATTATTTGATAATGATCCAAAGAAAATTGAACAGGAATTGGAATTAAAATTCTTACCTTCTGGTGGATCATTCTTTGATGATAAAGTTTGTATTATATTACAAGAAGATAAGGGAGAACCCAGAAAGAAAGTTAAACTTTTTAATTCTGAATTTTGGGAATTTGAAGAGCCAAACAATGATTCTTACTATTTGATAGGTGTTGATACTGCACCTGAATTTGGATCAGATGAATCTGCAATTAATGTAATTGATTATGAGACAGCAGAACAAGTTGCAGAATATAAAGGAAAAATATCAGTTACAAATTTTTGTAAGATAATTGAATATGTAGCTCATAGGTTCCACGGTCTATTAATTATTGAAAAAAATTCTTATGGAAATCAAGTAGTTGAATATTTCGATAATAAAACGGAAAATAATATTCCAATTTATAAAGAGAAAAAGAGTGAAGGTAAAGTATCTTCCGGTTTAACAACAAATTTAAAAACAAGACCTTTAATGATTAATGCATTATATAAATATATTACCCAATATACCAATAGTATTAAATCATCAAGAACTGCAATGCAATTGATAGGATTAGTTGAAAAGAAAAACGGAAAAGTTGAAGCAGATACAGGTTGTAAAGATGACTTGGCTTTATCTATTTCATTGTGTTATTATGTTAGAGAATATGATCCACCTTTAATTTTGGAGAAAAAAGATAGTATAGTTATGAAAAACTTCAATGATATTATAGTATTAAATAATGATGAATCAATAGAAAATGAATTTAAGAATATGAATAATATTAATTCAGATTTGTTAAAACAAATAAAAGATAAAAATTTAAATTCTTCATATGTTGATATGATAACATTTATAAGGAGTTAAAAATAAATGGATTATGATGATTATGATGATTTTGATGATATTGAAGATTTAGCTAATGAATCAGATTTAGAAGATGAAAATAATAATTTATATAAAATCGATTCTACTGTTGATTTAATAAGAAAATATCAAGAAAAAAATACTAAACAATTGAATGAAATTACAAAAAGAATTTCTTCTGTTTCTAAAACTCAGTTAGAATCTGCAAAAATGTTAAGAACAAAAGAAATAGGATATGCTGAAGGAATTAAAGAAGTAAATAATTCAATTGTGGTTATTCTTAGAAAATTAGGTTTTGTTGTTGATGATGTATCTAAAACAGCAAAAAATATTTTAGTAGGAACTGCTAAATCATCAAAACATGCGGTTACTAAAATATCATCAACAATAAATGAAGATATACAATTTAATAAATCTAATTACATGGCTACAATGTTAGCACAATCAACACCAATTTTTGGTTATTTTGTATCAAAATTTATGGATACAAGAGTTTTTTCATCTTTTGCCGACAGAATGAAAGAGAATTTTAGAGATGCAGCTGATTATGCACATGATGAATTTAAAAAGAGAGGTATTTTTGGATTTATTACAGATACAATAAAATTATTATTAAAATTACCTTTTAAAGCAATAGCACTACCATTTAAATTTTTAGCTTTTTTAATAAAATCCCCATTCAAATTTTTAAGTGGTATTAAACATGCAATTTTTGGTAATAAAAATATTAAAAATGAACTAGATGATATTCCATCACTTAAAAAAGGTGGTTTTGTTAAAAAAAGTGGTTTAGTAAATGTTCATGCTGGAGAAGTTATTTCACCAGCTTCCGTTATTTCGGTTTATTTTGATAAATTAATTACCGAAGTAATGAAAATGAGAACAGGTATAACATCTTTATCAAATGAATTGGCTGTATCATTTAGAGCAAGATTATTAAAAAGTCCTTTATTTAGAAAAATATTATATATTTTTACAGCATCAAAAATTTTTAATTTCCCAATAAGAAATTTAATATCAAAGATAACCAAATCTACTGCAATGTCTGATTTACAAAAAGCTAAGAAAAATCCTATTCAATTTGTTGTCACTTCATTAAATTTTATATATGCTTCAATAAGAGATCAAACAAAATATTTAAGAAATCTTGCAGTTGCTTTTATCGGTAAAAAAGAGGCAGAAAATGAAAATATCTCAGAAACTTCAGAAAATTCAATAAAAAATGTAATTTCTGAAAAATATAAAAAAACAAAAGAAAGTGTAAAAGAGAATGTTAAAAAAACAAAAGAAAGTGTAAAAGAGAATGTTAAAAAATCAATAGAATTTCTTTCACTCTTAAAAAATGATAAACAATTTAGAGAATATCATAAAAAAGATTTAAAAAATGATATTAAGGAAAAATATTCAACTGTAAAAAATAAATTTAAAGAAAAAACAGAAAAAACACACGCATCTGTAATGGGTCATCTTAATAAATTCTTTAAAAAAGGAATGGGTAAAGACTTAGAAAAAGAAAATAAAAAGAAATTTTTCGGTAAAGGTATTGGAAAAATTCAATTTTTATTATTATATTTATTAGGTAAATTATATTTATTACCAGCTAAAATTTTATTATCTCCATTTTTGTTAGCTATGATGTTAAGAAAACCATTATTCGGATTAATAAAAGGAATTGGTAAATTAAATGTTGGAAAAATTGCTAAAGGATTAAGTAAATTTAGCTTATTTTTTTCAAAATTTGGACTGAAAACTCTTTTATCCATAAGTAGAGTTGCTATAGGATTTACAAAATTTTTACCAGGAATTGCTTCAATTATTGGTCTTTTTCAAATGCTTTTTGATTCTTTTAAAGGATTATTAAAAACTAAAGAATGGTTTAAAATAAAAAAGGGCGAAAAAGCAACAATGTCGGAAAGAGTTTTTTCTTTAGTTGGTGGTGCTCTTGGTGGTACAAAACAAGGTTTGGCAGGAGCTAAATCTGGAGCATTGAAAGGATTAGGTGCTGGTATGGCAATAGGTTCGACGGTACCTATTGTTGGAACGTTTATAGGTGGTATAATTGGAGCCATAACAGGTGGTTTACTAGGAGCTATTGGTGGTAAAAATATTACTTTAGGATTAAGTTTAGCATGGAATGAAGTCAAATTTCAGGTTAAAAAATTATGGGATTTAGTTACATTTCCTATAAGAATGACGTTAATGTTAATGGGTAAAGTTAAAGATTATATTGTAGAAAAAGTAAAGAGTATTTCTGATTTTATAGGTATAGATATTGGAAAAGTATTTAATGTTATAAAAAATGTAATTCTTGCACCGATAAGATTTGTAATAAATTTAATAAAGAAATTTGATCCTTCAGCTATAACAGAATCATTAGAAGGAGCCAGAGAAAGACAAAAATCTAGAATTGAAGAATATAACAAAAAAGGAAAATATGATGTAGGAAAATATGAATCAATGTTAAATAAAACAAAATCATATCATACAGGTGGATATAATGAACGTGAAAGATATGCTAGATTATTAAAAGGTGAAGTTATTGTTCCAGATTATATTGTTGAAAAAGCGAAAAGATCGGGAATATCTCCAGAGAATATAAGAAGTGGTTTATTTATAGAAATGGCTAAATTTAATAAACAAAATATTTCTGATTCAACAAAAGGGAAATTAGTTGATAAAAATATGTTAATAGAAAATGATATAACAAAAGAATTATTAATAAAAAATTCTATTTCAGCAAATAATAAAAATTCACAAAAGGCAAATGAAGAATTATTTAAAAATTCACAACAAAATAATACAAATATGATAATGAATGTTTCAAGTAGTATGATTAGTTCAATGAAAAATATTGATAGAGGGTTAAATAATCTTTCAAATAAAGGAACTTTATTAGATAGACATTTAGATAATATAATTTTAGGTGATATTGATTAAGGAGATTAAAATATAAAATGCCAACAACAACTTCAATAATGAAATATGTTAAAGAACCAAATATTAAAAAAAGTAATGTTCCTGATTTAATAGGTGCTCCTCCAATTCCCCCACACAAAAAAAGTAATGGTGTTTATATTAACTCATTACCTATTGCATATATTACGCCTTGTTTACCTAGATTTTCTGAAGGAATTAATTCATTTAGATTAATACCACATTGGAAAACCTATAATACAATTTTAGAATCATTAGGTTATTCGATTTCATCAAAACCATTAAAGGTTGTTTTTGTTGCAGATTCATTTCCAACAGAAACATTCAATAATGAATATGGACAAACATTTTTATCTAGAATTACAGATGTTGTTTCTGATACAGCTAGAGACATTACACAAATGACTGGTCAGAGAACTTCTTCTGATGCATTAAAACATATTTTTGAAGCAATGTCAGATATGGGTAATATTTCAGCAGGAATTGGTAAAACCGGAATGAATGCAATGGAGGAACTTGGAAAATTTGGTGAGGGAATATCTAAAAATCCAAATTTGAGTTGGGGTAAAGGTTTTGTGGAAATGTCAGATAAATTATTAGCCGGTCAAAAAATAGATTTCCCTTCAGTTTGGAAAAATAGCTCATATGGAATAAATTATTCATTACAGGTAAGATTATATAATCCATCTCCAGGAAATAAACAAATGACTGAAAAATTCATTATTGGTCCATTAGCTGCGTTATTAACATTAGTTTGTCCTATTATTCAAGGAGATGGTGAAACATATTCTTATCCATTTTTTGTTAAAGTCAGAACAAATGGACTATTTAGTTTAGAATCTGGTGCAATATCATCAATAACAGTTACGAAGGGTGGTGATCAAGGACTCGTTGCTTGGAATAAAAGAGTAGGATTGGTTGATGTTAGAATTGAACTTCAACAATTATTTTCAACAATGGTTATAGGTAAAAGCGGTACAGATAGACCTGTTTTGGGTGAATATCTTAATACGTTAAAAGCTAGCAGTGAAATTGAACCAATATATTCATCATCAAGTGAAAAAAGAATACCTGAAAAATTATCTAATTATGAATATAATCCCTCTTCAATTAAAAGTGTACCAGAAATGGATTTACATACAGATTCTAAACCAAGAGTACCCACATCTATCAGAGAAGCTCATCTAGCTCTTCAAAAAACTAAACCATCTATTGAAGAATCATAATTTTTCCCTTTCATTCTAAAACAAAAAAGTCTATATATATTAATTAGTGAATAAAAATAAAATGAAAGGGGAGCTTTTATGTTAAAAATTGTTAATGATACAAATTGTTTTGTGTTTGTGTACCATGATCAGACTTTCAAGATACCCAAGAAATTTTTCACTGACAAGTTAGAGAAAACCTATCGGATTGTACCATCCACCCTTCCGAACGTAACAATCTATGTTCGGAGAAATGAACCTTTTTTCATTCCTCGGTATGAAGGACCTTTAGATGAAAAAATCATCAATGACGTTCAGGAAAAATTAGTCCCAATTATGACTCATTTTGAGTCACAAATGGGAAAAACGGCAAAGGAAATGTCGTATCCTGATATCGAGGATCTTCAGATTCCTTCATTGGATCTGAAGAATATCTTGAGTTTGTCATACCAAATACCCAAGGTAAGAGTAACAAGCGGTTCAAGCGTTTATTCAAAGGGAAAACATATGTTTTATAAACTGGATTCCCTTGTTCTGACAAATGAACTTAGACTAGTTCATTTTATCATCATTAGCAACAATAAAACCAAGAAATGTTTCAAACCATTATTGGTTTCATCTATTTCTTTTGATAATAATGTAAAGGTCAAATCAAAAAATTCCATTAAGGTTCATTGTGATTTTAATGAAAATGGTCGACGTTTATTGTTATTAGAGCATACTGGAATTTTGTCCATCACACAAAATTCAGTTAAAAATGAAGTTGAATGTGATGGAATTTTTATAGCATCATTTTGGCCGAAACAAGAAACTGTTATCGAAGAAATTTAATTTGTAAAGAAAAGAAGCCATTATATTATTTATAATATAATGGCTTCTTATAAAACATCAAGGAGAATACTCGTGAAAAATATAATTTCCATAATGAAACCTAAAAGTAGAATAAAACCTTCAGAAGTTAAATTAGATATTGAAGATTATAAAAAATTGATGCAAATTAAAGGTAAAATATTTAAACTTTTTTACATCGAAGGTAAATTAGAAGTAATCTAATTAGAAAGATATGGGAGTATGGTGGAATTGGTAGACACGCGAGACTTAAAATCTCGTGAGGATTACCTCGTGAGGGTTCAATTCCCTCTACTCCTACCATTTTTTTCAAATTTAAAAAAAACAAAAGGGGGATTTAATGGCTAATTATATAATGTTCGGTAATAAAAAAAAATTTTTTGTAAATTTTCATTATCCTGATTTTAATAGAAAATCTTTAGATAAAAATAATGAATTAATAATGAATAAACTTCCATATTTTCAAATAGAAAATATTATAGACGATGATAATGATATACCTCATATGTTTGTTCTTCCAAAAAATTGTAGATTTGTATACAAACATCCATATCTAAATACACTTTTATTTGTTATTGAAGAGGAACCTCAATATAGAACAATAAATTTTAAAAAAGAAATTAATACAGAATATCGAAAATTAAATAAAAATCCATTATTTGAAAATTTTGACTGGACAGATAAAATTGAAAATATGAGATTTAACGGTAGTTTGAGACTATTCTTTCCATATTCAATTTTTTATTTTATAATTAGTTATAATAAACATTATGATAAATATATACAACATATAAGAACTTATTATGGATTCAGAAAATCTCCATTAAATACTTTAAATGATATTATATATCATTCTACATTACCCAATATCGGAACTAATTTAATGGTATGTACAGGTTATAAAAAAGATTTTGAAGTTGAAGATATTGATATTAATGTTATCGAAAAGCTTATTGCTAATTTCTGGACATCAACATTTAATAATGATTTGGAAGATTCATATTTACAGATGGCAAAGAAAAAAGATTCAAAAACAGATATTTTTTCTTGGGATTATTATTCTAAAAATGATCCAGTGTTTATATTAAAGGAAAATTTTATTCCCTATGCAAGTTTAAGTAGTTTAATACAAAATTCTATGTTTAATTTAACACGTAATTTAAGTCATCAAGACTCATATAATATAAATTCATTTTTAAACAATAAATTACCATGTGAAATTTTAATAAGAGATATAGAAAATCCAAACAATATAATAGTTAAGAGAGAAAATGATATAATTGAAGTTGATAATAAAAAATATATTATCAAAAAAGCAATTAATAATTGTAAATTACTTATTACCGATGAAGATGGAAATGATAAAGAAGCAGATTATAATTTTATTATGAATATTGAAGAAGTTGATAAAATAACAATAAAAAATGGTGATGAAAATATTGAAATAAAAGTAAATAGTTTTATTATTCATAAAGAATTAAAAAATATAATTAAGAAAATTCATAAAATAAAAATTAATAAAACAGATAATTTAATAACGATAGAAACTAATGATAAAAATTCATATATCATAGTTGATAGTTTTTTAGAAGAATGGGAAATAACAAATTATATAAAAACAAGTAATGATATAGAATTAAAAATCGGAAAACAAATTTATTTAATAGATATAATTGATAATAATATATATTTATATCATAAAGATGCTTATGAAATTACAAATATAAATTTTGAAGACAATGACATTTATTTGTTTTTAAAAAATATAGTAAACAATGAAGAAAAATGTTTATATATGAATAAAGAAAATAAGTCTTTTTGTTTTACTGAAAAACTAAATATTAATGGAGAAATGTTTAAAAATAAATTTATGCTAATTGGAAATCATATTTGTGGTAATTTATATAATAAGATGTATTACGATTATTCAAAAGATAAAATTTATTTAACACCAGATGATGAAAATTATAATTTAGAAATAATGGATAAAATAAAAGATTGTCTTTTTAATGAAGATTTTACTAAATTAACAATACCTTCCAATAATGGAAATTATGAATTGTCAGTTAATGATGATATTTTATATATGATAAACAATGAAATTCCAGGAAAACAAACTATTAAGAATTTTGATATTAATTTAGATCAAATGATTATATATGTTAATATTGAACAAGAAATGGAAGATGAAGATAAAAGATCGTTTCCTATTTCTTTATTTAACTTAGAAAATACTAAAGTACCTTTTGATATAAGATTAAGAAAGATTACATATAACCATGAAAAATATCCTAAAGGAACAAGGATAACATTAAAATCAGATAAAAGATCATTAGAATTACCGTTCTCAAAATATAATTGTTATGAAATTCATTGCGTCATAACAGATTGTATTTTACAGATGGCTCTTTTAACAAATGGTCAGACAGTTTATCTAATGGATATTCCCGAATATTTTGATGTTTTATATCCAGATGATAAAAAATATAATAAAAAAGTTATAAAGAAACCAAATTTAAATTTTCAATTTGGTGATTATGTAAATACATCTAACCTTCAATCTATGAAAGTTGTTTGTTTCGTAACTGGTTACAATTGTTATTATAGTTCGAGTTTAGATGGTAAATATCTATATGGACCATATTATGATAATCTAAAAAAATACTTTAGATATGCAACTTTACCAAATCCTAGATTTATGACTAATGATTTAGTAAAGGTTACAAATGTTTTACCAGATTTTAGAAATATATTTGTTAATAACCCTAATAAATTATTATTCTATCAAGAAAGGAGAATAATGGAATGTTTAAAGTCATAGCTCTATATGATAAAAAACAACCTTTACCCAATGATGATATTTATTATATCATAACAAAAAAAGGAATATTATTAAGAAAAAAAGTAGGTTTAATTGATGCATTAGTTCCAGTTGATAAAATTTCATTTTTAGAAAATAAGAAACCGTATATCAATTTGGATTTACCAAAAATAAGTTATTCATTATTTTCAAAAATTGTATCATTTCTTAAAACAGTATTTGAAAAATATAAAACAGAATCAGTTGTTATGTTATATTTGGATCGTCAAACAAGAGAATATTATATTCATGTACCTGAACAAGAAGTTACAAGAGCAAGTATAAAATATGAAAGAAATATCTCATTTACAGATAAATTATTAGTTGGAACAATTCATAGTCATTCTGATTTTGGAGCATTTCATTCAGGTGTAGATATTAGTGATGAAAAAACAATGGATGGACTTCATATAACAGTAGGTAAGTTAAATGATGACTATTATCATGAAGTTGTTTGTTCTGTTGTTTGTAATGGTCATAGAATTAAAAAGAACCCATCAGAATATATTAATATAAAAGCAAAAGCAAATAAAAAATTCTTTATTGCTCCAAAAAAGTTTCCTATTTATTGGTTAGATATGATAAATTACAATGAAATGATAAATAGTAAAGATTGTGAACAATTCTATGGTTATGGGTTTTATGATGATGTTTTTCCATTTTATGGATATGGATATATGGGTGATATTTCAGAAAATTATTCAGAAAATAAAAAAGTGATAACAAAGAATGAAAATATTATAGAATCAAAAAATAAAAATAATTTAATGATTAATTCAATTCGTGAAAAATATCTTTCAAAAATTGAAAGTGAAGAATTAAACGGTAAATCATTTATGCAAGTTTATAATTCAATTGAAGATTCTGAAAAAACTTATTTAGAAGATCATATATGCAAAGATTGTAAATATAAAGGTATTTGTATTACAAAATGTTCGTATTTTAAATCATTGGCGTTGAGAAACTATATTCAAAAAAAATATGGAAAGGGGGATATTATTGAAAAACTATAAAATTGCAGTAATTGGTTTAGGTGGTATAGGAACAAATTTAATTAATATTTTATGTAGATTTTTAAATTTTACAAAGACATGTAAAAGTTCTATTTTATTAATAGATGGTGATGAATATGAATCTCACAATCTAGATCGTCAAGAATTTCAATCATTTGGTGGTAAAGCAGAAGAAAAATTTAAAGAATTATCTAGAAAATTTAATATTATAGATTTTAACTTTTGCCAAGCATATATTAATAAATCAAATATTAATTCTGTTCTTAAAAATATTAATGTGATTTTTATGTGTGTAGATAATCATAAAACTCGTAAAATAGTGTCTGATTATTGTAAGACATTAGATAATATATTATTAATTTCTGGTGGTAATGAATATATTGACGGAAACGTTCAAATTTATTTCAGAAAAAATGGAATAGATATTACACCTTCTCTTACAGATTATCATCCAGAAATCGAAAATCCAGAAGATAAAAGTCCTCATGAAATGTCTTGTGAAGAATTATCTGTACATGAACCACAGTTATTATTTACAAATTCAACGGTTGCAAATTTAATGATGTGGCCATTTTATTATCATGATAAAAACGATACAATAGAAATTAGTGAGATATATTTTGATATTTTAAAAATGAAAGCAGATTCAAAAGTACGTCATCCTAAAGAAAACTAAAAAAATGAAGCAAGGAGGAAGTATGAATTACACAGTTCGTGAATTGGAAGAAATGACGAAGGCTGAACTCAGAGTAATTGCACAATCTTTTGGAATCTCATTCAAGGTCAAGGAAGTTAAGGATAACATGATTTCTGCAATTATCAAAGCACAGAAGGATCAAGCACAATCAAATCTCAAAGAAGAGGTAAAACCCGCGAATGATTCAAAGATCACCAATCTGAATACAACCTTCCATTCTAAGAATGATGCTGGTTACAATGAAGCAATGATTACAGTTTCGAGTGGTGCTAGTTCTGGTAACTATCCCGTTGTGGGTAAGAAGGTATGTGAAGTTGCAGCATTCTTTACAGAAGTTCTCAACATTGCTCCTTCTTCAAAGGCAATTGTGAATGGTCGTGAGGTTTCTGAGGATTATATTCTCGGACAGTATGACAATCTTGAGTTCATAATGCCTTCTGGTAGCAAAGGATAAAATTAATTTAAATTTCCAATAATTCCCCTTTCATTTTTAGGAGGAGGTATTAGAAATAATACCTCCTCCATTTTTAAACTTTATTTTTTTTAAAAAAAGAAACGAAGGAGAATAGTATGGAAGAAGAATCAAAATATAATATTATAATATTATTTAGTGGTGGTGCTGATAGTATTCTTTTACATCAATTAAGTAAAAGTTTAGGTTATAAATCAATTCTTTTATTTATTGATTACGGTCAAAAACATATTAAAGAATTAGAATTTGCTAAAAAATATGCAAATGAAGAAAATGCACATATTCTTTATACAAATTTTCAAACTTATTCAGCATTAACAAATAGTGCATTAACCGGACATTTTGAAAATAATTTATATGAAAAAGTAAATGAATTTTATGTTCCAATGAGAAATACTTTTTTTCTAACGATTGCATCTGCATATGCTGAAACAAATAAAATTCCATTGATTTGGTTTGGTGCTGATTATTCAGATAGAATTAATTTATTTCCAGATTGTTATCAAGAGTATGTTGTTAAAATAAATGAATTGTTTTCTTTAGTTTGTACATCTCAAATTAAAATTGAAGCTCCATTATTGGGGTTGACAAAAGAAACAATTTTGGATTTATTAAAAAAAGAATATAATATTACAGAGGATAGAATGTTCTCTGGATATGAAGAATAAATATTAAAAAAGAAAGGAAAATGAAAATAATGGAAAATAATAAAGAATTTATAAAGTCTTATAATATAGCTAAGGGACTTATTGAAGATAGAAAATTAGATAATAATCGAATGGGAATAAATGATAATAATGTTAATACAAATTTAATTTCTAAACATTATTCACCAATGATAGTAAGAAAATATAATATTATAAAGGGATGGCCTTTATATTTAGGTTTAATATGTGATGAAGATTTATCTGATTTAGATCACATAGTTAATGGTGTAATTGATGCATGTTCTTATATGATTGAATCCAATAATATTCAACAGATGAGAAATATAACAGGTATTTTATCAGAAACTATTCAAATATATTATAATGATAAGAAAAAGAATTGTGTAGAAGGAATCGCAATTCTATTATATATAGATAAATGTGCAATTGAAAACTTTTTTGGTGATTTTATGAACCATACTTCATGTCGTATAGAATGGTCAGGTATAATTGGTATGTTACCTCATATTTAATTTAGAAAATAATGTTTAAATAGGAGTAAGCGTGAAATTAATAAAACCAAGTTATAAAATTATTGATAATTTAGATCCTATATATATTTTAGAAAAAATTGAAATGTGTGCAAGAACTTGTTATAAATCTAATTTAAGTAATAATTTTGAACAAACTAAAGAATTTTTAAGAAAAATAATTCATGTTAGAAAACATGAATCAGTAATTGAACATTTTTCATTTACAGTCAATTTTATTATTGATCGTGGTGTTAGTCATGAAATTGTAAGACATCGTTTAGCAAGTTACTCACAGGAAAGTACTCGTTACGTAAATTATTCTAAAGATAAATTTGGAAATCAATTAACATTTATTATTCCTGAATGGCTTCCCGAATTAGAAGATGGAGAATATTATTATGATATACGAAATAATGTATGTTATAATAATAAAAATGTTGAAGTTGATGAATGTACGATTAAATATTTAAAAGAATTATTAAATATTGAAATTACTTATCTTGATTTAATAAAAGGTGGATGGTCAGCTGAAAAAGCAAGAGATATATTACCAACCGCTACAAAAACAGAAATTGTTGTTTCTGCAAATCTTAGAGAATGGAGACATATTTTAAAATTAAGAACTGATTTTGCTGCTCACCCTCAAATGAGAGAAATAATGAGACCTTTTTTAGATGAATTAAAAGAAAAAATTCCTGTAATATTTGAAGATATCGAATATTAAGAAGGAGGTATATTTATATTATAAAGGTCAAGTTGAACAAACAGTTAAAGAAATGGTTAAACCTGAATATGTCAACTACCCCCGTTTATAGAAACGGAGGCTTGTAAAAGCCTTAGTTGACTACCCTAAGTCTTAACTGACTACGTTGGAATAATTATCTTACCCTGAAATGATGCCCAAGTTTCAGGCTCTAAGGTGGCTCTGTAAAAGTTCTGATGGGTAGGAACGGTCAACCACAATTGGCAGTTATACTGCAAAGTTATTCCAACATTGGGGATGGGCAAATAACTCCAAAAAGGAGGGCGTAAAGCCAAAATGTTAGTATATGTAGTTTCAATAGAAGGTAAGCCTTTAATGCCTTGCAAGCCTGCTAAGGCAAGAAAATTGCTGAAAAACAAGAAGGCTAAAATAGTAAAATATGAACCATTTACAATTCAATTATTATTTGAGTGTGAAAATCAAATACAAGAATGTGTATTAGGTATTGACGCAGGAAGCAAACATATAGGTGTGGCAGTTACAACGGAACAAGGTAATGTGCTTTATCGTGCCGAAGCAGAATTAAGACAAGACATAAAAGAGAATATTCATACAAGGAGACGACTTCGACATGCAAGACGTAATAGAAAAACAAGGTATAGAAAAGCAAGGTTCTTAAATAGAAAAAGAAAAAAAGGATGGTTACCGCCAAGTATACAATCAAGGATTAATGCTCATATAAGACTTGTAAATGATATTGTAAAAATTCTACCAATAAGCAGAATAAGAGTAGAAATAGGGCAATTTGATACACAGGCATTAGTTAATCCAGATATTAATGGTATAGAATATCAACAGGGAGAAATGTATGGATATGATAGCGTAAAAGAATATGTAAAAATAAGAGATAATTTTACTTGTCATTATGCAAAATTAAGACCAGACATACCTTGCAATGATATTCTTGAAGTAGACCATATTATACCAAGAAGCAAGGGTGGTAGCAATAATCCAAGCAATTTAGTATGTAGTTGTGAAGCGCATAATAAAGCAAAAGACAACATGGAATACAAAGAATTTACAGGTAAAAATCTACCTAAGATAAAGCAATTTCAGGAAACGGCATTTATGAATGTACTAAAAGATTATCTTGTACCTAAACTACAAGAAATAACACCAACGCAATATACTTTTGGACTATACACACGCAGAAAACGTAAAGAGTGGAATATAGAAAAGTCGCATATAAACGATGCAGTAGTAATTGCAAATATAAAACCAATGAAGTATAGCGATAATATATATTATATAAAGCAGGTACGTAAAAAGAAACGTAGTTTACATGAAGAAATACCGCGTAAAGGTAGAAAAGAACCTAATAGGAAAGCAAAAAGAAATAGCAAAAATACAAAAGAAATAATTGTAAAAGAAAAGAAGTGGTGCTTGTGGGATAAAGTGTATATACCAGAAATAAATAAGATTGGTTTTATATCGGGATTCACTGGTAATTGGGTATATGTGCAAGATATACAAGGTAATTATTTACAAACAACATCTAAATATAAGCAAATTAGCACAGAAAAAATTCGATTGGCGTGTAGAAACAACAATTGGATAACCGATTCATCCTCCACTTTCGCTTACGCTTAGAAGTGGAGGACTTCTCGGTAATTTAGTTAAAAGAAATTTACAGGTAATACACATGAATAATATTAAACAGGTTATTGTCATTCGTAAAGATCTTAACATGCGTAAAGGAAAAATGATAGCTCAAGGTTGTCATGCATGTTTAAAATCGTTACTTGAAAATTGTATTAAAAAACAAGAAAAAAATTCAGATTCTTATGAATATCAATGGATAATATCAGCTGAAGAGAATACACCTTTAGAAAAATGGTTAAATGGAATTTTTACAAAAATTTGTGTTTACGTTAATAGTGAAAAAGAATTATTAGAGATTTACGAATTAGCAAAACAAAATAATATAATATGTAGTTTAATTACAGATTCGGGATTAACAGAATTCTATGGTATTCCGACAAATACATGTATTGCGTTGGGTCCGGACTACTCGGAAAAAATTGATAGATTAACAGGTTATTTAAAATTACTTTAGAAAAAAATAAGAGAGGAGGAATAATGAATATTATTTATGCTCCCCATTGTGATGATGAAATAATTGGATGTTTTGAATTAATTTGTAACCCAGATGAAGAATTTATAATATATTATACTCATCCTGAAAATATGAATAGGATAGATGAAGCGAAAAATTTAAAAAGTTTATTGCCTAATATTAAAGATCAATTATTTGATTATTCATTCTCAACTTTTGAAAAAAAATATACTTATTATTTTCCTGATCCTGTTTATGAAACTCATCCAGATCATAGACAAATTGGTGCAATAGGAGAATCATTTTTAAGAAGTGGATATAATGTAATATTTTATTCAATTAATATGAAAGCCCCATATATTCATAAGGTTAAAAATCCAGATAATAAAGAATTTCTTTTGAATCAAATATATCCTTTACAGAATAAACTATGGGAATATGATAAAACATTTATCTTATTTGAAGGTAGATGTAAATGGTTAATTTAAATAGACATATTTAAAAATATTGATGTACTCATGCGTTGTTACAACTTTAGGATCGTATTCTTAATTGTAAATTTCTTATAATTAAGAATATTCCACACCGTAAGTGAGGGTAAGTGGATGTTTTACGTAAATTATGTAAAACAGACATTCTCACTTTTTTGCTTTACAATTTTTTAAATGGAGAAAAAATGTCTAAAATAATTTATGTACCGCAATTTCCAACAAAAATGAGATACCAACAATGGCATTATTCTAGTATCAAAAATTTTTTTGAAAGAAAATTTAAAAATGTAATTACATTAGGTGAATTAAAACAAGATATTTTAAGTGACAAAACAGATGAGATGTTTTCTCCAATAAATTCAGCTATAGATTTTGAACTTTCTCAAATAAAACAATTTATGGATTTAGATACAAAAGACATAGATTATTTATATTTAAATGATTTATCATTCCCTGGATTATTTTCAAATATATTACATCATAAGAAAACAAGAAAAATGTTTGCATATGTTCATGGAACATCAAAAAATAAATTAGATTATTTTGAAATGGATAGAGAATCTAAATGGCTTGTTGAAACAGGACAATCAAAATTATTTGATAAAATATTTGTTGGATCTGAATATCATGCAAACAAATTAGGATGGAAAAATATTGAGGTTATTGGTTTACCTATTCCACCTTATCCATCATTCAATGAAAAAAAAATATTTGATATTATATCTGTAGCTAGACCTTGTAAACAAAAAATAACAAGATCAGTTGAAAAAAAAGTTGAAAAAATATTTGGAAAAATAAAAAGAAATAATAATAATAATTCGTGGTTAGAATATTATAAATTTCTATCACAAGGTAAAATATTATTGATAACAGGTAAAGAAGATACATTTAATTATAGTATACTTGAAGCTATTTTAAATAATACTATTGTTTTAGCTCCTAACCGATGTTCTTATCCTGAATTATTACCAAAAGAATATATTTATAATACAAGTAAGGAGCTAATTGAGAAAATTAATTATTATATAATTAATTATAATAAAGTTCCTGAATTAAAAAATTGGAATATTATTTCAAATTTTTATAATAATTTACAGTCATTTATAAAGAATTGAGTCTATATATATTAATATTTGAATAAATATATAAGATAAATATCTCTTTTAAAGAAGCCCCAGCCCTATCTACGTTTAGTATTTCCTCCTCTTTCATAAACGTAGAGATGTTCGCCCCGTGAGTGAGGGGAAGCGAAATGAGATATCATCGGGATATCTTATGGCTATTCTCACTCTAATTTAATAATTTTTTTTTGTCAAGAATATACTTATTTTAGAACAAAAAACAAAGGAGCCAAAATGAAAAAAGAAATATTTAAACTTTTAGAAAAAAAATTAAATGGTGAATTAGAATCAGTTTTTGCAATAGATAGTTTTCCAGGAGGCAATGAAATTACAGATAAAAAGGAAAAAGAAGAATTAGAAGAATCAAATGAAAAACCCGAAAGAAAATTAAATATTTTAATTGATTTTGATGGTCCCATTCATAAATATTCTAAAGGATTTAATGATGGGACTATTTATGATGTACCTACGAATGGTGTAAAAAAAGCAATTGATATTTTAAGTAAATATTTTAGAATTGTTATTTTTACAGCAAGGTTAAGTTTAGAAGCAAATAATGGTGATGAAGAAAAAACAAGACAATCTAAAATAGATATTGAAAAATATTTAAAGAAACATAATATTTATTATGATGATATTACATGCATAAAAATACCCGCAGTTGCTTATATTGATGATATGGCTATTCAATTTGATAACTGGATAAAAACATTATTTATAATGAAAAAATTTTTAAAAAAAATAGAAAATTAAAAAAATTTGATATTCTTAATTTTTAATTAGAACAAATTAAAAAAATTATAAACTTTATTTATTATAGAGAGTGATTTTTAGGAGGAAATAAAATTATGAAATTTTCTTTTGCCGAACTTAATAATAACATTTTAACAAGAAAGTTTGGCGGAACTTCTGTTGGTATTGCCGAACCATATGTTACAGGTACGCATTTTATCTGGTTTACTAAAGTTCCACCTAAATTAATAGATTATACTGTAAATATGAATAGTGGTATATCTACTGAAGAAGAAGTCAAAAACATTTTAGCAGCATCTTGTTTAAGTGTAACACCCCCAGGAGGAACATTAAATAAAATTGAGTTCACAGGTTTAGGTGGGATCAGATGGTCAGTTCCTGGAAATATTGATTATGGAAACTCTGTTTCTGTAAAATTCTTAGAATTTATGAATACACCTATCTTTGATATTATGCATGGATGGGTTAAGATGATAAGAGATTATAGAACCGGTGTTTCAAGTCTAGTTGCTGGTGATTCAGGCGAAGGATATTCTAAAAAAGCATATGCTGGGACTATGTTATATTTTACAACGGCACCTGATGCTGAAACAATTCAATATTATGCATGTTATGATGGTGTTTTTCCAACAAGAGATCCTCAAGATATGATGGGAAGTGATGTTGAATCTGTTGGTAGATTAGATATTGAAATTGAATTTAACGTAGATTATACTTGGCATGAACCTTGGGTTAAAGAAAGATGTAAAAATCTAATTAGTTCTCTTAGAAAAAGTAAAGAAACAGTTGAAAATTATAGACCTGTTTCTTAATTTTTGTAAACTTCAAGAATTCTTATACATTTTAAAAACGAATATCTAAAATAGAAAGGAGATAAACATGTTTAAAGGTTTTAATTATAAATTACCCGAGTATGAGGTTATAACTCCTCATACTCATGATTCATTTACATTAAGAACATTAACAGTTCAAGAAGAAGAAAGATTAAAAGGCAGTATGATGACTGCATCTAAGATTACAGATCATCTAAATAAATGTATTTATGAGTGCATAGTTTCAAAACCTGATCATATTACAGATTTTAATAGTTTTCTAAAAAATACAACAGTTAAAGATAGAGATTGTCTTTTATATGGTCTTTATCATATTACATATGATGAGATAAGAGATTATAGTATTAGATGTTCAAGATGTGAAAAAAAGTATGAAGTAACAATCAATGCATCTGATACATTTAATTATTATCCTTATCCAGAAGATAATATACTTACAAAAACACTAACTATTCCTTTAAAGGTTGCAACCGGTGTTTCTGTAATTTTAAAACAACCGACATTAGAAGATGAACAGAAGGCAATAAAATCTTTAGCATCTCCTGAATTTACATTAGAAACTGTTTTTGAAACATTAATTATTACTAAATTTATTCAAGAAAGTAATGAATCAAATGATTCAATTGTTTATGATTCAAGAGATGATATTATTTATGCATATAGATCATTACCTTCAAAAGATAAGAGAATCATATTTGAAGAATATGAAAAAACTTTTGGTAAATATGGTATTGAATTAAAAATGAAGGGAACTTGCATACATTGTAGTAATGAAGAAATTATTAATATTGATTTAGTGGAAAACTTTTTTCGTATGGTGCACTCAATATAATCAAATAAATCAATTTAGAAAAGAATTACATGAAAATATTTTTTGTTGTATGGAATTAGGTAAACAACAATATCAGAATATTATTGAAATGCCAGTTAAAATTTTTCATGATTATATTAAATGGAAATCTGATGTAGAAAATGAAAAAGCTAAAATTTTAAAAAATGAGGCTTCTTAATGTCAGGAATTTTAAAAAAATTTAATAAAGATCTTATAGGTTCAAATGATACACTTGTTGATTATACAAATGAAATTTCACCTTCGGGGGACTTTAAAAAAATTACAGGGATTGATGTTATAATTAATTCATGGAAAAATCTTTTAAGAATTAGAAGAAGAACCAAAGATCATGATCCAGAAACATCAAGTTATATTGAAGATTTTTTATTTGAACCTTTTGACGAAGACACTAGACAACAGATAGGTGAAGCCATAAGAGATATTTTAACACAATTTGATAATCGAGCTAAAATTGAAAGTATAGATGTAGATTTTTTAAAAAATGAAAAAGGGTTTGTTGTTGATATTGTTGCGTCATATAAAGGTGAAAAAGCAGGTTTAAAAGTAAATGTATTTAAATAAAAAGATTAGCTTAAAAATTTACAATTATTTATTTTACAGGAAATTTTTTAAATGAAAGATAAATTTTATTATTGTATCTTAAAAAATAGTAAAGGGATTTTTAAAAAGAAATTTTTAGGAAATACCCATTTATTTTTTATACCTTTAGGAAATGATACATATGGTTATTTTGGTCTTATTGGAGAAATGTTAGATGATAATGATAAACCATTAAATAAACATAAGTATATTAAAGATTATGCTTGTACATTACTTTCAATTGTACCCTCTGATATAGTTAATGATATTATTTATCATCAAGTAAAATTATTTAAAGGTAGATTTAAAATTGTTGAAGAATTAGATTGTATATATTATAATTCAAAAATTAAAATTTTTAATAAAGGATCTTTTATTAAATCAAGTTTAGAAATTTTTCATTTACCTGAATATAGTACATTAACTAAAAAAATTTATAAATTGGTTGGATTCTTAAATTTTTCTTCTGATGAATTTACTTTAAGTAAAAAAAATGTTGAAAGGAATGTTTCTAAAGATCAATTTACAAAATTATTATATAAGTATCAAAAAGAGGCAATAAAATAATGAAATCAAAAAATAAAATATCAAAAAGAATAAAAGAATCTATTATTAATGAATCTATAAAAAAATTAGATTTTAAAAATTTTGAAAGAGTTGTTGAATATATACAAAAACAATCTGATGACAAAATTATAAGTATTTATCTCAATGAAGCAATAAATGATTTTATTCTTAAACCTTCTGCAATGTCAAGTCTTTTGTTTTCATATTTAAATAAGGAATGTAGAGAAAAATCAAAAAAAGAAAAATTTGGTAGAAAAAGAGCAATGGAGTTTCATTATTGTAGAGCCATGGCTGCAAAAAAAGTAGTTGAAAAAATAATTCAAAATATGAAAATGTGTGAACATGCAGCAAATCCAGAAAAATGTCTACAGAGATTAGAAAAACAAGTTATTAAATGGAGATTAGTTTATCAACAAGCTGTTGAAAAATATAATAAAAAAGTAGGACTAGATTAATTAATGCAAAATTATAAGAGAATTTATGATTATATACAGGAATATTGGTTTTTATTATATGATATTTATAGTAAAGATGGTGTAGCATTTTTATCAACTTATTATAATATTAATAAAGAAACAACAGTATGGGATAATGACACTATTTTCAGTGGTTCTTATGAAAAAATTGGAAATCTATCTGGAATAAAATGGAATAAATATTTATTGTTACCTATTTTCTTTTTGGGTGATATTGATACAATTTTTGATGCTCAAGAAACTGGATATATAGCAGATCAAACATTTGAATTTGTAATTCCTGGTTCATATGGAATAATTCCATATCAAAATGATTTGGTTAAACTTGATGATACATATCTATTAAATAATGAAAATAAAAATAAAGGTAATTTGTATTCAATTTCAGGAATAAAAAAGCAATCTCCTTATGATAAAACATTTTGGCATTTAACATGTGTTGTAGAACAGAGTAGAAATGAAACTCATATTCAAGATCAACTAGAAGAAACATTTATGTTTTTTGAATATGATAAAAATATTCATACCCTAGATAATTCTCTTTTTTTAAGTAGATTGCTTAAAAAAAATGAAATTTTAAAAAATAAATCAAATCCTCTTTTTGATAACAATAGTGGATTTTATTTTATATAGTTTAGGAGTTCAGAATGAATAATATTACATCAACAAGTTCGGATATATTTTTATCTAGAGATAAAATTAGATTATTTATGATTGAAATGTTGAAATATTATGGTGATTTACAACAAGTTGATTTGACTAAAAGTTCATTCTTATCATACTTTATTGATAATATGTCAACTTTTACTTCAAATATTTTATTTTATGCAACCTCTGTTTATAAAGAATTTTTTATGACAAAGGCTCAATTAAATGAATCTGTTTTAAATTTATCAGCGTTTTTGGGTTATTCATCAAGATCTGCAAAATATTCAACTTGTGATGTTCTTATAACAATTCCTTTACAATTTGAATCAAATAATGTTTCATTTACAATTCCTAATGATTTTAAATTTTATGCAGGAGAAATTGAATTTAATACATATTATTCTGTAAATATTTCAGTTATAGATAACATAAATTCTAAAGTTAGTTTACAAACAGGAAATAAAATTTATGATTTACCTGTTTATATTAATTCCGAAGGTTCTGAATTTTCATTTTTACTTCCTGTTAGACAATATAAAATAATTGAACAGGAATTTCAAGTTGATTCAGATCTACAAGCATTTCAATTTTTAGAATTTGATGTTGCATTTGAAGGTCAACCATCTAGTGTTGAGGTTTCTGTTGTTTCTCCAAATGGATTTTCAGTAACATATGAAAAATTTAATAGTCTATATCTAATGAATAATACACAATATGGTTATATTTCCAAAAGAACATCTAATGGTTTAAAATTATACTTTGGAAATGGATTAATGGGTTTCCAACCAGAACCGGGTTCAAAAATTAATGTAACAATTTATACAACATTAGGTTCCGATGGGAATATAATAGCAGGATCTATAAATAAAGGTAATAGAATTTATTTGACAAATGAAAATAATGAGGTAAAACTTGTTGATTATTCTTGTATAAATCCTTCTCCAGCATTAAATGGTGAAAATGAAGAAGATATAAATGAAATAAGAAATAATGCAATCAATAATTTAGTTTCAATGTCAAGACTTGTATCTGAAACTGATTATATTAATATGAATACGATTCTTAAAAATAATATTTTTGGCAAGAATTCATTACCAATATTAAAAAGATCTGATTTAAAATGTAATGAAATTCAATTATTCACAACTATAAATTTTAATGATGAATTTATTCCTATGAGAAATGGAAAAATAGAATTAAATGATAGTACAGATTACATTCCTAAATTAACAGAAATAACAATTAATGATGAAGAATTTTATACATTTTTTGATTTAGAAATAGATAGAATTAATTCTTCAGCAAATTATTCATATATTATTAATGAAGTTTCTTTAGTACCTATTTTAAATTATACATATAATTCAGAATATGAAGGAATTACAATAGTAGACTTAAATGTTAAGAAAACTGAAAATTCTGGAAGATTTGAATTGACATATAATGGTGAAGATGAATATGCTGAATGTTCATTAAGAATCCTTCAAAATGGTAAAGTTGCAGAAATGACAAATGATCCAATCAATAAATGTTTTTATTATGAATTTACTCCTTATACTACTTTTCCAAAAGATAATGTGAATATTTATTTTACAATCTCAAACCCAGAAATTGGAGATATTTCTACATTCTCAACATCATTAACATTTAGAAAACCATTAAAATCAATTATGATGTCTAATGTTATTTGTGATTCAACATCAACAATTATTTATGATGTACCTCTAATTAAAAAAGAATATTATAATGAAATAGAAGATAAAAAATTTTTTGAATTATCGTGTTTTCAAAATATTATAAATTTAGAATTAGAAAATTTTAGAATGTTGACAGATTTTACTAATATAAAATTTACTACAACTTGTGGTAAATTAGATAATATGAGATTTAATAATGTTAGTTCGTTACCTGTTATTGATATTATTTCTTCACCACCAGATTTACCTGTTTCTGGAGATAGATATATTATTGATAAAAATCCAACAGGAGAATTTTCGGAACATAGAAATAAAATTTGTCAATATACCGGATCAAATTGGATTTATATGGATGTATCTACAGATGATATGATTTTTGTTGAAAATAAAAATTATAAATATATTTTCACAGGTACTGAATGGGTTCAACCAATCTATGATATTCCTGTTAAACTCCAATTGGATGTTTTTACAGATCAATCTTATACTGGAAATAAAGTAGATTTAATAAATACCATAAAAGATACACTTATAGAAACTTTTTATGAAACATTTGGAAATAATACCAATTTATATAGATCTAGAATAATAAAAACTGTTCAGAGTATTGATGGGGTATCTCATTGTAATTTAATTCATCCAAAATCTAATATATTCTTTGATTATGATATAGATACTTTTATACAGGAAGAATTATTTGAATATTCACCACAGCTTGTTCATTTTACAAGAGATAGTATAAATATTAATATTTTTTAAGGAATCTAAAATATGTCATTAACTATAGATTTTTTATATGATAAATCAAATGTTAAACATAAAGAATTAAAAAAATGGGTTAGTACAAAAACCGCAAATGAGTTAATGGAATTATCTAAACCTTGTTATTTTCCTCCATTTAAAAAAGAATACACTGAATTATTATATCTAACAGGTTTAAAAAATACTGATATTAGTAAATTTATAAAAGAATTTTACCCGGCCAAATTATCTAAAGAACTTATTCTAAGGGATAATGGAACAAATATTTTATTATTTATCATATATTATTTCTTAAAGAAAAATGATAAACATTCTGCATTAGCAACAATGACATATCTAAATATTAAATTTTATTCAAGTAGATTAAGAGTTCATTTAAGAGTTTATTGTGATCCTAATGTATTCAGATTAGCATTAGATAGTTTATCAAAAAATCATTTATTTGTAAGAGAAAAAACAATATCAAATGCTATTTATTATCTTTCTAATTTTGCAATTAATAAATTTAATAAAATTTTAAAGGAATTTGATAATCCTGAGAAAATATCAAAATGTGTATATGATATAAGAAATAAAATTGCTCAGAGTGTTAGAAGTTTTGCACAAACATATTTCAAAATTTCTGAAGCTGGAGGAGGTTTTAAAGATATTGAAGAATATGACATTGATCTAGAATCTAAAACATTAGGATCTTCAAAACAAAAAATTGCAATTGCTGTTTCTAAAGAAATTACAATTTTCAAAAAAGTAGATCAAAAAGCATTTAATTCAGCAAGAAGTTTAACTAAAGTTAATTATCTTATTTGTGAATTTTTAGTTAAATCAATAAATGATATTAAATATATTGATGATATTAGAGTAATATTAGAACTATTTCTAAATGAAATAAATAAAAAAGAAGATCTATGTTCAACAAACTTTTTTAGAATTGTTCAAAAATTAATGGCAATTAAGAAAACTTCAAAACCTATTTATTTTAAACAACAAGTTACTAAATTAGTATGTAAACTTTTACAATCCTCAAATTCTATAAAAGAAAAATATGATGAATTAACAAATCAAACAAAATTTCAAATTTCTTCATTTATGGCATTTTATTTATGTTTAATAATAAGAAATAGATTTTGTTAAAAAATAATAATTCTAATCTATAATTTAATCTTTTTAAAATCTATTGTTTAATTTTTCTTTTTTCCTTCCAAAATATCCTATCTAAATAACCATATTACTATATATATTAATTAGTGCAAAATAATATTGATTATATGTGATTACGGTTTGAGTTTTTAGGAGCATAGAAAAAACCGTAAGGAGATTCAAAATGAAAAAAAGTGTTAAAGATCGGATTAAGTCAATAGGTGAGGGTATTCTTATACTTGTGGGATTATTCATATACATAAGCTTATTGGATACAACGAGTTTGTAATAAAAAAATAAAAAATGGGAAGGAATATTAATTCTAATCCTTCCCATTTTTTTAGTCAACTTATTTAATATAGAAATTTAAGAGAATCTTTTCGGTTGTTCTTGTTGGTTCTAAAATAACATTAACATGATAAGTCTTTGTTTTTCTTTCATATTCAGTTGCACCAACTTCAACTGAATATGAATATAATCCTCTTTTACGTTTAATATCTTCTAAAAATGAACAAACTTCATCAGAAGTAGCTGACCATGTAATTTGATCATTTTGTTCAAATATATAATTATTAGTATAAATTTCTAATGCTCTTTTTATATAAAGAACAAGTCTTGTAATATTTAAATCTTGAAGAGCTGATGCTTTTGTTTGACTTGTCAATTGGCTCCAAACAACATAATTTGTTCCAAATTTTACAATTGGATTTATTTGTTTTAGATATAATTGGTCTCTATCGCCAAGTTTCGGTACATATCTAAGTTCTTTAATTGAATCAATTGATGCTCTATTAAATCCAGCAGGAGCATACCATAAATCACTAACTCTATCATTTCTTGGTAAAATATAAGACATATGATAAACTGGTGAAACCCAAATATCCTGTCCTGTAAATTGGTCATTAATTTTTGAATAAATATCATAAATTGCACAAAGATAATTATTAAATGATTGATCATTTCTGGCAGAAATAGAATTAGTTAAAGATGAATTATCACCATTATCAATTATAGCCACACAATCTTTTCTTGCTTTTACAAGATTTGAAATTTGAGTTTTAACATCTGATGGATACCCACAATCAAATACTAAATTAAAATAAACAGTATCTATATCATACATTACATCTTCTTTATTTCCAGTTATGGGATTGACTAAAAGACCAGAAAAAGCTTTTTGTAAAACATCTGTTCCATTTTCAGAATTAAATGATCCATCTTCATTAACTATATTTCCATCAGAACCTCTTTTAAGAGGTAATGGTGATGCTGAAAATACTGTTGAAATAAGAACATCTGATTTTTTTACTTCATATGTGATGTTTGATTCTGTTTTAAATAATTCAACATCACCTGACCAATTATTTTCTCCAGTAGATATATTTTTTGAATTATAAACACCAATTGAATCATTTTCTTCTGAAGGTTCACCAAGCCAACCATAAATCTTATTTCCGAATCCATCTTTTGCAATAATCATATATTCGGCAGTTGAATCTACGGCAGCCCAAGGAGAAAAATCTTGTTTTGTATCAATTATTGAAGCTGTTCCATCGGTAGTATTAACCGAAATATCTCCAATATTTTTATCAAATGTTTTAACAAGATAATCATATCCAGATGAATAATTACCATTTGTTAAAGACATTTCCATTCTAAGAATAGAAGAATATTGTTCTAAAACATAACCTATCCAGATAGAATCACCAGATTGATCCATAGCGGTTGGATCAAAAGAAACTTCAAATGATTCTACGATTAATTCTGAACCATCTGACTGGATTTCATAAATATCTAAAATATAAATTCCATTTAACATTGGATTTGCATGAGCAGTAATCTTTATTCCAATATTATTGTAATATTCACCTCTACCTACCGGATAGAAAATACATAAAGGGTAAATATTATCATCAGTTTTTTCAAGAGATGTTTTTATTTCAGATATTGAATTAAAAGAAGAATTATAAGATACAGTTACTGTAGGATTATCAAATTCTTCACTTTTGGTAGCAGATAAAACTATATTTGCATAAGTTGCATCATCTGGAAGACATCTCATAAAAAATAATGATCCAGATTCACTTAAGAAATTACAGGCACAATATAAACCCTGACCATAATATTTTCCATAATCTGTAATATTTGGTTCACCCCATTCTTTAATTAAATCACTTTTTGAACTTATGAATATCAATTGATTATCTCTTCCCTTTTTAGTTAGAGCATTAATATATCCTATTGTTCCCGGTACTTGTTGTACATATTCACTTAAATCTATAATTTTAGAATAAACACCAGCAGAAATATTATTTGACATTTAAAAAAATCCTCCGAGATATTCTCTACTTTTCTTTTTTTTATTTTTTTAATATTTTTTAGACTTCCTTTTAGAAAAATAAATACCAAGCAAAAACTAAATTCATATTAGGCTTTTTTATAATTGTTTGAAATGTAATTTTAGCATATAAAGTAAAAGGACCACCATAACCAGATAAACTTGAAATTCCTGTATATAAAGCAGCTTCATTAATTGTTTGTTCATTTGCATCATCTTGAGTCAAAGAATTTGTAACTAAACATATTAAATATGCATCATTATTATCTTGATCTTGGACAAACTCAATATTATCAAATTGTTTTTTATAATATCCTTCACTTGTAATATAATCACCATATGAAAAATTATTTTCACTTAAAATAACTTTATTTGATAAGTCAGTATCTGCATTTGTTGGAGAAATGGGATTTAATGGATCTTCTAATAAACATCCACCAGAACCTACACCAAACCAACATAAAAATTCATTAGGTGTTGCAGAAATATTAACATTTTGCATATTTAAAATCCTGGATGCAGTCCATTCTCTACCAGCTGAAACAACTAGGTTACTTCTTGTTAAAAGTTTTCTTTTATTATCTTTTACCTCATAAATATCAACATAATTCCTAGGTACTCTTCGATATCCTCTTTTAATAGGATTATGCATAGAATCATTCAGGCAATCTGAATATCTTTCTTGGGCCTCAATAATAATTGTCCTATTTTCATTATCTTTATTATCAACAGGATTTTTCAATTAATCAACCTCTTCTCATTTTTAATTTTTGTTCTAATCATTTTCAATTTTCTTTTTTATTTTTAGTTGTAATTTTGTATATATATTAATTAATGAAAAAAATAAGAGGAGGATTTATTATGATTAAAATTAAGACAAGTATTTTTATTACGTTTTTATGTGTCTTTGGGATATTGTTCTTTGTCAATTTATCTGTGTTTTCTAAAGTATATGAAAATGAATGTACATGTGAACCCGAAATCGAAGTTATTACGGTAGAGGTTGGGAGACAAATTTATTCAGATGACATTTCTTATTTAATTTCTTTAAGAAGTAATCTAGATGAAAAAACAAGAATCAATATTGCAAAATGTATTGTTAATTCTGCAACAAGATACGATATTGATCCTATTCTTTTAACATCAGTAATAGATATTGAATCACAGTGGAATCCAAATGCAAAATCACCAAAAGGTGCAAAAGGATTAACTCAAATAATGATTGATCAACATCTTAAATTATTAGAAATAAGATGTATTGATGAATCAAGTATTTATGATATTGAAGTAAATATTGATGTTGGAGCACAGATATTAGCTTATTGTCATCAACAATTTGAGGATATAAAATTAATACTTGCGGCTTATAATGCTGGAATTGGAGCTGTTAATAAATATAATGACATTCCACCATATACCGAGACATTAAACTATGTGAAGAATGTATTGGATATGTACGGGTATATGTCAATAGTTATTAAAGAGAGTTAAACACTCTCTTTTTTTAAATCTAAAAAAAGAAAGGAGAATAAATGGAATATTCAGATTTAGAATTAAAAATCATTTCTGCAAGTAAATCATATTATGAAGGTCAAGCGTTTATTACTGATGAAGAATTTGATAATTTAGTTGAGATTTTAAAAATACAAAATCCAAATTCTGAGATATTACAATCTGTCGGTTGGGGATATAAACCTGAAGAAAAAAGTAAATCAAGACACATTGGATCTTTAGTTGGATCAATAAATTCAAAATTTAAATATAATGAAAATATTCCTTATGATTTTACAAAAAATGTTATTATCTCTCCAAAATTTGATGGAGGTTCTTTTGTTTTATATTATCAAAATGGTATTTTAATAAAAGCATTATCAAGAGGTGATGGGTTAAATGGAAGAGTTTGCACAAATAAAATAAAATATATTTTAGAAAAATATAATATTCATAATTTACCAAAAGGTTTATTATCAATAAGAGGTGAATGTATTATTCCTATTAAATATGAACAAGAATTAAAAAATAGAGATATTCCATCTCCAAGAAATTATGTTTCAGGAATTTTAAATCGTGATGAAATTACAAAAGATTTAGATATGGTAGAATTTATTCCATATAGTATTAGAATTTTAGAAGATAAATCATATAAAGTTGATTATAAAACAGATATATTTACTTATTTATCTAGTTGGGGGTTTTTTGATGATTTTCCAATTTATTCTTTTATTGATGAAATAAATGTAGAAAATCTTAAAGAAATATATGAAAAAATAAAATTTTTATTTCCTATTGATGGTTTAGTTATAAATAAAAATTCAGTTATAAGAAGTGGAAAAGATATTATTGAAAATATGATAGCTTATAAATTTGAAGGTGAAACTGGTGTAGGTTTAGTTGAGGATATAATATGGAAAACAGGAATATCAGGAAGAGTTATTCCCGTTGTTAAACTTAAAAAACCTATTTTTATTTGTCAAGCAAACATCCAAAATATTACAGCTCACAACGCTCAGTATATTAAAGATAATGGCTTAAATAGAAATTCATTAATTACTGTTATAAGATCTGGTGATGTTATACCTTATATTAGAAATGTTTTACAAGAACAAGAAGTTGATCTTCCTGAAAGATGTCCTGTTTGTGGATTTCATTTAGATTGGGAAAGCGTTCATTTAGTTTGCAACAATTTAGATTGTCCTGCAAGAATAAAAGGTAATATTTTAAAGATTTTAGAAATATCTGGTATTCCTGATGGTTTGGGTCCTAATACATTAGAAGAATGGATAAATAAATATAAAACAGTATCTTTAGTTTGTGAGTTAGTTGAATATTTAAAAAATGTAAATAAAGAAAAAAGATTAGAAGATAATCAAAATTTATTTGGGAATCATTATGGAAAATTAATAACAGAATTAGAATATAATTTATTAAAGAAATTTAATAATAATTTTACAATATCTGAATTTTGGTATATTTGTAATTTAACAGGTTTGGGTAAATCTGCATCATATGCTTTAAGAAAAGTAGTTCCCGAAACATTCTTATTAAGTGAAATTAATACATTAGATGTTCCTATAAATATTAAAAATGAATTATATAGAAAATATGATTTTTGGAATTTATTATCAAAAATTATTCCAATTTCAAATGAGCAATTAGAAGAGAGGAAAATAAAATATTCAGTTGCAGTTACAGGTAAATTGTCAATGCCTAGAAACAGGTTTGAAAAAATATTAAATGAAAATGGGATTTCATTAGGGACAATCAGTAAAAATACTAAATATTTAATTACTAATGAATCATCTTCTTCTTCAAAATATTTAAAAGCAAAGAAACACGGTATTCCCATTATAACCGAATTGGATTTTATAAAAATGATAACTAAAAAACAAGAGGAGGAATAAAATGATAAGAATAGAATTAGAACCAAAAAATTTACATTCAGGATTTGCTGAAAATTGTTGTTTTTGTGGAAAAGAGACTAGATATTGGCATCCTAAAAAAGATGTTCCATTGTGTCCTAATTGTGCATTAATTCATAAAGAAAAAGAGGTTCCAACAAAAACAACATGGATTAAACAAATGGAAAATAAAAGGATTGCTGGATGAGAAATATAATAATTACAATTTTAATAATCTTATTAATAATTTTTAGTATTAAGAAAATTTACGAAAGATTTGGTATTTTTATTGGGAGAGGAAAAATTGTTAGAAAATTATCAAATAAATTATCAAATAATTTCTTTTTCAATATTAGTTTAAGAAATTATCCAGAAAAGATTATAAAAATTAAAGTAAGTAAAGAAATATTTAATAAATTTCCTAAAGATTATATTCTTTATGTTAAGTATATAAAATTCTTTAATAAGATAAAGATAATTAAAATTTTCTAAAAAAATAAAGGAGAAAGAAGGTATATTATTTAAATATACCTTCTATTTTTTGCTTAATGACAAATCAAAAACAGATAGATCAGATAAAACAAAATAACACGATTTTAAAAAAATTAAATAGAGTTGAATTACAATTTAGATTCTTTTTTAAAAATACGGAACAAATTTTAAGAAATGATACTCCCGTTGAAGAAAAAGAATTATGGAAACAAAACATTGAAAGAACTTTTAATAATCTAGTTAAAAATTTAAGAGATAATATACTCGAGATTAACAATCATTTAAGCAAACAATAACTATATATATTAATTAGTGAAATAAAAAATACTCTAAGAGAGTATTCTTTTTTTATGCGCTCGTAGCTCAGTTGGATAGAGCAATGGACTTCTAATCCATAGGTCGAAGGTTCGAATCCTTCCGAGCGTGCTCAAAGTTAATTATTCCCCGTTAGCTCAGTGGTAGAGCATCTGACTGTTAATCAGAGTGTCCTTGGTTCAAATCCAAGACGGGGAGCCAAATTTTTTTAGATGAATTGATGAAAATATATTGAAGATAATTACAAACCTGTACTAGAACATAATTAAAAATATTGCTGGAGTAGCTCAGCAGGTAGAGCAATTGATTTGTAATCAATAGGTCGTGAGTTCAATTCTCACCTCCAGCTTTAATCAAAAATATTCTTCTAAACCCTTATCTAAATCCCGATAGATAATGTGTTTACGAACTGGAAGATCAGATCCAGACTGTGGAAATGGAACACTCAACCAGGTGCATTGAGGCCACAGTGAAATGGCACCTGGAGTGAAAGCCGACTATCAAAGGCTTGACACCCGGAGAGACGGGGACTTAAATATTTCAACGGAGATAAATATGAGAATATATTTTTCAGGCTTCCATTAAGTAAGTAAAAATGGAGGTTTAAAAAATGAAACAAAAGTTTTATGTTGTTGAGAAAAAAGAATCACATGTTTTCTTATATACAAGAGAAAACAGAATAATTGTTTATGATTCTTATGAAGAATTTTTATCATATTTGAATATGGATATTATTTTAAGAATTGGTAAAAGTTTTGATTCAGTTGCTTTATATCAATATAGATATTGTCAATTTTTAAATCCTTTTAATCGTAAACCTATTTTAATTGACGAAAAATCAACACTCTATGTTGTTGAAAAGGATGGAGTTACTTTAGATCCTGAAAATATTAAAAATGATTTTAGAAAATATAACTTAAATAAAAGAAAAAATAGAAATAAGAAATATATTAAAAAATTTATTTACAGAAAAACACCAGTGCCGGATACGGGAAAACGTCATTGGTATAAATCATATTTTAGATACATGAGAACAACACAAGAAAGACGTTGGTCATTTCTTGGGGAAAATGAAGATTACCCCATAAAATTAAGAACCAAAAGAAGCTTCAAATATATTCCAAATTCTTGGGATGATATTGTAAAAGAACATCATAAAAATTGGAAAAAATATCGTAAACATCAATATAAAGAAAATTAAGATATTTCTTTTAAAAAAAATTGGAATAAATAAATAGATTAAAAAAATATTTCCGGGTGTAGCGCAGTCTGGTAGCGCACCTGACCTGGGATCAGGGGGTCGAAGGTTCAAATCCTTCCATCCGGACCAGAAATTAAAAATTATATGGGGCCGTGGACTAGTGGTTAGGTCACAAGATTTTCAATCTTGTAATCGAGGGTTCGAACCCCTCCGGCCCTATTCTTATTAAATCCAAAAAATCAAAAGAAAGGAATAAAATATGTGGGAACTGATAATCTTTCTATGGATTTTAGGATTTAGTTATACTTTTTCTTATTGTTTTACAGTTAAATTCAGATATGGTAAACCAAAAGAATTTTATAATTTAAATAAGATTATGTTCTTTTTAGTATTATTATTTATTAACATGTTTTTCTGGCCATTTTGGTTAGGTTACTTACACGGAACTAATTCTAATTTATATTAGATTAGGATAATCCTTTACCTAAGGTTTAGGGTTGTGGCACCCCCTCAGTCGCCGTTAAGACTGGGGGTTTTAATGGAGAGTTGGCCGAGATGGATTAAGGCGGCGGTCTTGAAAACCGTTGTGTCATTAGCGTGGCACCAAGGGTTCGAATCCCTTACTCTCCTTACAAATAAGATTTAAACTTCAAACCTAAAATGGGAAAATTGTGAAAAAAAGAAAGAATTTAAGTTGCAAGAGCATTGATTAAATTAAAACTTCTTGATAAACAAATTGAATAAGTCAATTTAAAGCATTACTATATCAAAGATAAAAAATTTAAAATCAGAGTGAACTACCCACGACCCTAAAGGGTCGGGGCTTCTATTGAGCCAGTTCACCAGACTAAGCTATGAGAAATCATAGCTACGATATTTAGGTCATAACACCCTCGGTTGACGCATCAGACCGTTGCTCTGTTGTCCACAATTAAGTAGAAGCTAAGGGTACACTTCGGTGTTGTGGATGTAAAAAGCCTATATATCATTGTCGAGATGATGTCGGAAAAGTAACGTGGTAACAGCGTTGCGGAGTACGCATAACGCCGTAAGGCGAATTATCCAATAGGGTAGGCAATTCATCCGCTACCCTAAAGGGATAGCGGTTTTCTTGCCAAATATTTATAAAATTAAAATTTAGGTCCAGTAGCTCAATTGGTAGAGCCCTCGGCTCATAACCGAATGGTTTCAGGTTCAAATCCTGACTGGACCATCAAAAATAATTATTGGGGAGTAATCGAGTGGTTACAGATGGCAGCCTTTGAAGCTGTTTACGGGGGTTCAAATCCCTCCTCCCCTGCCACATGGACCGGTAGCTCAGTTGGCTAGAGCAACTGACTTTTAATCAGTAGGTCGTGGGTTCGAGCCCCGCCCGGTCCACCATTTAAAAAAAAGAGAAAGGAGGAAAAATTGGAGAAATTTTTTGAAGGAACATGTATTACAAAAAACAACGAAATTGTTTTTCTTAAATCAAAATTCAGTAAAGCAAATTTTGAAAGATATCTTAATGATTTACCTTTAGAACAAATTCCAAAAGAGATTGATATTAGAGAAGAATTGAAAAGATATAAAGAAAAAACAGGAAAAACAATTATTAATTTTGAAAATCGAATTGGATTTTTACTAAAAAAAGCAAATCCAATTTTGTTTAATTATCTTGTTAATAAATGGAGAAAAGAAAATATTGATTGGTCAAAATATAATTCAAAAACTCTTACACATTTTAATAAACTTTGGAACCTCAACTAAGAACAAAAAACCTAAAAAAGAAAATAACGAAACTATAACTATTTCTTCTGAAGTAACAGTCAAAGAAGAAACAGTTAATGATTCTGGAAATATTAAAGAAAAACAAAAAGAGAAAAACATAATGGTTTATGATAATATTTTAGAAATAATAAGACTAGAAAATAATTTAGAATACGGAATGTTTGGGGTATTAAAACTCAATCATTCCGTATTCTGTGTAACATTAGAAAGACCTTGGTTAGATAATAAACCTTATATAAGTTGTATTCCTTCAGGAGAATATGACTTAGAACTATTCAAATCTCCTAAATTTTTTCCTAGATATAATCGACTAATTTATCGTCTTAAAGATGTTGAAAATAGATCTAATATTTTGATTCATTCTGCAAATCTTATGAGTGAATTAGAAGGGTGTATTGCCGTGGGTAAAAAATATGGTTTTCTTCATGAAAAAAAAGGAATTCTATCTTCTTTAAATATATTTTATAATTTATTAGATAAATTAGATAAGGGAAAGAAAGCAAAAATAATAATTAAAGATTTTTACTTACTTTAAAAGGAAGGAGAAATTGTGAAATATCGTTTTGTTATTTTCGATAGCACAAGTGATAAAAATGAAAAAAACACAAACATTCAAACGATTATTAACAAGTTTAATCTATGGTCTTCAAAATGTCAAAATACGAATAAAATTCAGGATGATTTTTTATCTTTAGCTAAATTATGTAAAAATCGAAGATTCTTTTTTAAAATAATTTCATCTGAATCATCTAAAATATCATTAATCAGAATTAATGGAAAATTAATGTATCCCAAATTCATTTCAAAAATCTATATATCTAATTAATTTTTTTGCTTTAAAACCACCTACAACGAATTGACTAATTATTTTAATACCCTTATTCATGTTAGCATATTAAAATCTATGTGGATTGAATGATTAGAAAATATTGATACAATTTAGAATATAGGATTCTTAATTTTTTCACTTTCATCTGAAATAAACATATGATTAAAGTTCTTCCAATCATCTTCTATTTCATCAAACATATGAAATTTTGCATCAAAATTTTTTAATTGACCATTCTTATTCAATGATGCTTTAATAATATATCCACCAATATGAGGAAATAAACCTTTTCTTTTAAGATAATTTGTCCTACCTTCAAAACAACCACATTGACAACCAAAAATATTTCCAAACATTGCTTGCATCTGAATATGCAAATGTCCTGCTAAAATAAATCTAATTCTTGATTTATTATTACCATCAGCTAATTTTCTAAGTTCATTATATGCAACTTGTTCTACATTTTTTTGAAGTCTATAAGAAATTGAATATGGTACTCCTCCAGAAGGATGAATCATTTTTAAATCAACATTTTTTAATATCGGAACATCTGCATCATCAAAACTGACATAATGAATATCATCTCTTTTATTAGCCATATAACTTAAAACATTAAATCCTGTAGATTTAATAAATGCATAATCATGATTTCCACCTAGGAAATACCATTGAAAACCCGTAGGTAAATTAGCTAATAAAGAATTTGTTTGACCTGTTATATTAGATTCATATAAATCATAAATCTGTCCAGGATAAACATTAATCCCTGCAGTTAAATCTCCAGGTGAAAATATATGTTTAACGCCTTCTAATTTACAAATCTCACAAAAATCTTTTAAAGCTGTTATTTGACAAGATTTGGATCCGAAATGAAGGTCTGAAGCTACCCCAAATATTATTTCATCTGTTTCTAAAGGTTTAATAATATGATCGTTTGAATTAAGAACAAGATTTTTACTCATGTAAACTAAATGATCATCATTATTAATTTCATAACCTTCTTGTTTAAATTCATTTACTAATTCTATAATTTTATTAGGTGTACAATTAAATAAATTAGATAATTCAATTATGGTAAAAGATCTTCTTTTAGATAATAAATTTATAAAATTTAATTTCATAATATCATTATTTTTTTTAAAATCTGTAGAAACTTCTTCTGATATGTTTTTCTTTTTTAATCTATATACAAATTTTCTAAATGATTCATAGCTTCCATTATAACCATAACGCAGCATAAATTTTTCATAAATTGATTTAATAGAATAGTTTTCATTAACTAATTGAACGATAAATTTTTTTGATTCATAACTATATTTGTCCATAGATTAATATTACCTCAAATTATTTATTTATTTTTTGTTCTATTCTTTGTAAATAGTGATGAATAGGTAATTGATAGAGGATTAGTTAATTGATTTTTTTGAATTTTTTTAGGAAGGTTGTATTTCGTTTACGGTCACTTCACAACTATCCATACAAACACCAGCATCAAAATATGATCCAGTGTCATATGTCTGTCTTGAATAATATGTTAAATCTGTTTTTTCTGGATTATATCCAGGTTTACTATCACCAGTAGCATGATTTACAAATTGTAAATCTATTTCTTGTTCAATTGAATCTTCTAGTATAATTGAATCATGTAATGGGGAATTAATCAAAAATGTTTTTTGATCAAATAATAATCTTGATCTGAATGGTTTAAAAAATCCAACAATTTCTTTAATAAAATTAAATGTTAAATCACCAAGATCAAGAATTAAATTTGAAATCGCAAATGAAGAAATACCTAATCTTGAAGAACTTTCACTAAATTTCTGAATAAAATAAATTACAATTTCATCTCCAAGAGATATAATATTTTCTACATGTTGTTTAAATGAAGGATTTATCAATTCTAAAACTTCAAAAGCAGAAGAATCATTTAATAAATTATTTTCAACACTAGAAGTAAATAAATTTGTATATTCAATTACTTTTTCTTTTTGGTCTTGTCTTGATATAGGTCTATAATTTGCTAATTCATTGAATTCTAAAATAATATCAGAAGAATCTTGATTAGTTCCATTATAATGTAAAAATTTACCTATTGATTGACCCATATCAATATTATAAATATTTTTTAATAGATGTACACAAGCCAAATATAATTCTAAAAATGAAATTTGTTCATCATAATCTTTTATTGTAATATTTTTATCTAATGATCTATTAAGAGACCATTGATAATAGTCATCATGAATTTTTTTTGAAATTATAATTTGAGCTTGGATGATATCTGAAAAATGAAATAATGGTTTAATTGAAACATATGGGGCTTTTATAGGGAAAGATATTTTATGTTCATTAAATAATTGAACTATTTGGGGTTCACTTAAAATCCAATGAGGATCATTTTCAGTAATTGTAAATGGTATTGTTTGATTAAAAGATTCTCTTGATCCCGAAGTTGATGTTATTTTCTCACTTTTAAAAATTAAATTATTATATTGATCATATTGAAGCCAATATTCTGAAATTTCAACACCGGGTAAACCTAAAAATGAAACTAATTTTGCTAAAGCACGAGGTGTTCCTTTAATCTTATAAAGATTTACTAATTCATAGAAAAAAGATATTTTATTTCCATGACTCATTTCAGAAATTATATATGTATTATTAAAACCAAAACTTTTAAATAATTCATTTATATGAGATTCGGGTAATGAATAAATATCTGATGCATTTTTTATATGATAAACAATTGTCTTAAAAGAAGAATACCAATCAATTATTAATTTTCTAAATTTCTTATAATCATTTGATATAAAGACTTCTTGATCTATTGTTTCTTCAAAAAATTTTTCAATTTTGATTTTTTCTGAAATTGCGATATTTTTAGTTGTATCATCTAATTGTATGTTATCATCACCTGTTTTTAAATAATTAAAAATATTAAAAAAATCATCTATTGAAAACAATTATGATTCTCCTCGTATAGATCTATTTGATATATGTATAAAGAAATCATTAATTATATACATTTCATAGAAATAACATAATGTTTTGATTCCTCTATATGCTTGCTCTTCTAATGTTGACCAAGAACGTTCGCCTTCATCTGAAAAAACTCTAGATCCAAATGATCCATCATCCCATGTTGCAAAATCACTAATTAATATATCATTATTGTATTTTTCAAAACTTTCATTTATTTTAAAATCAAGATAAATATAAATTAATTTTGATAATGGTGTGTTTAACTCATCATATTCAATTTCAGACAAATCAAAATCATTTTTTATTCTAAAAGATAATAATCTATCGAGCATCATTAAATCATTATCTTGAAGACTAAATAAATTTATATGACATTCATCATTATCTAGATCACATTTATAATATTGTGCGCTTTGTGCATAAAGATTTAATCGTCTAGATATTTGATTTGGATAATATTGTCTATCTACAAGTCTAAATAAATATTTATAATTTAAATAAAATTCGGGCCAATCATCATCAAATAATAAACGAATAAAAGATTTATTATCATGTAAAAGTGAGACATTTAATTGTGTTGGTATTTTTACAAAATCTTTATTTAGAGTAGATTCTGTAATGAATTTGTTAATGTAAAATTGTAAATCCGGAACCAACCTTGTACTTGTTACCATTTTTATTCCTTAATATTGGGTATTTTTAAACAATTATTTGCACTAAGCATATCTAAGAAATGTACAAATAATGTCTCAACACTTAAATTTTTTAAAGAATCATTTCTTCCAAAATCTGTACTCCATTTACCAGAATGATATCGAGTAATGTGTTCCAATTTATTAATTTGATCTTCATTTAATATTTCTAAAAACTTTTTTCGATTTGAAAAAATTGTATTTCCGATAATTTGATCATGTGTTGAATCTGTATGTTTTCTTTCTAAAGGATTTTTAATTCCATACTTAAATGAATCATGTAAAAAAATTGATAAAAATAAAACATCTGAATTTTTACTTTTTTGTTCAAATTCAAATAATTTTATTACTTTTGAACAAGCATATAACATTTCATATGTATGTTCAGCTATACTCGGAACTCTACCATCTTCTTTCTGATGATATTTGAAAGATGATGATGTATATCTATCCCATACTGAAGGAATAATTAACTTCAATGACTCATAGAATTTATAACTTTTTTCTGTTAGATTCTCTTTCATCAAAACATCAATTCGTTCTTTAAAATCCATTGTAATTCCTTTCTAATTATGTGAACTGTCTCCCGCTTTGAGAAGCGGGAGCTTCCTAGTCAATATCTCTACTGAGACAAGTTTACCTAGGCTTACAAGGCCGTTCCGGCCTCTTTTAAATGTGAAAATTTATTTAGTCAATTAATACGATGTTCCTCTTCTTTTTGCATGTCTCATGTATTCAGCTAATTTCTTTTTATATTTATTAATTTTATTTTGTAAATCTTTTATATTGTTACTTGAAGCATTATGTTTTTTAGCAGCTTCTAACATTTTTTCATATTTATCAATTTTACATCTTACCATACAAACTTGACGTCTAATTGTATTATACTCAAATCTTCCACAATTTCTAGTACATTTACCATGTAATGATAATATCGCTCTGTAAATAACAAAAGGAATTCCAAATCCTGTAGTAGCACCACCAACAGATAAAAATGATTTAATCTTTGGAGTAATTAATTCATTTAATACAGTTTGATTCTCTTTAATAAAATTAATTAAATCTTCTTTACTAGAATTTTCTACTAATTTAAATAATTCCTTTTTTTCTAATTCATTTATATTTGATTCATTAATAATTAAAGAACTTATTAATTTTAACTTAGATTTTTTCATTTTAGTTAAACCCCTATAAATTTTTTATAAATTTTGAAAACTTTGTTGCATTTGATGTTATATCATCAATAAAAATTGAAAATAGTAATAATAAATACATTTTAGTAAATTCATTTTGTTTAGATATAAATTTTTTAGATTTTAAAATTTTTTGAATTCTATTATCATTAAATATAATATTAAAAATATTTGAATAAATAACAAATATAAATGTTATAATAGAAAATGGTCTTTTAAATTTATTAGATATAAAAAGATCATCTAATACTTTTCTTGCAAATTTTGAAGATTTAAATATATTAATAAAAGGAAGTTCTTTATTTTCACTTTTCATTGAAGAAACAAAACTTAATTCATCAATAAGTGGTACAAAATAAATAGCCGCAGTAGGAATATTAAGTATAAGTGGTTCATTAAGAACATATCTAAATGTTGATAAAAGACAATAATAAAAGAAATAGATTCTAATATATAAAGAAATTAAAGGATCTTTTTTTTCTATTGAATTAATATAAACAAGAATATTAGAATTAATCTTTTTGATTAATAATAAACATAAAACATAATCAAATTTTTCATCAAATAATTTTAATATTAATTTCTTACTTGATAAAATTGTTGTTAATGCTAATTTTTCTATAGATGTAATATCAATATTATTTGATTGTAAATTAGATTTAACAATCTTAATAGATTTTAAAAAATTGGGTTTAATAGTCCCAATTCCTTTAGATAAAATATCTGATGCAATCTTATTTGCTAAAGCATTTTTACCCATTTAAATTTTAAATCCTTTTCGATAAAATTTTAATTTAATTTTTTTTTAATCTATAATTGTTCTTTTAAAATAGTATTACCAGAAACAGATGCAATTCTTCTTGAAATTATTCTTTCAGAATTTTTCAAAGCTAATTCTTTTGCCACTCTAATTTTTATTCTATCAGCAAGAACAATATTCTCATAATGTGTTCTTGATAATTCTCTAATATTGTTTCGTTTCTCTATAATAAATGGTGTTCCAATTGAAATAATTGAATTAAAATCGCTATTAATATAGGACATAATCCATTTTACTTTTTTTAAAGATGAGTCTTTACAAATAATATTGTAACACTCTTCAAAATAAAATTTAACTTCACCAAAAAGAGATTTTCTTGCGTATTCTAATAAAGGTCTATCATTTTCAACAACAAAATCTAACCATGATTTACCTATTAACTTATCTCTATCTTCATTTGTTAATTCTTTTGCTAAAGTAAAATTAATTAATCTTATTTTTAATTCTGAATCAAGAACTAATGAATAACTTATAGAATAATCTATAATATCCCATAAACTTGTAAACAATTCCTTCTTTTCTTTTATCATTTTTATTTTCCCATTAACCTAATATTTTAATAGCTATTTGTTCAAGTATTTGAAATTTTGAAGTAATTGTATATATTAATCCTATTAAAGAAATTATAATTGTTGAGGAAGCAATCCATGCACAATGAATTTTAAATGCCATATCTTTAAATTTATTTTCTAAAATTATATTTGTATCAAATGTATTTTTTTTAATTTCCTCATTCATTTCAAGTAATTCTTCTTGTTGGATGAAAAGTTGTTTTTGTTGTTCAAGGAGTGTCGTTGTAAACTCAACATTATTTTTATATGCTTCCATTAAAATTGTAAAATCTTTATAACTTAATGGTGTTTCTTGAACTTTATCGTGATCATGCATTAATTTTTACCTTAAGTTATTTTTAATAATTATAAAATTTAGATGAACCATATCCTTCGATCTTATCGTATAAATCTTGTAATTTGTTTGAGGAGAGTTTGTTATTTTTTGAAAATTCTTTTAGAAAGGATTCTAAGATTTTTATTTTTTCGATTGTTTGACTTAATGCAGAAATTAGATAAAGTTCATCTTTATCAGGTTCGTTTTTATTCTCAAGTTGTTCATATAGTTCAACCATTGAATCAATAAATGATAAATCATCAGAATTAATCTCATGTAATAATTTTTTTGCTAAATTTTTAAAATTAGACATTTTGTTTTTTTACCCACAATCTCCTTGAATTTAATTAATCAAGTTAAACTATTGGAAAGTAATTTATTTTTTGTTCTAGAAAAATTATAATCAATAGAATTTATCTAATCAATTTTGTGGGTTGAAAAATTATCTAATTTTAGTCAAAAATATTTTTCCATCTTCAGAAGTAATCTTCCAAATACCGGGAAAAATTTTTGATTCAAATGTTATAAAAAATGTTTCAGGATAAGAATCATTCTTATAACCTTTAAAAGAAGAAATACCCGTAAATACTTCTTTTTTACTACATTCAAATAATAATTTTTTATATGAACAAGCTGAAATCTTAATTTTATCTCTTTTTTGTAATTTTAAAAAATTTGAAAAAGAATAAATAAAACGTTCTTTACCAACAAAAAGTCCTAATGTAGTAGTATCATCAAAAACTGATATTAATATTTTTCCTCTTATGTCTTTCAATTTTTTTAAAATAATTATTTCTTTGTTTTTTGTTCTATTCATATAGAATAATTTTCTTTAATGGTATCAATTTGTTTTCTAAAAACATTAATAATAATTGAATCAATTTTTTTTAAAACAGGATCAATAATTTTTAATATTCTTTTATTTGATTTATTTATTTCTAAAAGAATTTCATAAACAGTTTTATATACAAAAACTTTTCCTCTTCCTCTTCCTAATTCATTTTCAAATATTGTGTTTATATCTTTTAAAAATATTTCTTCATCAATAATATTTTTATCAGTCAATATAAAATTTGGTTTTATGTCACTATAAAAACAAGAATCAATTTGTTTATAATTTTTCTTTTTACTTATTTTTTTAGATTTTTCTTCAAGGATTTTTTTAATAAAATATATAAAATAATCCGAATATTTTTTAGAATTAAAAATGTTATAATATTCTTCAGTTTTAAAAACATTAATAAGTTGTATAGGATATTTTTCAAATATTTTTAAGAATTGATTAACTTCATTAAATATTTTTTTGTCATATATATTTTTATTCTTATTTAAAAATTCATCTACTTCACTAGATACTATTTTTTGAATTTTATCAATTAAATATTTTCTACGAAGATATTTAGAATAGGCATAAATTCCACTTGTTAGAATAAATGAAAAAACATATTTATTTATACCTTCTTGTAAAGATATATACATTTAAATCCTCTGAAGTTTTAAGACATTAGAATATTTTTTAGTATTATTTATACAAAAATCCCAAATATGATCTGGGTTTGCCATACCGGGTTCACAACCAAAATGTTTATCAGCAACTTTATATGCATGTGCAACAATCCAGCTACATATTGGATAATCATCATTATTTGTAATTCTTCTAAAAATATAATTACCACCAGTAAAAAAATCTAAAAAATGAGTTACTATTTTTAAATAACCATAATCAAGATTTTCATATGATAAAGCTTTTTCAACAATCTTATCACTATCATCTTTTGTTAAATTCAGTGGTCTGAAAATAGCAACTTTATTAGGTGAATTATGATATTGTGTAAAAATTGTATGTTTTTTAACTTTAGTAAGTGCTTCAATAGCATTTGCTTTATATATAGGACCTTCTTCAACAACAATACCAACATGATTTATTTTTGCTTTTCGATCATTACCTATTCCAAAAACTCTTATAGCTTTACTAAAAAAATTTTCACCTCTTGTAAAAAATATATCACATGGTTTAACAATAAAATCTTTAATTTCATTTTCCATTTTAAATAATTCCTATATATGTTTATTTTAAATTTGTTCTGAAATTTCTTATAATTTTATTGAATTTTTTTATTTTTTGAATTAATTTTTCTATATATATTAATTAATGAAAAATAAAAGAAAGGAGAAATATATTTATATAATAACGTATCAATCAATACAGAAAAATTTTAATTTAAACAGGAGATTTTTTTATGGATTATATTTATTGGGATAATAATGCAACAACTAGATTAGACAATCGTGTTAAATCTGAAATGCTAAAAGAATTAAATAATTATGGTAATCCATCAAGTCTTTATCAATTAGGATATTTAGCAAAATCAGAATTAGAAAAAACAAAAGAAATTATAGCATCATTTATTAATTGTGATTCAGAAGAAATTATTTTTAATAGTGGTGCATCTGAAGGGAATAATACAATTCTTAAGAATGATTATTTTCAAACAATTATTACATCTGAGATTGAACATGCAAGTGTAATTAATACATGTAAATATTTAAAAAAGAAAGGTAGAAAAATAATTCAAGTTAAAAATGATAATTATGGTTTAATAGATATTGAAAATCTACAAAGATTAACAAAAAATAATCAAGGATCATTAGTCTCTATTATTTTTGCAAATAACGAAATAGGTATTATTCAAGATATAAAAAAGATTTCTGAAATTGTTCATAATAATGGTTGTTTATTACATGTTGATGCGGTTCAAGCATTTGGAAAAATACCAATTGATGTAAAAGATTTAAATATTGATTATATGACATTTACATCTCATAAAATATATGGACCTAAAGGAATAGGTGCTATATATAAAAAAAGAAATGTACCTTTTGAAAATTTAATTCATGGTGGAGATCAAGAAAATAATTTAAGAGCCGGCACTGAAAATACACTAGGTATTATCGGATTTGGAAAAGCTGTTGAATTAAGAATAAAAGAACATCAAAATGAACATAAGAAACTAAATCAATTAAGAGGTTATCTTATAAGACAAATTGCAAAAAAGATTAAAAATATTTCATTTAATATTTTTCTTAAAAATAGTTTATCCGGAACAATAAGTATTACATTTAATGGTATTAGAGATAATTTAGGATTTGTTATTTTATTAAATTATCATAAAATAATGGTCTCGGCTTCATCTGCATGTCATAGTAATTCACATAGATCTTCTCATGTTTTAAAAGCAATAGGATTATCAGAAGAAAAAGCAAATGAGACAATTAGAATAAGCCTTGGAAAATATAACACAAGAGAAGAAATTGATAAAGCAATACCAATAATAGCAGAATGTGTTGAAAAATTCAGAAAAAATAAAAAGGAGTAAAGAGAGTGAAAATATTGAAAACATGTTCTATATGCTTTAAAATCTTTGAATCTGAGGGTAAAGAAGAAACAATTTGTGAAAATTGTAAGTCTTTAAGAAAAATAAAACTAAAAAAGGAGAATTTATAATGATTAAAAAATTTGTTTATCTTCGTGACAAAGAGAATAGACCTATAGTAACAATTTGTCTTTTAAGAGATAAAGCAAACAATATGTTCGGTAAAGGTGTTTCAATTTGTTCAGATATGGATTATCCAATTAAAAAGAAAGGAAGAAGTATTGCATATGAAAGAGCTTTTACAGCATTAATAACACAAAAAAATTCTCTTCCTATTTTAAGAAAAGATGCTAAAAATATTATAGAAAGATGTCTAGAATTTGAAAAGTTTTATAGTGATGATATTCATATGTATAAAATTTCAACATCAATGAGTGTTAAAGAACTTATGATTTTAAGTCCAAAGAAAAAAACAAACACAAAAACAAAGAAATCTTTACTTAAAAAAATTTTAGAAAAGATCACTAAAAAAAATTTAAGATAAAAAAATATTTTTTTAAAAGAGGCCGGAACGGCCTTGTAAGACTAGGTAAACTTGTCTCAGTAGAGATATTGACTAGAAAGCTCCCGCTTCTCAAAGCGGGAGACAGTTCACAAAAGGATTTAAAAATATGGATGTAATTGATTATAAGAAGTTCATAAGAAAGAATGAAACAAAAGAAACATTCATAAATAAATTAATGAATGGGGTATATAAAATTGTAAAAAAAGATAAAAATTTAATTGAGAAAAGCAAAACATTTGATAAATTATCTTCTGAGTTAATAGATGAAAAAAAACAAGAAGAAAAATTAAATAAATTTTTAATTCAAATTTCTGAAGAAAAAACAAAACTTCAAAAAAAATTAGATGATTCATTAAATATCATCAATACAAAAAGGGAAGAGGTTTTAAAACAATTAAAGTGAAGACTATAATTGCAGGTCCAAGAAACTTTAATGATTACAACAAGCTTTTAAAAGTATTTTTATTATATCCAGATCTAGAAAAAAATATAACGGAAATTGTTAGTGGAAAAGCTAAAGGTGTCGACACATTAGGTGAAAGATGGGCAAGAGAAAATAAAATACCAATTAAATCTTTTCCTGCAGATTGGAATAAATATGGAAATTCTGCAGGGCCTATTAGAAATTTACAAATGGCTAATTATGCAGATGCTCTTATTGCCTTATGGGATGATATTAGTAAAGGAACCGGAGATATGATTGAAAAAGCAAAAAACAAAGGATTAAAAATTTTGATTTACTATTTTAATGATGATACATTTGAAACATTCAATTTTCTAAAATTTAACTAAAAAAAAGAAAGGAAAAAGTAAATGAAATATACAGATAAAGAACTTATTGATTGGCTTGAAGAAAGATATGGATATGGTCTCATCAATGATGATAATGGTCATTGGGCTGTTTCTGGAACTGGTTTTCAAAATGTTGCGTCTGGTGGTGACCCCGAAGATATACAAACAACATTCTTAGTATTTAAAGATGAATGGAGAGATTCAATTCGAGAGGCTATTATTGCAGCAATAGATGATGAAGAATCATCTAATCAAGAAGAAATTGATTTTGAAGAAGAATCATTAGAAGTCGAGAATGAAAGTTTAACTCAGGAAGATATGGATATTTTAGAAAATGATATTATAAATGATGAGTATTAATAATGGATATCTTTTGTGTAAAATGTAAATGTATGTTTAAATGTAAACAAAATGGTATTTTAGTTAAAAAAGAAAATTTATATTATTATGCAGATATTTATGAATGTCCTAAATGTAATGTTCAATTGATTAAAGGAATAGCAAAGCGATCAGTTGAATTTACAGAAGATTTAAAAAATATTCCCATCTATCAAATCGATTAGTAAAAATTAACTAGGAGAAATTTAAATTTATGGATAAAAAATTTATAGGAATTTCTGGAAAAATAGGTAGTGGTAAAACAACTTTATCTGAACATATGAAAAATATAATAGATAATTTAACTCAATCTAATTATTCATGTATTACAATTGCAGTAGGTGATATTTTAAAAAAAGAATGTTCAAGAATTTTTGAATTTGATATTAATCTAGCTTACTCTCAAGAAGGAAAAGAATCTAAAGTATATATTCCGGCTCAAAAAAAATATATGACAGTAAGAGAAATATTGCAATGGTGGGGTACTGATGTAATGAGAAAACAAGTAGATATAGATTATTGGGTTAAAGAATTAGATAGATCTATATCAGGTGATATTATTATTATCAATGATATTCGTTTTCCTAATGAAGCTGATTACATAAAAAATAAAAATGGTTATTTGATTCGTTTAGATACAACATATACTACCCCACCATTGCACATTGCAAATCATGATAGTGAAATAGCATTAGATAATTATAAACATTTTAATTTGAGGTTAAGACCAGAATTTGGAAAATTAAAGAAAATTGCTGAAGGGTTTAATTATTCAGCAATTTTAACTTAAAAAGGAGGTATTAAAGAAATCAAATCTAAAAATAATATGGAGTCTAAAAATGTTTGAAAAAATACCTTTTAATATTAATGATTATGTTTATATTAAATTAACAGATTATGGAAAAGAAAAATTAAAAGAAAATTTTGAAAAAGAAATTTCATATCTTCCAGAAAAACAAAAAGAAAAAATTAGAGAACATTTTAAAATACACGAAGAAGATAAAGATGGATGGTCTAAATGGCAATTATGGGACTTAATGAATAAATTAGGTAAATATTGGGTAATGGGTTGTGAAAATGTATTTGAAACTAAAATATTTTTTGAAGTTAAAAAAGGAGGTTAAGTGATACATCATATTTATGGAGATGTACTCAGACAAGAAGGAAATGAAATAAAATTTATAGTACATGTTTGTAACGATATTGGAAAATGGGGTGCTGGATTTACAAAAGAATTATCTAAAAAATGGAAAACTCCAGAATTAATGTATAAGAGTTTTATTTTAAAAAATAAACCAGGAATACATAATCTTGGAAAAAATATTTTAGTTAAAGTTGAAGAAAATATATATGTTGTTAATATGATATGTCAACATAATGTTAGAAACCTTAATAATTCAATACCATTGAAATATAATTATCTTGAAAAATGTTTAAATAAATTAGCAGGATATATTGAAGAGAATAAATTCCCTTCAAATGTTTCAATTCATATGCCTAAAATCGGATCAGGTTTAGCAGGTGGTGATTGGAATAAGATTGAAGGTATTATAAGAAAAACATTAGATAAATTTAAAGTTAATATCTATATTCTTCTTTAAATCCCTTCTTCACTTCATCAATTAATATATATAGAGAAATATCTAGAAAAGTAAAATTAAAAATTTTACTTATAATATGTATAGACATTACACAGAACTTATTATACGTCAATTACCTCGGCCACAAGGGCACGAGGTTTCCACTCAACGAATCTTATGAAAAAATTAATAGAACAATTAAATTCAAACAAATATAATACATATAGTGATAAGGTAATCGAATTAATTAAACAAAATTTAAAATTATTAGAAAATTAATTATCGTACCTCCAATCTATATATATTAATTAGTGAAGTAAAAAAAGAGAGGAGGAAAAAATGTATCTTTGTAATTATTTAACAAATTGTATTGAAATGGGTGCTGAAAAAGCATTTTATAATTATGAGGGAATTAAAGTTGAAGAAAATATCGAATACAATGTTGAAAAAATTTTAATTGATGTTGAGATTTTAAACAAAAGTTCAAACATTGCTTTAGATTTTATCAAAAACAATTCAAACGATAATCAAAGAGCAATTGAGGTTTTTGATAAAGTTGCGTGTGGTCTGATTAGTTTACGAGAAGACCATAATGATAATATGACAATATCTATGTTCATTCGTATGGAGTTGGAGGATATACATAAACAAATATCGTCTAATTCATTGATCAAAAAGAAAAGATTCAAACCTACAAAAAATATCAAGGGGGAATATAAAAAATACTTTCCTTGGTATGAATAACAAAATTTTAAAAAAGGTTTTATCTTTTATGATGAAACCTTTTTTTTAAAATTTAACAGAAAGGAATTTTGAAAATGAGTCATATAATTAATGATCTTATAGTTCAAAACTTATTTCCTCAATCTTCTTCTGTAATTCCAAAATCAAGTTTAATTGATTTATTTAAATCTTCAATTTACAAAGATAATGATTTATCTTCTATTTTAAATTCTAAATTTGATTTAAAATATAATAATACATATAATCCTTCTGGTAAATTAAATTCAATTGATTATCGAGAATATTTACAAGTTAATAATTTACAAGTGAAGAAAAAAGCATTAGAAATTGTAAATCCTACAGATTCAAATGATGTTAAAGCTGAAAAAATATTAAAATGGGTACAAGAAAATTTTACATATGTTTCAGATATTGAACAATATAAACGAGATGAATATTGGGCATATCCTACAGAATCATTACAAACATTAAAAGGTGATTGTGAGGATGGTGCTTTTTTAATTCACTCTTTAATGTTAGCTTCTGGTATACCTTATGAAAGAATTAGAACATATGCGGGTTATGTTGAAGCAGGAATAAATGCTCCATTTGGAGGACATGCTTGGACAATCTATAAAAGAGAATCTGATAATAATTGGATAGAATTAGATTGGTGTTATTATCCAGAAAAAACACCAATATCTGAAAGAGATTCTTTTGAAGAAGACAACAAGTATGTTGATGCGTGGTGGTGGATGAATGCTTTAAATACATATGATGAATATGGAAAGTGGGGTATAGATATATATGCCTAAAGAAGAAGATATTCAAATCAATTATTTACTATATAAAATATCTTTTTATATTTTAATTTTTCTTACTATCTGCATAACTTTTACATTTCTTGATTTACTTTCAAAAAAAATTTTAATTTATAAATGTGTAGAAAAAGGTTTGTCACCTATTGAAGTTAAAATTCTTTACGATTATGAAAATATTACTAGTGAAGATAAAAATTTATTTTTAAATTTAATATCTAAAAAAAATTGAGAAAAGATAAATGTTTTTCTTTACAGCAGACGAACATCATGGACATAATAATATTATTAAGCATTTAGAAAGACCATTTAAAAATATTAAAGAAATGGAAGAAGAATTAATTAAAAGACATAACGAAGTTGTAACAAAAAGAGATACAGTTATTCACAGTGGTGATTTTTGTATTAGAAGTGAACAATATACACAAGCTATTATCAAAAGATTAAATGGTACTCATGTTTTCTTAAAAGGTAATCATGATTATTGGTTAGAAAGAAAAGCTATAACAATATGGGAAAAAAATATTGATAAAAATTACATTGTTGTTTGTCATTACTGCATGAGAACCTGGCCAAAAAGTCATTATGGTAGTTGGCAATTATTTGGTCATTCACATGGAAAATTAAAAGATTATTTTCCAACACAAATGGATATTGGAGTTGATACAAATAATTATTATCCTTATTCTTTTGAAGAAATTAAAAAAATTATCAATAATCAAATTCTAATTGATCTAAAAAACAAAAAAAATTCCTAAACAAAGAAAGGAATAAGCGATGAAGTGTGTAAAGAACATCAGAACTCAAGAAGTAAAGAAAATTAGAGATTCTGAAGCCATGGAGCTTGTTGATAAAAAAGAATGGGTTTATTGTCCGAAAAACGAATACAAAAAGTACAAAGAACAAAAGTAAATACAGGTAATTCTCATCACTGGGCCTACATAGCATTTAAATCTGAAACATTACACCCAATATGCTAACATTAAACAAATGCTATGTAGGCCCCCATAAAGTTAAATTTAATTACTTATTTGTATCAATCTTCTTCAAAATCTTACCATTTTCGTCTGTTGAGAAATTCTTTAGAATATAAGAAATACCAGAAGCAATAGCAACACCCCCAATCATATTTACATTAAGATCTGTTAATGCACCTGTATTAATAAGATCAACAAAAAAAAGTCAGAATTCCTGAAATAACAGCCACAATCCCACCTTTTAGAAAATCTCCAGTTGATAAAGTCCAAAGTCTTGACATAATTTTAACTCCTATTTTTTTTATTTTTATGAATAGAATTCAGATAATGTATCAATATTAAGACCTGAATTTGTAAAATCTATTGCTTTATTAATTGCTTTATAAACAATTTTTTCACTAATTAATCTTGAACATTCATAATTCTTTTTATAAGGACACCAATTCCATCCTCTATCAAATTCAACATTAGGATCATTAAAACATCCTGAACAAATACCTTCAGGTGGTAATATTCTTATAATACCTGTATTAAATTCAAACCAAGGTTCACTAAATCCTGCAATCATAATAACAGGTTTCATTAATGCCCAAGAAATCCATGATAAACCACTTCCTAAACCTATAAAAAATTCAGAATGATATATCGTATTGATTGTATCAGATAATGGTTTATTTGTTCTATGAATAACATTTTCAAGATTTGATTTTTCTTTACTTATGACAACAACCTCATAATTTAATTTTTTCAAATAATCAACAATCTTTTGCCATGCATCTTTTCTATTCCAATATTTACATTGCATGGTACTGTGTTCTGAAATACAAATATATTTTTTTTCAATAGGTCGTTCTCCTGGTATAAATGATATTTCTGGATATATATCTTCTTTGTATTCAATTCCTAAAATATCACAAGCAATTTGTTGAAGGGAAACTGTTCTCCAATCTTCTTTGTTTTTATATATATTATTATCAAAACAACCTATTGTATATCCTGCATAAAGATTTAAAATTGTATTTCCCGGTTCAATAAATGAAATATCCTTATATACATCTTTAAATAAATAATTATGAAATGTACATAATACAACCTCACATTTATGTTTCTTTTTAAATTCATTAACAACAGGAACCCAAGCAATAGTATCACCTAAAGATTTACTATCAATATTTATTAATACTTTTTTATCTTTTAAATCAAAATCATGATATTTAATTAATTTATTGTTATAATAAATTTCAACTCTCCAATTAGTATAATACTCTCTTAAACAACGACACCAATTATTATTTTTTATTTTAGTTTCATAAACAACTTCATCTGAATCTTTATCAATAAATTTAACTAAATATTCTTTTTCTTCTTTACCTAAGATTTCACAAAAAGGTTTATTTACAAAAAATATTCTAAATGATTCATTATTATCTATCATAACATTATTATTATCTTCAATCCAATTTGAAGATTTAATCCCATTATCAAATTTACATTTATTTTCTTTATCATAATTAATAGATTTATATTTACCATTTATTAAAATATTAATATCTTTTTTATTTAAATCATCTTTTTTTTCTAAAACAAAATATTTATATAAAGAAGGTTTAATAACACTTGAAATTTTTTTTTCACCTTTTAAAAATACTTCAAAATTATTAATAATTTTATTAGATTTATTTATAATAAAAATAAAATCTTCAAAATTATTCTTCGGACAAGCTAATATTTTAATATCATTATCTAATTGTTTAAAAGAATCCTTCTTAAATAAACAATTTGTATTTGAATCAATATGAAAATTATTAATATCTATTTTTGATAAATATTTATATAACCAATTTTCAAAAATAATATCTTCTTGATTTGATCCACAATTTTTATAATATTCATCCCATGTTTCAGGTAAATTAACATCTTTCATAAAATCAGTATGGAAAGAAAACATAGTTGTATTAATACCCATATTTTCATACATCAAACCGTATAATTTATATTTTTCTAGATTATTTCTTGCACTATTAAGATATTCATTGAAATTTGCATTAACATCATATTCAAACCAATGAATAATATCATACTTATTTAAACAGAATCTAACTGAATTATTTATTGATTTAATAATTGGTAATACATGGTATTCTTCATCTAATTTACATTTTATTTGAACATTTTTAAGGTTATATGTACAATCTAAATAATGAGATCCTTTTGAATTATCTATATCAAAAATATAATAATTTACCATTTGTTGAATATCTGAATTTAATGGATAATGTGATACTAAAAGAATGGGTATATTAAAAGATTTAATAGTTTTGATAAGATTTATTAATTTATCTTCTTTTTCTTTTGAATTTGTATATGAATCAATAACTATAATTTCTTTCATATTAAAATTATCCTTTTTATCAATTATATTAATATCATCTTTATTAATATTTATATTTTCTTTTTTATTAATAATATCAATTAAATTATTAAATGCAATATCTGTTGATCTCTTCCAATTAAAGTTTTCCCTTATATATTTTGCGCTTTTCTTTGCTTTTTCTTCATATTTATGATATGAGTTAAAAACATCAAATATAATATTTTCTAATTGTTCAAAATCTGGTTCTGCATATTCACCAGGACAATGTCTAGAAGGATCATCAAATTTTGCAGGTAAAAACTTTTTAATAGGAACAAGTTTTGAAGCTGTATTTTGTGCAAATTCTAATTGACCACTCCAATTTGAACAAATAGAGGGAATCCCACAAGCTATAGCTTCAATTAAGGGTAAATTCCAACCTTCAGATCTTGAACATGATAAAAAGACATGAGATGATTGAATTAAATCAACATATTGTTTATCGTTTAGTTTACTAATAGGAATAATATTTTCACATTCTAAATTATATTCTTTTAATTTCTCTTTTACTGTATGTTTTTTTTGCCAATCAAATGGATTATCTCCAAGAATTAACAATTGAATATTATCATAATTTTTAAAAACATTATAAAATGCCTTAATCATTTCTAATGTTGCTTTTCTATATTCCCATCTTCCAATAATTAAAAATGTAAATTTTTTAGATTCATTTCTAAGATTGAATTTTTCTTCTGAAAAATAAAATCTATTAACATCAATACCTTCTGGAACAATTTTTATTTTAGATGTATCTGCATATAAATCATCATTTATCATTTGAGAAAATGTATATTTTTTTTGCCATTCAGAAGGAACCCAAATTTGATCAGGTTTTGATGTAAAAACTTTAAAGAAATCTTTTGGTTGTCTTGTACTTTCCCATACATTATAAAAAATTAAAGGATTATCTCTATTATATTCATCATAGAAATAATAATGATTTGTTTCACATAAAACGATATTGATTATCTTCTTATTTTTATCATTCCAAAATTCACCCTCATGATCTTTAATAATCATGTTTCTCTGTTCATCATCTAAATAATATGGATCATCATCATATGAAAAATTTCTAACTCTAACAAGAAGATACTTATTTAAATGAATTGCAAAATTTCTTGTATGATATGCATAACCAGTCTTACCTAAGAAACACCCATGAATAACAACTGTATAATCTTTAATATTATAAATATTTAAATATGAATCAACTATCTTTTTAACATCAAATTCTTTTTCAATTAATATTCTATTTGTTTGACCATCAACAGGATTATATTTATTTAATAAAATTAATTTTAAATCAGAAACATTATATTCATATTTATTAGTTCTTCCAGAACAATTCTTCTTTTTAAATTCATTAAAATTATCTATTGTAATATATCCATCACCCAAACCTTTATTATTTGAATAAAGATCTCTATGATCGTAAATAATAACAGGTCTTGAATAAGACATTGCCTCATAACAACTTCTTCCAACACAAATAACAATATCAGACCATTCTAAATATTCTCTTATGTCATATTCAAAGTTTTGTTTTCCTAAAGATTTAAAATTAAGATTTAATTGAAGACATAACTCTTTGATATTATTAATTGAATTTTGCCAATCGGATATACAAAGAACATTTTTTACAACTGGATTTGGATTATTCTTACATGAAAAATAATCAATATCAATGGGATTTCTTATGATTGTTGAATTAAAACCTAAAGATTGTAAATAATCAAAAACTTCTTCTGAAATTGAAACATAAAAATCAGCACCTTTTATTGGTTTTTCATCATCAGATTGAATACCATGACAAGTATAAATCTTATAACCTTTAATATTATTATCAATAAGATATTGTAATGATGAATTATGATTAACTAAAATTAAATCATATTTTTTCTTTAATTCAGTACCTACATTTGGAAATGTTTTAACAATATAATTAAAAAAATCTCCTTTATTTAATGCAAATACATCAACATTATGATTTCTTTTTATTAATTCTTTTATAATTGTAAAACACCATGTTTCAGTACCACCAACATTTTGTAAATTTTTATTCATTATTAAAATATTCACATTAATATCCTTTCTTTTTTAAAAAGGTTTTTATTTAATTCTTAATTAAAAATTAAAAATCTTTTTAAAATTAAGTTTCTTTTATCGGAGGTTTTGGATCAGAAGGTTGTGAAATTTTAGATCTTTCAGTTCTAGCTTCTGTTTCAAGTTGTTCTAATTTTTGAATATCTTCTGTTGATCCCCCATCGTATAAAATAGCTCTTACTGATCTTATACATTCTTTATCAATTTCTTCTAATCTTTTATAAGCCTGATATGTTTCATTTTCTTTAATATCATTTTCTGTTGGAGAACCATAATCCTGAAGTATATCATCTTCCTCTCTATCTCCTTCAGTTCAAGATCTTTACCCATTTTCTTAGACTGATAAGATAAAGAAATTAATTCTGTTATATGAACATTCTGTTCTCCAATAGCCTGCCAGTATTTGGAATCAGGAGTAGGATGGACATCTTCATTAAGAACAGAAGCTTCCATCTCAAACTTGGATCTAAAAAGAGATCTTGTTCTAAATCTCTTTTCAAACTGATCCGAATGATCTTTGAGAAAAGTAAAATCTTCTGCAGAAAGAAGATTAGTGTCACCCAACACCTTAGGTATATCAAATTGATGTGTTGTTAAATCATTCTTACTCACACAACCTCCTAGTTTTTTGACTAATAATCTTAAACCCAGCTCGGGTTAGCTGACAGTAGAACGTTAGAAACTTCTGAAAAATCCTAGATACGATTTAAAGGGAAGATATATTGATATTTATTAGGATGGTTTATACAATAATCCCAAATATCATCAGGATTTGCTTGACCTGGATCACAACCAAAATGCAAACCAGCTTTACCATAAGAATGAGCAACAACCCAACTACATATAGGATATTTGTCATCATCAGTTAATCTTCTGAAAAAGTAATGACCACCAATAAAAAAGTCTCCAGCATGAGTTGCTATCTTCAACCAACCATAATTCCTACCTTCATAGTCTAAGGCTTTATTAACTATAATGGTTTTCTGTTCGTCATCAATTCCTATTGGTCTGAATATAGCTACTTCATCTTTCTTATTATGATACTGACTCCATAATGTATGATGTTCAACTTTCCATAAGGCTTCTATAACATTTGCAGTTTTAATTGTACCAGGTTCAGTAATAATACCGGTATGATTAACAATAGAGATTAGGTCACCTGGAGTTTTCTCACCTAACCTTATCAGTTTACTAAAGAGACCATTTCCACGAGTAAAAAAGATATCACAAGGCTGTAATGTAAAATCCTCATGAAGTACATATTTGCACATTACAGGATCATAGATAATCTGCATAACATTCTCCTAGAATATAACCAATGATAATGGGTTACCATATATGGCACTACCTGGTTTCATATATTCAAAAGGACCTGTTGATGGCAATGATCTTTGTGGTCTTCTATATCCTCGAATATCAGTTAATGGAATAGTAACACCAGAAAGTGAAGAAGATGCTACACCTTTGTCATAAGTATAACCATATGGATTTGGTAACCAATATCTATTATAATAGATACTACTAAAAGATTTTGACCATGACTTCGACTCATGAAGTACTTCCCAATTTACTGAAGTCATATTATAATGAGAATAACAATCATTAGCAGTTGAGACTACCTTTATACAATAAGTACCTGAATATTCATTTGAACTATCTCTAGTTAAGGTACCATTACCACAAGACCAGTTAGTTGAAACTTCACAAGTATTCCGATGAAGAAGATTACCAGCAAGATCATAAAATCTTATGTCATCAACATATACTGTTCTGCCTGTGGTATTGACATCAAAACGATAATACTGAATAGCACCCCAATTCATAGTACCTGAAGTCCATGTGGGACTACTAAAATCCAAAGTTATTTCTACATAACTAGTAGTATAAGAAAAATCCCACTTATAATAATTATAGCTTGTATCTATAACAAAAAATTCTCCATCATTAGTATAAGTACCAGCACCTTTTACCCAGAACTTTATACTACCTAAAGCACCTACTTCAGCAGAAGGAGATATATCAATTCTATTTATAACACTTGTACCTGTTATAGAATCATCAGTAGCACAATTCTCAAAATATCCAGCACCAGAATCATGGTCTGCTGTTGCATTATTGAAGATGTTACAGTTTATAAATCTTTTGTTTGCATAAGCACCACCACCCACACCAACATTAAATTTAGTTATATTGCAATTTACAAAGTCACAATTATTATAAAGAGTGTTGTTTGCAGAGATACCATCAGAAGCAAAATTTCCAACTATATTACAGTTATAAAAACACCATTTTAATCCTTGACCCGTGCTACCTCCAGATAATTCAATGCCACCATAATTAGATCTTACATAACAATTATAAAAATTTACATAGTCACCGTTATTATGACCTGAACCCCATCTTAGAGTATATACAGATCTTTTTGTATTATAAAGCTGAATACCATAGAAATTAACATGAAGAGCATAACCACTGCCTTTACCATTAGCAAAAGTTATGGCTACACCACTTACTTCTAATCTGTATCTTGATGAGCTATAATTCCCTTTGGGATAATCTGCACCAGATAATGCTATTATATCTATCTTATAAGAACCACATTGCCATCCAGTAAAAGTAACATCTGCAGTATCTGCACCTGCTGTACTCCAATTATGATTAACATCACCAGGGAGAATATGACATATTTCATCTTGAGTTAATGTACCATCACGAGCAGTCTCCCATGCTGACATGGATGTGTATGCTCTGCTACTGTACAATGCAGATTCTTCTGCAGATAATGTATATCCTGATGGATAAATACAAGAGTATATTGCCATAATTAATCCTCACTTGTGGGCCATGTAATTATTCTATTTCCTGTACTATCTTGATAAATTTTTAAAATTAAAGATTGACAACCATCAGGAGGCTGATGATCCGCTTGTCCCACTTGTTCCCGGTAAACCTGGAATTCCTGGTAAACCATTTTCACCATCAATACCTGATGATCCTGAAGTTCCGCTAGTTCCCGAAGTTCCCGATTCAAATTTATACCATTCTGAAGTTTTACCAAGATATAAATCATCGGTATTCTCTGTAAATATTAATCTTGATTTATCATTTTCATTATGATCTGGTAACTCAGGTACTTTTTCAATAATAATAGGACCTTCAAAAGTTTTTCCAAAATCTCTCATTTAAAGATTTAACTCCTAAATAAATAATTTATATTTTTATTAATTTGTTAAGATTTAAAGTTAAAAGAAAATTCAGTCAATTACCTCGACCACAAGGGCACGAGGTTTCCACTCAACGAATCTTATGAACATCATCATTAAGGACAGAAGATTCCATTTCAAATCTAGATCTAAACAAAGATCTAGTTGCAAATCTTTGTTCAAACTTATCAGCGTGTTTCTTAAGAAACTCAGCATCTTCTGGTTTTAATAAATTACTGGGTTTAAACAATTCTGATATACTAAAATCACCATCTTTTTTAACTAAATCATTAGATATGTATCCTCCAAAATTTATTTTCTTCTGATTTTAGAAGCTTAATCTTTAAAGATTTCACTATATTTTTGCCAATAAGATTTTTACCAAATTAACATAGATAAAGGATTTCCATAAATTCTATCTTCAAATGTATAATTTATATAATTTGAAAATTCTATCCAAGGATTACGTAGTTGATATCTTATATTTTCATATGGAGCAATATCATCTAATGAACTATCACCAAAATAATATCTAGTATATGCATCTTTACGTGGATTATTATCTGCAAAACAACCTATTTCAATAATTATTCTTCCTCTATGGGGTATATGGAATGTATTATAAGATATTTCTTCCCCTTGATTAGTAAATAATTTGCTATAAAATGTATTTGTAAAATCATTATCATCATAATTAAAATTTATTATGTCATTAACATGATTACCTAAATTATCACATATTCTTACAGATAAAGCTAAATAACTACGATCATATGATGAACTACTTACATAACAATCTACAACACCTTTTATTGTTCCTGAAGGCACTATTTGTTCAGGTAATTCTTGAGAAATAAATTGTTTAGCTAATCTAGATCCAATGGTAAAACTACCTTCAAAGAAAATTTTATTAGATTGTGATATAATACTATCTGTTTTAATAGGAGATAATATTCCTCTTGATGCATAAGAGTAATAATCCCACATATTTCCATATGCAGGAGAAATATTAGGAGTTCCTGATGATGGAAAATAAAATCTTTTATATTTTGCCATATTTAAAATCCTATACAAAAATATATATCATTTATTTTATGGTTCATCTCCAGATCCAATACTGGTTTGAGAAACTATAATTTGATCAAATATATAACCAATTCCTGGAGTGGTTCCCGAGTATAATCTTATTGTATCTATATTAGAGCTAGTAACCCCTTGTAAATATTCTGTTGTTACAGCAGCAGGTTTAACTGTTGAATCTTCTGTTCCAGAATTACCATTATCTATTTCTTGATCAAAATAAGCTAAGGCTTTAAAATTTTTTCCATATTCTTTCATTAGATTTTAACCTTTTATTATCAAAATTTATAAAGTTTTAACAAATAAATTATTTTGAGTTTCTTCATTACCATATTCTAATAATTGATCTAATAATGATAATGAAGAAACTTTTACCCAAGTAGATGATCTTACTATTTTAGATAATCTTACTTCATAAATAATACCATTAAATCCAGCTCTAAAATCTCCCGCACCCGTAAAAAAACATCCAATATGACTAGAACCATTATGTCTAATTGTATTTCCTGTAGCTACTTCATTTATATAAATTCCATCTGAATAAAGTTTTAATTTTTGAGCTGAATTATCAAAAACAGAAGCATGATGAAATTTAACATTAAAATCTTTAGGAGAATTATCTGTTACAGAATATTGTACAATAGATGGATTCATAGTAACAATTGCTGAAGCTAATAACATACCTGGGTCCTGTATGTAACTACGAAATCCCCAAGAACCACCATAATCATCCCCCTTCATAAACATACATTGAATAGTATCTATTCCAGCTGAGGAGACTTTTGCAACAGTTTCTAATGTTTGACTTCCTGTTTCTTGAAAAACTTCAACATCTGAAAATTTAATATAATCATCACCATCAAATTGTAAACCAGGTTTAATATTTAAAGAACCATTATTAAATCCAACAGCTAATAAATTATCCGTTTCTTTTGAATTTAAAATTCCTCCCCATTTAAAATTTCCTGAAGGATTATAAAGAGCAATACCATCATTAGCAGTTGATGTAAATTTAATACTATAATTTCCTTCATATTTATTTGAACTATTTCTAGCTATAGTACCATTAGATGCGTACCAAGAATTTGTTGATTCACAACTATTAGTGTGAATATAATTACCATTAAAATTAAAAACTCTTATATTATCAATATAAACTGTTCTCCCAGATGTATTTAAATCAAATCTATAATAATCAATATTAGCCCAATCCAATTCACCATTTTTAGAATAAGGATTTCTTAAATCTACAACTATTTCTTGCCAATATGTTGTATAAGAATATTTCCAATTCCACCAATTACCTTTATCGTCAAAAATATACAATTCTCCATCTTGACCATAATCACCTTCACCTAAAACATTAAAACGAAATTGGCTAGCTTGTTGAGACATGCATCCGTGAAATACACCAATATAATTATCATCCCATACTAAGGAAGCACTATAAGAAGTAATTATTCCTGTTCTTAATCCATTTGAAGTTTTTTTATAATCATAATAACAATAAATATAATTAGGTTGATTACCTTTCAAAGTCCAATTTTTATGAGAAATATGATAAATAGCTTGTTTATTTACAGAATCAAATAATTCACACTCAGCGTTTAATACAGAAATTCCATCTCCTGTTGTAAAAGCAATTTTATTATATAAAGAATTATGTGTTAATTCTTGAAAAAATTCTTCTCCAATATTATTTTCATTAAGAAAAACAGTAACAGGAAACCAAGTAAGATCAGAATCTATTTTATCTGAACTAATTGATAATCTTATTCTTTTCCTCCATCCAGGTAACCAACTAATATTGGTTTGATGTTCAAAAGGCCCAATACAAGGATTAAGTCTTTTCGGAATTGTATTTCTTAAATAATCTATTGATGTATTAGAACAATCTATCATATTTTGACAAGAAAATGTTCCTGCATCAAATAATGGAACAAATTCATTTTTAAGTCTATAATCTCCATTTATATAATCTTTAAAAGTTTTATTCCATACAGAAGAATTTCCTAAAATTACTATAAATGGACAATCAATACTTTTATCAGCAGCACAGTTCTCATAAATTCCCCTATAAGTATCGTTAGTATTATTAAAATAAACATTATTTAAATTATAATTTTTAGAATAACTATTATAATAAACTGCATATGTTGTCCATCCTGTAAATAAACAATTTACAACATGTGAATAAATTTTTTCTCCATTATTTATATAACCATATGTTCCAATTCCATTTCCCTCAAAAATACATGAGTATAAACCAAGCCAAATATATGAGTTTGCATGATATATACCAGAATAAGCATTATTTTGTCTTATTCTACAAGAAAAAAATCTTATAAAACTCATATTTGCACTATTATATAAATAAATTAAATTAGCATTATATCCTTGTGCTTGTTCAATTTGGATGCCAACAAATCTTATATCTAAAAGTCCTGAATTATTAATATAAAAACTTCTAGTTGATGTTGCTGTTCCACTGAAAACATATTTTGATTCATCCCATAAAGGAGAAGGGTTATCAACGGTTGAAATCAAAATATATTTACTGTTTACAGTACAAATCCATCCTGAAAATGTAACATTATTTGTATCTTTACCTGCTGTGCCCCAATTATTATTTACATCTCCAGGTAAGATATTACAATATAATATATCACTAAGATTAGTATTTTCAACTGCTTCCCAAGCAGACATTGATGTATAACACTTTAATCCATATAAAGTCTGTTCTTCTGAATTAAGAGTATAACCTGATGGATAAATACATGAATAAATAGCCAAATTTTTAATCCTCTATTTTTGAAACATTAAATTCTTTTTGATTTAATTCTTTAATATTATTTTTACTATTTCTAATAATATTAAGTTTAATATTTTTATCTTTAGAATTTTTTAATAATTCTATTTCTTCTTTTTTAAGATTTATCAAACTTCTTTTATATTTTGGCATATTGATAATTTCAATTTTCTTTCCATTATCATTTAATAATAAAATCTCTTTTGATTTGTTAATATCTTTAATATTCTTTATGAATTTACCATCTTCAGCTTCATAAATTTTTTCAATATCTATTTTTAATGTTTCTCTTATTTCATCAACACTAATATCAGATATATCAATTATATCAAAGAATAATTTTTCAGATTCTGAAAATATGTGATTATCTGGATATTCTCCAACAATATCACCTATATTATTAATTTCAGGTTTCCAAGATTTTGAATTAATACATAAGAGTTTAGACATATTTTAATTTCTCCTTTTTACTTCAAATCTAATGATGCACAAGCTATATAATTAGTACCATCATATAAAAATGTAACAATATCAAAACTATTGGCTGAAGTTGTCAACAATGGCTCAATACCTCCTGGCCATAAAACACTTGTGGGCCATGTAATTATTCTATTTCCTGTACTATCTTGATAAATTTTTAAAATTAAAGATTGACAACCATCAGGAGGTAACATTGTAACTGTAATATTATCTCCACCTAAGATTAATTTTTGTAATCTTGAGATAGACCAATCAATTTCAATAGAAGTTGTTTGTGTACCTAAATCTTCTTCAATCATTATAGGAGATGCACCTCCCCCACCACCTCCTGATGCTATTGTTGCATATCCATTAACTCCTGTTGAAAAAGTAATTGTTAAATTATTTGAATCAACAGCAGTTATTGATTCGGGATATATTATTTCATCATTATTATCATATACTTCAACAATAACATATTTATCATTTAAATTATGATTTATAGACCAAGTTGTGTTTGCTGTTTCTTGTGTAAATAAATATTTATCTCCTGGTTCAGGAGAAGTTCCTGATGTACCTGAAGTTCCTGAAGTTCCTATACCCGAAGTTCCACTTGTCCCAGAAGTTCCACTGGTTCCTGAAGTTCCTGAAGTTCCTATACCCGAAGTTCCACTTGTCCCAGAAGTTCCACTGGTTCCTGAAGTTCCTGATGTTCCTGTTCCAGATGTACCAGAGGAACCACTTGTTCCTGATGTACCTGGACCTACAAGAGGAGCACCATAATAATATGTTCCATCATAAAGGAATACTATAACAGTAGTAGCATTAGGATCTGGATCAATAGTTGGTGCAGTACCACTCCATTCAACAGAAAGTGGCCATGTAATAATATACCCACCAGTACCATTTTGTGTTACTTTCAATATTAGTGATACAGATGGAGATGGTGCAGTAAAGGATATAGAACAATTAGCAGTAAGTATTACTTCTTGAAGTCGTCCATGAGTATTCCAATCAATAGTTATTGAAGATCCACTATTACCATTGTCATATTCAGTTAATGCAAGAGTACCACTTGTACCTGAAGTTCCTGAAGTTCCTATACCCGAAGTTCCACTTGTCCCAGAAGTTCCTGAGGTTCCTGAAGTTCCTGATATTCCTATACCCGAAGTTCCACTTGTCCCAGAAGTTCCTGAGGTTCCTGAAGTACCAGTTAGACCAGAACTTCCACTTGATCCTGAAGAACCACTTGTTCCAGAGGTTCCACTTGTCCCAGAAGTTCCTGAAGTTCCTGATTCACCGCTTCCACCTCCTGTTCCCCAAACATGACCAAAATAGTTAGTCCCATTAAAATAAAATAAAATTATATTTTCAGCATCTTCTCCAAAAGTAGGAGTTTCTCCTGTCCAAGTGACATTATTAAATGTTGCATTAAATGTACCAGTTGTTAATCTTAATAAATAATATCCAACACCTTGAGGATTTGAAAATGTTATTGTACAAGCCTCAGATAATAATAATCTTTGAACTTGACCATTTGACCAATCAATTGTTATTGTTGATGTTGAACTGCCATTATTATATTCAGAATTATATGTTAAAGCTAATAAATGAGAAATATCATGTTGATTTGCATTTAATGTTTGAGAAAGATTATGATCAAATAAACCACTTGTTCCTGAAGTTCCAGGACTTGTCATTGGTGCAGCAAAATAATCTGTTCCATCATAAAGAAATACAATAATATTTGTACTATTCGCAGTTTTATTATCAATTATTGCTCCAGGCCAAATAACATTATCCGGCCATGAAATATCCCATCCTCCTGTTGAATCTTGTATTACTTTTAATAATATTGTCATTCCTTTAGAGGGATTTGAAAATGTTATTTGACAATGAGCAGTTAATGTAATTTCTTGTAATCTTGATATTGTCCAATCTATATTTTTTAAAGATCCTGAGTTTCCTAAATCATATTCATCTAATTCTAAATATGAAGAAGTTCCTGAAGTTCCACTAATTCCAGAAGTTCCTGAAGTTCCACTTGTTCCTGAAAATCCTGAGGTTCCTGATGTTCCTGATGTTGTTGAAGCTCCTATTATAAATATTTCCCAATATGTTTCCCAATTAATTCCTTCTCCGGGTTTATTATTTTCATCTGAATTATTATTTTCAATACATAAATATATAATATTTCCTATTTCACATATATCGTTTACATAATAATCTTGAGATAAAGACCAAGATCCCCTCCAAATAAAACCTTGGCCAGAAGTACCTGATGTCCCAGAAATACCACTTGTTCCAGATGTTCCTGAAGAACCGTCTATTCCTGACGAACCTGAAGAGCCACTTGTTCCGCTAGATCCCGAAGTACCTCCTTCAACAACAATTGACCATTTTAATGGACTATTTGTGGGATCATCACCTTGACTTCCCAATTCATCAATACAAAGATAAGATGCTCCTAATCTAAAAACAGCATCATAATAATTATAAGTAATTAATTCACTCCATTCACCTTTCCAATTCATTGTTAAGCCATCTTGACCAGAAGTCCCCGAAGATCCGCTTGTCCCTGATATACCATTTATTCCTGAAGAACCACTTGTACCAGAAGAGCCAGATGTTCCTGAACTACCTGAAGATCCGCTTCCTCCATGAACAAATAATTCCCAACATGTTTCCCAGTTAATTCCTTCTCCTGGCTCTGTTTCTAAAGACGATGTATGATCTTCAATGGAAACATAAGTATTTCCATTATTTTCAACAATTTCATTTATATAATAATTTTTTAGATTTAACCAAGATCCCCTCCAAATAAAACTATATCCTGAAGAACCAGAGGTTCCTGAAGAACCAGAGGTTCCTGAAATACCATTAATACCACTTGTTCCGCTAGAGCCAGAAGAACCTGAATTTCCAGAGCTACCTGAAGATCCGCTTGTCCCATTTATCCCGGAGGTTCCACTTGACCCTGAAGTTCCGCTAGATCCAACGCCACCTTGAGTAAAGATATCCCAATTACCCCCCCAATTTTCTCCTATACCTGGCTGAGTAATATATTGGGAAGTATGATTTACTTTACAAATATATGTATTATATTCGGTTTTAGTAATATCATTTTTATAATATAAAATACCTGAAGACCATCCACCTTTCCAAATAAAACTATCTCCTGAAGATCCAGAGGTTCCTGAAGTTCCATCAATACCACTTGAGCCAGAAGTTCCTGAAGAACCTGAGGTTCCTGAAGTTCCACTTGAACCGCTAGAGCCTGAAATACCATTAATTCCTGAGGTTCCACTTGTTCCTGATGTGCCATTTTCTCCATTAATCCCAGAAGTTCCTGAGGTTCCACTTGAGCCAGAAGTTCCGCTTGTCCCAGAGGTTCCTGAGTTACCAGATGATCCTGAGGTTCCGCTTGTACCAGAGGTTCCTGAAATACCACTTATTCCGGATGTTCCGCTTGTACCAGAGGTTCCTGAAAAACCACTTATTCCGGATGTTCCGCTTGTCCCAGAGGTTCCTGAAATACCACTTGAGCCAGAAG